GTCGTAGTCGTAGTCGTCGTAATCTTCGTCCTCGTCGTAGTCGTCGTAGTCGTCGTAATCGTCGTCCTCGTCGTAATCTTCGTCCTCGTTCTCGTCGTAGTCCTCTTCCTTCTCGTCGTCACGGCGCACGTTGGCGAAGAGGCATGTCTCCATCCTGTCCGTCTGCTCCGGCAGGCGGTAGGTGACGTTGCGGTTCCTGGTCATGAGCATGTTATCCTTTGTCACAGGGTCATTCTGGTCCTTTGTCCTTTTTTTCTTCCTTCGCTTCCGGCGCCGGCTGCGTGCCGTCCTGCTGGCGCAGCACGTTACCGAGCCGTTTTTCCACGTCGGTGGTGTTGCCGTGCTGGAGCGGCAGGGCCTTGAGCTGACCCATGAGTTCCACCAGGTTGTCCCGGATGACTTCTTCGACCTCTCTGGCCTTGTCCTGCTGGACCTTGCGGACCGTGTGGAACAGTTCCTGGTCGCTGGACCAGTCATGGTTGACTTGGTGGCTGAAGTCCGCGTCCAGGGCCAGTCGCAGGATGTCGGGCGGGCGCACGAACCCTTCTTCCTTCAGGACGATGCCAAGGTAACGGCGCACGTCGTCCGTGAACGGCTCCTGGTCGTCCTCGTCCGGTGGGTGGAGCAGGAGGGCCTCGGTGATGCCCCAGGCGCATTCCAGGCTGTCAGCCGGGTCGAACTCCTCCGGGTCGCACTCGGAGCCGGACAGGACGTTGCACAGCTGCACGAAGCGCGTCACTTCCTTGAAGAACAGATCGGTCGTTACGATGGTGACGGCGGCGCACAGCTTGTCAAGGTTGACCGGAGGCATCTGGGTATTCCAGGTGTCTTCCACCTCCAGCCGCAGAGTGGTCGGTGTCCAGTTCAGGCACTCGGTCCCCAGCTGGTCCAGGACTAGTACCAGAAGGGTCGTGGCGTAGCTGCTGTCGTCGGTCAGTATCCTCCTGGCTATGCTCCGCGACGGGTAGGGCAGGTTCCTGCCCCTGCTGGTCTCTTTTTCTTGCATCCCTGCCTCCTTGTTGCTGGGGGAAGCGGCGTTCCAGCCACTCCTGTTTCTGGGCGAACAGGGCGAACACGTCCAAGGCGATATGGGTCACGGCGGGACGTGGCAGCTGGTCCACGTCCTCGTCCTGCACCAGGTCGTACCACTTCCTGGCTCCAGGCCAGACGGCGAAGCGGCGGTCGCTGATGTTGACCGTGAAGATGGGCACATGGTCGTGGCTCCTGGAGCCTCGGAAGTTCTGTTCCAGCCAGCTGGAGAACGTGCCCAGGTCGCTGTCGATCCTGGCCAGCAGCCTCTCCCGCTTCGCCTCGGTTACGAATCTGAGGTGAACGAGCCACTCATAGAGGTACAGGCGCAGCTGCTGGTGGACCGTCAGCTTGCCTGCACGCTGCTCCGCCGTGCGCAGGCCCAGCACGGTGCGTATCAGGTACGCGAACTGGGCAGGTGTCAGGATCGGCATGACCGCGCGTGCCTGCACCAGCGTCGGCTCGATCACCTGTTCCATCCCGGTGTCCTGTGCGGCTGCAACCCTCGGGGTGTCATTCCTGGCTCTTCTCCTCTGCGGCAGAGGGCTGCTGAGCCAGAACCCTCAATCGCTCCTCTTCCTTGGCTTGGCGGAACGCTTCACGGGCTTCAGCCCGGGTCCAGTGTCCGCTTGTTCCGCTGGCGGAGACACACAGCCATTTGTGCTGATACCCTACCGGCGAGCGGTAGACTCCAGGCTTCCATCCGAACCTACGTAAATCCGGATAGCCATAGCCACCACCCATTTGGTCCCCTCCTTTCGATCATACATTTGTGTGGTTAGCGACAGAAGATGTAGGAGCTTCTGCCGCTAATTTTTTCTGCTGTCTTCCAGAAGAGCACGGGCATGCCTTCTGTCTTGTGGCGGCTAATAACTGCCGATCTTCTTCATGGCCTCGACGGCGGCCTGTCGTACTCTTTCGTTTTGGTCCAGCCGATACCTGTTCAAGGCGGGCACCGCGTCCTTGCCGTCCGGGCCGAACTTGCCGATGGCCTTGCACACCTGCTCTCGGATCATCTGGTTTTCGAGTGCCTTGATGAGAACGGGCAACAGGGCCTTACGCTTAGAGGGAAACTCCTCTGCGATCTCTCCAAGGACCTCGGTTGCTGCAGCCATCCTGGCCACGGAGAGGTAATCTAAACTCTGATTCGGGTCAGACGCGAGCAACTTGACCATCATGGCAACCGTTTCGTCGTCGTCTGGTGAAATGGCACCAAGGGCCTTGACAAAGACCACCACGCTGACGGTCGTCTCGCCAACCAGGCAGCGTTGCAGCACCACTCGCAGAAGCGGGGCGAGTGATCGAGCACTTCTCCTCATCTTTCCGACTTTGTCAACCAACTCAAACAATTCACTTGGATGGTCGATTGCCAGGCTGATCGCGTACTTGTACAGGTCTGGGCGAACCTGCTCCAATGCCTCGGCGGCCGCCTGCAAGACCTCCTTGTTATTACTCGTCATCGCCTCGCACAGGGCATAGGCAGACTCCTCTTCCTTGAACTTTGCCAATTCCTTGGCGGCGGCGATCTTCTCGGCGTCCGTACCTTCGCGCAGCTTTTTGCGCGCAAGTTCCGAGGCGGGAACTAGCTTGGCCGGCTCCTTGGGCTCGGGAGATGGGTCCGCTCCATTCCTCGACCCCGAATCGGTGTTCGTGAGAGGTTTCTTTGTCGTCGAGGGCCACTTTGCTGATTGCCCACCGAGCTTAATAAAAACGGCTGCTGTACCTACTCCAACGCACAGCCCGAGCACTACGCCGAGCAGCAGGGCGGGAATGCGGCTCTTGCTACGGGCAGTTGCCGGCGGCACCGTTGACTTCGACGGCCTCGGCACCACGATGGTCCTTTTGCAGTACGGGCATTTGCCTTGCCTGCCGGCGGCGGCAGCGTTGATACTCAGACGAGCTTTGCACGTCGGACAGCTGAAGGTGATGGTCATGGTGTGAACTCCGTAAATGGGTGACGTCAACCTGACGCACGCGCGTCAATCAGGTTTCCAGAGCGGCCGTCAGTCAGTTGCTCTCGACTTTGGCGCACAAGGACAAAGAATCTGGCTGCCCAGAAGGGGATGGGGTTGCGGTCCAGTTCTTCGGCCAGCTGGAGGTCGTGCTGCTCCCACCACTTCATGGCAGCGTCGGCCTCAGCGAAGAACGGTCGGCCGAATGGGGTCAGCTCCAGCTCTCTTCGTACTTGCTCGAACAGGACGGGATCCTGCAGGCAGCGCCACAGGTTGGTGAGCTGAAGGTCAATGTCATTGACTACTTCGCTCACCCCCTGGTAATTCCAGCTCCACAGTTCGCTGAGGGCACCGCCGTAGGGGATGCCTCGAAAGGTGTGTTGAGGAGCAAGTCGGTGGATATGGGGTGCCAGATAGGTCTTGCCACCAAACCACTTCAACGGAGGTTTCGGGAAGACCTCTCGGTTTGACGATGTCAGGGCGGGTTCAGACATCGAAGACTAGCTCTGCTCAATCCGATGGTCCTTTTGCTGGTGTCTCGGCTCCCATGCGCCCCTACATCAGGCTGGCGCAGACTGGGACGTCGATCCGGTAGCGCTTGGGCTGCATGCGGGGGTGTCCCGCTGGCAGGGGCTGCCCCTGTTCGTCGTGGATATTCTCGAACGACATCCCCTCGGAGTTGACCGGGTAAGGTCCGATGACGTTGCCGTTGATCCGTGGCGGCACCACGCCCGCGGACTGGGCGTAAACGATGGCCAGGCGGCGGGCTTCGGCGGAATCCAGCTCCGTGAAGGCGGCGGTGAACGGCGGACCGGAGCAATCTGACTCGATGACGACCACGCCTTTGGAACGGTCGGGTGCAAACTGGCAGGCACTTTCCACGACGAGCAGCATGATGGGATTCCTCCTCGATAGGTAAGGAAAAGCGAATATCTAAGTTTTCCGCCCTGGTAGTTTACCAGGGATATAGCCGCGGGACCACATGTGTTAATTCTATCCCCTTCGCTTCTGCGAAGAGGATGAACAACACATGCGGTCCCGCGGCTAGCGGGCCACACGTTCCTGGCCAACGGCTATGTGCCGTGGGCAAATTATTTGACGCAAATAAGGCAGAAATTTAGGTACCCGTCCTGGGGGTGACGTCTGGGATGGGGTGCTGGGTGCGTGGCCTGTCAGAAGGTGAGCTGGACGATCTTGCCGCTGTTGTTGCGGAACGTGACCCGTGCCTGCTCCGCGTGCAGCAGCTCCTTCAACCGGCGTTTGCGGTCGCTGGCCATGCCGGCGATGGTCTGCTTGGCGGAAGCGAAGATGTTGGCCTTTTCCTGGGCTGCGCGGCCGCAGGAACCGCAGCCTCCCTGTCGGCTGCCTCCGCCGCGCACCACTCGTCCGAGGGGGGCCAGGAAGGGGAACTCCTTCACGATTGCGTCGTTCAGAGCCATGCTGGCCAGGGTGCTGTCCTCCAGTACGACCAGCTTGCGTCGTGCGTTCTCTGCCATCTCGGTGCTCCCTATGTGCTGAGGCTTCCGGATGAGCCGCCTTCCGGCTCCGCTGGCGGCGGCGCTCCGACCCATACCTCCTCGGTTGGGACCAGCTGTTCCATGCGGTCCAGGGCCAGCAACAGGTGGTTGACCTCCTCTTGGATCAGGAGCCAGACCTTGCGTGCCTGCTCGACCTGGCGCAGGTCGATCTCAAAGGCTGCGGACCGGAAGATGGGGAAGGCCGTGCTGTGGTCCGGCGCGTGGGCCGGGTACTCGCTCATGTCCGCGGGGCTGGCCACGCCCAGAAACTCGTCCACGACTTCGTGCGTGTGTGGGTTGAGAGGATGGCGCAAAAAGAGGAAGACGTTCGGGTCGGTGCCCGTGTGCAAGGGGTCACTGGCCTCCACGCGCAGGCGGTAGGCTCCTAGCCAGAGGTAGTTGACGTTGGTGATCTCGAACTTTTTGAGCAGGAGCCGGCGTCGTGCCATCCCTGGTCTCCGGCCTACAGACTGAGTGAAAGGATCTTGCCGTCCTCGGACCTATAGTACAGCACGAGCGGGCGCGGGCGGTAGCCACGTTTGGCAGCGACCAGGTTGGCCAGGGGCTCCAGGTTGCCGCCGCTGGCCTGGAAGGAGGCTAGACGGCGGCCCAGCTCGCTCAGGACGGGCGACATGGTATGGCTGACGGAGCCGCAGCGGTAGCAGGCGCTGGCAGGGGCGCGCACGGTTTGGTTGACCACAGCCATGTAGGCGTCCCGGCACGACTGCTCCCAATCGGAGAAGCCGGCGGGCAGGGTGGAGAAGAATGCTGGGTCTGCGGCCAGCTGGAACAGAGCAATGGCGTCAAGGACCAGGGGAGGTCCGTCCTTCATGGTATCTCCCCCCAGGGGAACTTCTTGCCGGGGCCCACCTGGGAAGTGCCGCGCGGCGGCGCGTCGGACCAGGCGACCGGCCACTTCTTGCTGCTGAAGTCCGCCAGCTTGAAGCCAGCCTGGTGGACCTGGGCGCCGATGCAGATGTCGCCTCCGTTGTGGACCAGGCGCTGGTCGGGGATGTGAGCGGCGCGGATGGCCTCGGTGGCCAGGGCCCAGAAGCTGCCCGTGGCGAACACGATCTGGCTGCCGTTGGGCGCCAGGCGCGTCCCCCGCTCCATGTGGAGCCAGCGTTGTCGCCACCAGGGAGCCTGCTGGAACCACTTCTCGGGATGGTAGCCGCGTTTCCGGAAGTACATCAGGTCGTGGACGTAGCGTGGCCCGTACAGCCGGCAGCCGTGTGGGTGGCCCTGGACGATGCGCTCGGCCAGCAGGTCGAGCCAGTCGCTGGACACGACATGGCTGTCGTCGTCGAACCAGATGACGTAGGAGGTGGTGATGGGACAGGTATCGTCCCAGAACATTTCGCGCATGGCCGGGTACTTCTTGCGCGCCTGGGGGTCATTGGGGTCGGACCAGTCCGGGTAGATCCTGGTGATGGTGGCCGGGGTGAAGCCGTTCAGGTAGTCCCAGGTGCGCCGGCTGACCTGGTTGGCTGCCACGCGAATGTCCAGTCTGCCTGGCGGCGTGTGGTCCAGGATGGAACCGAGGCAGCGCTGGGCCAGCGCCGGGTAGTCGCCGTACAGCAGGATGCAGACGGTGAACTTGCCGCCGATGAATGGGTGGTCTAGCAGGGAAGTCTTGCCCGGAGGACGGGGCGGCGGCTGCTGGAACTCCTTCGGCAGGGGCGGCGACCAGGCGGCGGGTGCTGGCTGACGTGGCGTCTCTTCCGCCGAACGGTCGGTCGCTGGTGCCGGCGCGGCGGCGCTGCCGTCTCCCTCCCCCTGGCGTGCGGTCGGCGACGGGTCCGGCGTCGGTGGCGCATCGGTGACGCGGCGGTAGGTGCCCCGCGGCGGCGCGATGGGGGGCAGGATGCCTTTTTCGTAGTAGTTCATGACGGCCTCGACCACATGGTCCACGGTAATCATGGCCAGGCATTCCGGCACGGACTGGGGCAGGTCGCGCACGGGCCTGCGGCACAGGGAGTTCATCTTGCGGGCGTTGCTGTAGTCGGCCTGCTCGATGGGCACGACCCGGTCTTTCCAGCACCCCCGGGTCAAGTTGCCGACGCCGCAGTCGAGCAGGCCGAGCGTGTGCAGGAAGGTGTGCTCTACCTTGACGGGGGCGCACTGGTCGCCGAAGGCGGTGGGGTAGTAGCAGTTGGTGTAGGCTTCCCACCAGGGTTCTTCCCGCCCTCCCGCCACGACCACGCACGGCTTGTCGAACACGGCTGCGATATGCATGGCGGCGGTGACGCCGCAGAGGACGCCGTCCGCGTGGTAGATGAGGCGGAAGAAGTCGCGCTCGTTGTTGGTCTTGCCGACCATGCTGGTACAGTTGTGCAGCCGCGGGTGGAAGTGCCGGTGGAAGTCGCCGCCGGCCTGGACGCAGCGGATGCCCTGGTCCGCCAGCGTGTCGATGACTTCCTGCCAGCGCTGGGCATACCAGACCTTGGCCGTCATGTCCATCTTGCCGCCGGCGACCACGACCCAGTAGCGGTGGTCAAGGATGGGTTCCTTTTCTGCCGGACTGAGGTGGATGTCCCCTTTGGGCTCCGTGACGGGCACCTTGATGCCGACTTTGCGCTCGAAGTCCCGGTGGAACCAGCTGAGGAAGTGGACCTTGAGGCCGCTGCCGGCGGCGCGGATCCCGTCCAGGTACTCCAGGTTGACCAGCTGGCCGCTGGCGCCGTCCGGCAGGGGCTGGCAGTATGGATTGTTGCGCCAGAAGACGTTCCGGTAATGCCCCGAGCAGTAGACCTGGTACTTCCCCGGATAGGCCCGGGCGATGTCGCGTACCAGGGCAGACAGGCAGACCGTGTCCCCCAGTGCCCAGCGGTTGTGCAGGATCAGGGTCGGCTTGCTCGGCGGCATCCGTGGTCCATCTCCCCGTCGGTGCTGCTGCCTGCCTGGCCGGTCAGATGAACTTGGGGCCTGGCCAGTAAGAGTTCTCCTCCTTGAGGGCGCACAGGTCGGCGTCCACGTAGGGGATCAGGTGCATGTGGTGCCAGGCGGAGGGGTAGCCGTTGGACAGACGCACGGCCTGGAAGCGGCAGCGGATCTCCGGCACGTACTTGGCGAAGTTGCGGTCGGTCACGTACCAGAAGTTGTTGCTGGACCAGAAGCTCACGTGCGTTGGGTCCTGGTAGGCTCCGCGGCCGCAGCGGCCGCTGTCGTCGCAGACGGCTGGCGTGTGCGTGAGCAGGAAGCCTCCAGGCACCAGCAGGTCGTACAGGTGGTTCATGAGCCAGGGCACCCGGTTGGCGGGGATGTGCTCCAGGAAATCGAAGGCGCGGAAGCAGCCTACGGAGTTGGGCTTCAGGTAAGGGAAGAGTCCTTCGGGCTGGAGGACGTCGCACTGGATGCCCAGGGGGTGCTTCTTGACCGCGGGGTCGATGTCGATGGGGATGTAGCCGTCCGGGCAGTTGTGCGCGCCGCCCAGGTCGTACATGGGCAGCTTCTCCCGCCGGCACCACTCCCGAACAAGGTCGTGCAACCAGCGGTCGCGGTGCTCGCGCGACCGGCGCTGGATCTCTTCCACGCGGACCTGGCACGTGGTCTGGCCATTCTGCCGGTGGAAGTAAAGCGGACGGTGGATATGCTCGAAGTGGATACCCTTGAGGTAGGTGCGGATGAGCAGTTCGTGGTCGTCCGCCACCGGCAGGTCCGGGTTATGCCCGCCGACCAGGCGGTACGCCTCCCGGCTCCAGACACGCACATGGTCTGGCGCGTACAGGATCTCACACAGGGAGCGTGGACCGATGGGATGGTGCTCGTTGACCTTGTAGTCGCGTCCCTTGTAGCTCCAGTCAAACTGGCGCCAGCCCCAGGCAGGCGAGTAGCACTGGCTCTCGTGCTTCATGTTGCAGCTGACATCGTCCGACCAGATGAAGCACAACCTGGGGCAGCGCTGGGCCGCCGCCACGACCTCCTCCAGGCAGTCATGTGTTATCAGGTCGTCGTGGTCGTACTCTAGCAGCAGGTCGCCGACTGCGTGGTCGCAGGCGAAACGCTTGAGCGCACCGATGTTGGTCGCGTTGGAGCGCAGCAGGCGGACCCTGCCGTCTCCCTGAGTGATGTGTTCTACCGTCGTGGCGACCAGGTCGCTCTGGTCGCCGTTGGCGACGACGACCCATTCCCAGTCCTGGTATGTCTGTTCCTGCAAGCAGGCCCACACGTCTGGCAGCCATGCGGGATTGTGGCTGGGAGTGAATACACTGACTAACATCAGCTGCTCTCTCTCCAGGAGTTCCAGAAACGCTGGTTCCGTTCCATGTCTGCGCGGGTGTGGCGGCGGAAGCGCCAGGTGTGGCCCTTGCGGACACCCGACAGCCGGACGGTCACGCAGTCCACTTCTCTGTCTGTCTGGACAACTAGTTCGTTGCCCTCTACGCGCGCTGCCACCAGGGCCAGGTGGCTGGGCACGGCGCCGACGGCCACGATGCTACCTTCTTCGCAAACGTCAAGGAAGATCGGGTCGATGCGTTGTCTCCACTGGAACGTTCTGCCAGAGGTGCTGCCTGGACGTGCCGTTACTACATGGACGACGTCCTCGAAGCGGACTTCCGGCATTTCCACACAGGCGAGAGCGACGAACTCTGGCTCGTCCCAGCCGTTCCTTCTACTGTACGGGACGATGGCTGTCTTTTCTCCAGCTGGGCCCTGGTACCCCTGGTGCCCCTGGTACCCCTGGTACCCCTGTTCCCCCTGATACCCCTGTTCCCCCTGGTACCCCTGGTACCCCTGGTACCCCTGTTCCCCCTGGTACCCCTGGTACCCCTGTGGACCTCCAGGGTCTCCCTGGTCTCCCTGATGACCTTGACTGCCCTGGTATCCCTGGTATCCCTGGTCTCCCTGGTCTCCCTGGTCTCCCTGATGACCTTGACTGCCCTGGTATCCCTGATGACCTTGACTGCCCTGGTATCCCTGATGACCTTGACTGCCCTGGTCTCCCTGGTATCCCTGGTTCCCCTGTTCCCCCTGTTCCCCCTGTTCCCCCTGGTACCCCTGGTGCCCCTGTTCCCCCTGTTCCCCCTGGTGCCCCTGGTACCCCTGGTGCCCCTGGTACCCCTGGTGCCCCTGGTACCCCTGGTCTCCCTGTGGACCCTGGTCTCCATCTGGCCCAGGGTCTCCCTGTGGACCCTGGTCTCCATCTGGCCCAGGGTCTCCCTGTGGACCCTGGTCTCCATCTGGCCCAGGGTCTCCCTGTGGACCCTGGTCTCCCTGTGGACCCTGGTCTCCATCTGGCCCAGGGTCTCCCTGTGGACCCTGGTATCCCTGTGGACCAGGGTCTCCCTGTGGACCCTGGTATCCCTGTGGACCAGGGTCTCCCTGTGGACCCTGGTATCCCTGATAACCCTGGCTGCCCTGTCCGCCGCAGCGCGGCACTTGCAGGTCAATCGACAGTTCCCAGTCGCAGTCGGTTGCGTCCCGTACCTGACTGAAGCCGTAGACAAGGAAGCCGACGTCGCCGCAAGTGACTTCGCGGATGTCCAGGAACGGGTTCAGCTTGATGCAGGGGGCAACGGCGCCGATGTCCAGGCGCCAGATGCACTGGTCTGCCGGCCCGATCCGCTCGAACAGCCAGCTGATCGTCCCTGGGCCTGGTCTGGGACGTGGCCAGACGAAGCGGGGGTTGGCCGCGGCACGGAGTTCCGGACACGGTGCCCGGCTGTTGATCTCCAGGAACCAGTTGAAGCCGACGCGGTAGAAGTACCAGTGCGTGTAGCCACCCGCTCGGCCGAACCGGATCGGCGTGTAGCGTCCTGGCCTGCGCGGCAGGACTTCCGGGCAGTTGACCCGCAGCTGCGTGATGTCCACGTGGTACTGGCAGCCGGCGAGCCTGGCCACGCGCCAGCGGATGAAGCTGCCCGTGCCAGGGTCCACCCGTGTCTGCTCCAACCTGGGGCTGATCCGCGGGCAGGGCACGTCCAGGTAGATGTCCAGCTCGAAGTTGCACGACGGCTTCTTGGCGACGACGAAGGTTAGCTGGCCGGCGCCGAACGGGACCGGCTTCGTCTTGAACGAGCTGGGCGCGATGCGCGGGCAGTGGTACTCGCCGCTGATGTCCAGCTCGAAGGTGCAGCCGATCTTTTTGAAGCGGAAGGACAGCCGCGGCTCCCGGTTGGTGATCTCACGCAGCTTGGTTGTCCGCGTGGTCAGAGGCTGGATGGCAGGACACGGCGACGTGACGTCGATGTCCAGCTCGAACTCGCACTCACCTGGCTTCTTTCTCTTGAACTCGTAGTTCAGCCGGCCGGTGGCTCTGTCGAAGCGGACGATCTTGGTTTCCCGGCGGCGTGGCTCCACCTTGGGGCAGGGAGCCAGGACATGGATGTCCAGGTCGAAGGAGCACCCTACCTTGAAGAAGTAGAACCAGAGCCTGCCCACCGGCTTGTCGCTCAGGAACCGGACGTACCGGCTACGGCCGGGCGGCAGAGGACGCACCTCCGGGCACGGCACGGAGACCTGGATGTCCAGGTCGTAGTCGCAGTTCGGCAGCTTCACGAAGCCGAAGCGGAGCGTACCGAGGCGGTTCCGGGAGAACGGCACTTCCCGGAAGCGAGAGGTCGGCTTGATCTTGGGGCAGTGTACCTGGGCGTCGATTTCCAGGAGCCAGTCGCAGTCCGGCAGCGGCACGAAGCCGAAGCGCAGCAGGGACGGCCCGTCCGTGAACGGGACGGAGCGCGTCTGCTGCCAGGACGGCTGCATCTCCGGGCAGCGCACGTCGGCCTCGACCTCCAGCGCGAAGGAGCAGCAGGCTTCCTTGTGGACGGTCACATCGAGGCGTGGTGTCAGGTGGCGTCCTTGCTGGATGCTCGTCCGGGAGACAGACAGGTTGGGGCAGGGTGGCTCCGGTGGCAGTTCCGTGATGGGGGGACTGTCGCAGGCGGGTATGTCGGCCGGCGCCTCCGGGACGCTCGGGTCGCGGATCAGGTCTTCGCACGGAATGCGCGGCACGGGCTCGACCTGGCACTTTTCCGGGTCGAAGGCAAAATCATGCTGGTCGCCGGCCATCCGTTACCTCCGCTCAACAGCTTTCCGAGACGTCTGAAACGGTGTCGAAGCACGTCACCAGCCCGGCCATGTTGACGTCGATCACGACCTTGTGTTCTTCCGGCACGGAGACGATGGTGACGCCGGGACCAGCCGTCAGCTCGAACTGCCGCCCTCCGCTGCCGTTGATGGAACGGAGGACGTCGTTGCAGCGCGGGCCGCCCTCTAGCAGCTGACTGCCCGCAGGCGGCACCTCGCCCGCGAACAGCGGCGCCGGCTCGCACGGCTCGCCGTCTCCTGCTCCCACGGCGGCGCCGAAGATAATGGACCCTTCTTCCTGCCGGATGACGGCGTTGTAGCCTGGGACAAAGATAATGTCTCCGACCAGACAGGGCTCGTACACATGCACGGTCCCCGTCGGATAGGGGAAGATGACCTCCGGGCAGCCGTCGGGAGCCGACACGCGCGTCCGGTCGTCGTTGGCCAGCCCCACCCGGGCGACGTAGGTGCCAGCCAGGTTCTGGACCAGAGCCGGCTCCACCACGGCGCCGCCGGCGCCGCGCTCGATGACGCCGTCCACGGGCAGCAGCAGCTCCAGCTCCGCCATCTTGCCTGTAACCAGGAAGCCGGACCAGGCCGTTTCCTCGCATGTGGCAGGAAGAGAGGACGACTGGCTGCTGGCGGAGAAACCTTCGTTGTCGCTGTCGCCAGAGTCGGCGAACTCCAGGCAGTAGTCCTGCCCTCCCAGCCGGCGGAGGAAGACCAGCGGCGTGCGGAACAGGCCCGGCGCGTCGGACGCGAACTCGAAGTAGAACGTGTCGCCCTGTCGGCGCAGGCGGTCCAGGTAGACGGTGTGGACCCCGTCCACGAACCCGGCCGGTCCGTACAGCACGAAGCCGCAGTCCACGACGATGGCGTGCGGCAGGCGGCGCAGTGTCAGGGGGCCGTGGGGCTGGGCCACCGTCCCTGTCCGGAACGGGTAGGAGCGGTTGGCGTTCTGGTTGTAAAACCCTGGTTCAGCCATGCCTAAAATCCGTTTTTTAGGACTTTCCCGATTAGCCGACCACACCGGTCGCGTTCGCCGGTTCTCCCACGGCCTCGATACGGGCCCCGCCCGCCGTGGGAATGATGCGCAACACCGTGTCGGCGGCCAGCTGGTGGTTGCTGGTCAGGACCAGGCCGCCGGTCGCGTCCGGCTGGCACTCGAACGTCTGGTTGGGCCCGACCACGCGCACGCGGCGGATGAACCTCGGCGTGTCATACAGGTCGTTGGGGGCGCACAGCCGGCGGCGAAAGAGCGGGTCGCCGACCACGTCCACGCGGACGGCGGGCACGGTGCGTTGCGGCCGGCCGCAGCGGTCCAGCACCGTCACCTCCGCGGTGCGGAAGACCACGCCGTCGTCTCCCACCAGCCAGACCTCGCCGGTGAACAGGGTGCCGTCCTCCAGGCGGAAGCCGCGCACGCCGACCTCGGGGGTCGGGAAATGGACCGTGGACGCGAACTCGCTGCCGTCCGGGTCGAACTCGTGCGTGCCGACGCCCCAGGACTGGAAGACGGCCAGGCGCTCCGGCGCGCTGACCAGCAGGCCGGCGGGACGGCCGAAGGCGTCCTGGAACACGACGGTGCCGCTGCTGCCCACCAGGGGAAAGGTGCCCGTGGCCAGGTCCGGCGTGGTGCTGTCGCCCAGTACCAGGGACACGCGCTGGTGGTCGATGCGCACCTTTGCCAGGTACAGGCCGGCGGCGGCACCGACCGGGTACAGGGCGGCATCCAGGAACGTCCCTTCCACCAGGACGCGCCCGTCCCTGCTTGTCATGCTAGCCCGCTCGCTGAACGGGTACTTGGTCGCCTCGTGCTGCCGGCGCCATTCCGGGAACAGGGTCCGCTCGGCCATTACGGGTACTCCTGGACGAGGAAGTTAGAGAAGCGCGCCAGTGCCCGGTTGGCGCCGAAGCCGTTTCTGCCGTTGCTCGGGCCGTAGTCGTTTACCTCCACCGTCAGGGAGACGTCGGTGCTGCCGGGGCTTGTCACCGAGGTCAGCTGGGCCGTGATGGTGTGGCGGCCGGGCCCGGGTCCAGGGACGACAGTGGCCGCGAGGCGATACCAGTGGTCCAGGACCAGGCCGGGGACGATGACCGGCGCCACGCGGACGAAGCTGGTGCCGTTGAAGCGACTGACGAGGAACTGCTGGTCATCGTAGTCGATCTCGACCTGGTAGTAGAAGTCCCGTCCGTTGTCCAGCGGGTGCGGTCGATGGTTGAGTACCAGGGCGGCATTGTGCCGCGCTCCGGTCGGTCCGGGCACCATCTTGACGTCGGCCTGCAAGCGGCGGCCCGCCGTGCTGTCGTCGAAGCCGTTCCAGACGATGACGTTGCGCATGGCCGCCGTGGCACTGCCGAGACTGTGCCCGGACAGTGGCAGCGAGGACGAGGACGAGGACGAGAATGACTGGGACGCAGCCAGCTCGGGACAGACAGGGTCGGGGCTGGCGTCGGCGACCATCTGCCACAGGCCGCTGCGCGTCTCGAAGTCCCGGGCGTTGCCGTCCAGGAAGCAGTCCCGGTAGGGCAACGCCCCCAGGTGCCGCAGCGACTCGGACTCGGCCGGCGGTGGCGGCAATGGCGGCGGGCTGGCAGGAGGGTGCAGGGGGATCGGATCGTACTCGCTGGGCAGTCTTCCCGTATCGTCGGGCAAATGGGGTGGCAGGCAGGCATCTGCCAGGCCCAGGCCGCAGTCGATGACGATGCCGCACGGCCCGTCGATCTTGCCCACGACGGCACAGCCGCGGAACTCTAGGGTGATGGTCCCGTCGCAGTCAGGTGTCACGGCGTTGATGAACTCGACCGGCTCCGGCTGCCCGCAGGTGCCGGACTCCGGCCGGCCGGCGCAGGGGCCGGCAAATTCCCGAAAGGTGTTCTTCTCCCGGAGGTGGCCGGGGATGTTGGCTGCTTCGGGTGGCACGGGGAGGCCGTCTGCGCCGGCCGTGTCCGCCAGGCGCAGGACGATGCAGTCGCGCAGCACGCCGGCGATCTCTCGTTCTTCCTTGCGCAGCAGGAGCGGGGCCAGCGCGCGCAGCGTGACCACGCCCGTCAGGCGGTCCGCGGCGTGGGCCACCTGGGCGCTGGTCACGGGGAGGGGGCGGTAGGGCCTGGCGGCGCGCGCCGCCAGGCGGGACTGGCGTGGCGTGGCGAAGCGGCCCTGATAGGGGACGTCGCGGGTACCGGCGCCGAAGACGACCCAGCCAGCCGTGCCTGCCACCTGGGGCCAGAGGGCATGCACGCGCCCGTCCTCCACTGGCTGGGGGACGGACACGACGGCCAGCGGCACATGGCCAGGGATGTCCAGGTCGTCTGCTGCCTGGATGGTCAGCGTGACCAGGGACGGCGTGACGCTCAGCGCGGACAGGAAGGCGTACCGTCCCAGGGTCAGCGGCCAGCGCAGCTGCATGTCGGCCAGGACGTGGGACGGCAGGCGCCGGCCGTTGTCGTCCACGGCCGTGGCCGCCTCATCGACTGGGTAGGCGATGCCCTCGTTCTGCGTGTACCAGTGCAGGTTGCGTATGGCCATGCTACGACTCTCCGGCCGGCTGGACAATGGGCGCGGCGCACTGCTCGCATGCCGTCAGCTTCCGCCGCGGGTCGAGCGGCGCCGTCCGCTGGACCACGGCGCGCACGGCCTCTCCCTCGGGGATGGCGGCCTCGTCCCAGCGCGCCGAGACCTCCTCGGGCACGTCCACCTCGGGCTGGTCCGGCCCGACCGGTTCCGGAACATGGACGCTGAACGCCACCTCCACGGTGTCGCCGGTCTGGCAGCCGGGAAAGCAGGCCCGGAACTTGGCCGTGGTCGTGGCGCGGGGCCCGGCGTGGTCCACGAAGAAGCTCACGGTCGGCAGGCGCACCAGCGGGACGTGTCCCTGCTCCCCGTCCGTGGTTGTCCCCTCCAGGACCGGGTCGGCCACCTGCAGGCGCGCTGGCACCTCGACGGGAGCGCTGCGGGCTGGATGGCGCGTGAAGTGTCGGAACGTGAAGCGCAGCTCCAGCGGCCCGATGCACAGGTCAGAGAAGTTGCAGTAGGCGGCGCCGACAAACAGCTTGCAGTCGCTGTCGCTGGACACTACCAGGCGGGCGGGGCACTCCAGGCGGCGCTGGCGCTCGGCTTCCCAGCGGCCGATGTTGTTCCGGTGCGTGTCCCGTGCGGACTCGGCCAGCAGGCCGGCCTGCCGCCAGCGCTCCCAGGTGCGGGCCAGCCCGCGGTAGGTGCGCACGAAATAGGAGCAGGCACAGCAGGGGGTGCAGTCGTTGAACAGGCGCACCGTGCTGGCGGCGTCCGCTGGTGGAAAGTCGTGGTAGGCGTAGACGGCCTCTCTTCCCTCTGGACCGTCGGTGACATGCAGCGCCCGCTGGGCCCGCAGGCAGCCGTCTAGCTGGAGGAAGAAGTTGCCGGCGGCATCGGGGGCGGTGTGGTTGATGCGGCGCACCAGGACTTCCGTGTCGAGGCAGGACGGCTGGCGCCCCAGGCCGGCGCCAGGCACGGCGTCCATGTCCACGCGGTCGATGGCGGGTCCGCCGTCCGTGCGCGCCGTGCCGCGGCCTGCCAGCTGGATGTTGTAGCCTGCCTCCAGGAGGACCGGGCCGCGGAAGGTCTGGAGGCCGACCCGGATGGCGCGCAGCCGCCTCGGCAGACGGTTCAGCGTGCGCGGGTCCAGTTCGCCGTTGGCCGGAGTGATATGCTGGCTGTAGGTACGGACCTCGGCCCCTGGTTCCCAGTCCGTGTGCAGGGTAAGGCGGCAGACCTCCTCCTCGGTCTCCCACTGCACGATGAGCAGGCGTCCTCCCCAGGGGACTTCCCGGTAGGACGTCGCGCTGGTGGAGTCGAAAACGACCCGGTCGTGCGCGTCCAGCACGACGAGGTCTTTGGCGTGCGTCGGCGCCGGCATGCCGGCCGGCAAGGGGGCCGGCTCCGTGCCGCAGCCGTACAGCCAGGCGAGGCGGAAGGGGTAGACGAGGGCGCAGGCGTCATCGAGGTAGGACAGGTAGAAGTCGCCGAGCAGATCCTGGATGTCGGCGCTGGGCTCCACCAGGGGGTAGAGGCTGCCGCCGCCGGGCGGCTGGTTGACGCCGATGGCCTGGCGCCCGAACTGGTGTGTCATGGCGCCTCCCGTGCCTTACTCGCACTGGATGCAGCCCCGGTCATGGAGCCGGCTGCCAAGGACAATGAGGTCGAACGTATTGACCGACTCGCGCAGGCGATCAACGAAGTCCTCCACGGTCGCTGCCTGCCGGTGGAGTCTTTCCAGGTCGCGCGTGATGCGCTCCAGGTCGTGGCAGTCGCAGCACGGCTGCGCGCACTTGTCCACCAGGCGGATGCCGTTGGCAATCGGCTCGACCTGGAGGCAGTCGGTGCCGACAATGTGAAAGTCGCCGGTGGGGGTCGGGCCGACTCCGTTGATGGTGCGGATGGGGTCGGTCACGGCGGCATCCCCCTCGCAGACGCATTCCTCGACCGTGCCCTCGCCGGAGATGGCATTGAAGCGGATGATTGGATCCTGTCCGGCGATGAGGACGGGGACGATCTGCATGTTCTGCCCGGCCTGAAGCTCCACGACCCCTTGCAGGGGCGGTGAGCGCTGGTCGCCGTTGACACAGACCAGCGCGGACACGCCGCGGATGATCGGCCGCACCGCGTCCGGCTCCAGCCGCGCGTTCTCCAGGGAGAAGGTCCAGAAGCCGGGCGGCTGCCCGTCGATGTTTTCCAGGCGGCCGATGACGACCTTGCCCACCGTGTCTGCGAACGGTTCGATGCCGCCCAGGACATAGGCCGTGTTGCGCCGGTGGGCCTGCCGGGCGATGAGGGCCGTGGCCACGGGGACTGGCTCGGAGCCCGTCGCCGCCGGCTGGTAGCCGACGACCACGGAGTAGCCAGTGGCGTAGGCTCCCACGTGGCGGATGAAGAAGCGTCCGGGATCGACGTCCATGCCGGCATGCACGGGCAGGTCGAGTTCGACGATGAAGTCGTCCGGGATGGTGAAGCTGCCGGAATCGTCTATGCCGCTGGAGTCGTCCGTGAGCGGGTACTTGCGCTGCGCGTTGTGGTTGAGGAACTCCAGGTTCCAGAGGCCCAGTGACACGGTGGTCCCTCCCTGGCGCTGGCCATTCTGTTTCCTTGCTTCCTGGTCGCAGCGGTCAGCTGCCTGCCGTCACGATGCCGACCTGGCGGAGGATGCCGACCTCAGCCGGGAACCCGTCCGTGGCCAGGCGGCGCACCGTGAAGTAGACCGTTTCTCCCGGCGCCACGGGGAACGGCTCGCTTTCTGCTTCCACGTACTGGTTGGCAGTGGCCAGGACGCCCTGCGTGTTGCAGGTGACGGCAAACTCCTCGCTCCCTGTCGGTAGCGGCAGGGGGGCCGTCAGCCCGGCGGGCGGCCGGGGCACGCGGCGCGCGCTGAAGACGAGCTGGGGCAGCGTGCCGGCGGCCCGTGCCAGGACGCTGAAGCGCAGCCTCATCCGGGGCGCCGGCAGGGACAGGTCGCTGGGCACCTGGACCTTGGCCCGGTACTCCTCCTGCACACCCGGCCGGAAGCTGATGAACATGAGATCGTGGAAGTGTTCCTCCTCGGCGCCGGCCAGGCGGACCAGCTGGACCTCCAGCTCCTTCGTCTCCGCCGGCGTGACGGCGATGCCGACCAGCCCCTGGTAGACCTGCCGCTCGACGCCCTGGATGGTCCGCGGCACGGGCGGAACATTGGCAGCCAGCGTGACGTTGCCGGACAGGCCGTAGACTCCTTCCACCAGGGGTCCGCGCCGGAACTCGGCCGTTTCCGGGTCGAACTCCTTGAGGGCGTGGTGCCCGGCCGCGTTTTCGGCCACGGCCAGGTGGAGGTCCAGGAACAGTTCCAGGTGGCCCGTGCTGGCCGCGCGCTCCTCGCCGTAGCAGCGCACCTTGATCCGCTGGTCGCCCGAGTGTAGCGACAGCACGGACGTCGCGTCGGTGACGAAATTGGACCGCGTGAACCACAGCGTCATGGCCATGTGCAGGCGCCGTGGGCATTCCGGCGTGACCGAGTCCGACAGGCTGTGGGAAACTCCGGTCTGGTAGTCGGTCGGCCAGGGCACGTCGCCGTGGCAGTCGGACAGCCACCAGATGCCGTGCCGGTCGAGCAGGCACAGGCCGTGCGGTCCGAGCGGCACGCCCGTGGCCCCCACCGTTGCGTCGAGGCCGCGGTCCCACTCCAGGTATGCCTGGTCGATAGGCTGCGGCGGCCAGGCGTGCTGCAACGCCGGCTCGGCAGCCAGGTTGTAGCCGAACACGGCGCCGGGAGGCGCCTTGCCGAGGAAGCTGGCATGGTCCGCGGGCAGCCAGCCGCGCAGGCTGGGGTCCGGGTCCGTGATGACGTGCCGTCCCCCTGGCGGGGGTGGGCTGGTGCTGCCGGCGGGGGCGCACACGAGGCGGAAGCAGTAGTGCGTGTGACGGTCCAGCGCGTCCACGAACCGTGGGGTCACGAACACCTTCCCGTCCGGCGTGGCGCGCAGGACAGGCACGGCGACGGGAGGCTGGTCCCGCGTCAGGGCGCCGGCCGCCCGGGCAGACAGGTAGTAGTCTCCCGGCTCCGCCGGCAGGGCTCCCTCGATGGCGGCGCTGATGTCCACGTCGTCCAGGCCAAAGAGCAGGATGTCGGCCAGGGTCGCGTTGATCTTGTCGGCAACGATGCCCCAGACCCGGGCGGTGTCCGCGGCCCGCAGCCTGCCGGTGGCCGGGTCGGTTTCCGCCTGGGCCAGGCCGCGCTCGAAGCGGAACGTCTGGTGGTTGTACCAGACGGCCATGCCCTGCTGGACCTCGGGCTCGACGCTCTGCCGCCGCGCGTAGACGGTCGATCCGGTGCCGGCCGCCTGGAGGACGTCCCAGAGGTAGCGGACGTTCTGGTCGATCTGGCGGAGCGGCCGGTTGATCCGGCCGGCCTGTACCGGGTCGCCTTCCCGGATGAGGCGTAGGAAGCTCTCGAAGGACATCCTGTCCTCCTCCCTGGTTGGTCCAGCCCTCCGCTGCTCCCCTGGCCGCGTCAGGTGAGTTTCAGCCGCCATTCCACGCCGACCTGGGACGTCGGCAGCTTGGCCTGCTGGTCGCCAGCGCCGGCGTACCAGCGGCTCAGGACCAGGTCGCGGGTGGCGTCGTCCTTGTCCACGAAGGCGACCAGGGCGGCACCGAACACCTTGCTGTTGTTCACGTCGGAAAACGGCTTGCCGTGGGTGCCGACGAGGCCGGACGTCTGGGCAAAGAAGACCGGCATGTTCCCCTTGGGGAACTTGTCCGCGTCGGACACCTCCAGGGTGCCGGCGATCAGGGGCACGCGGAGGTAATCGCGGTTGGGGCTGGTGCCCAGGTCGTTGTAGTAGTCGATGCCTTCTCCTGGCCCGCGCGTCACGACGGGTGGCGTCACGGGGTCGTCCGGGTCGGCCACGTTCTCGAACTCGATGTACATGCCGCCGATGCCGTACTGGTTGCCGCGGCGCAGCAGCAGGTTGCCGACGATGGCCCCCCACTCGTAGAGGACGTCGTTGTGCGTCCAGTCCGTGACGGGCAGCCATCCGGGCAGGACCAGGGAGGTAGGGCGCTGGATGGTCCGGCCGTCGTCTTCCTGGTGCCAGACGCAGACCGGCCGGCCCGCGACGCGGTGCAGGCGGACCTCTCCCCGCGGACATGGCGCAGCTTCGACGGGCATGGTGCCCTCCTTTTCTTCAGATGCAATGGCCGCCGACACGGACCAGACGGACCTCCTCTTCCAGGAACGTGTCTGCCGCGACCTCTTCCTCGCAGGTGCGTCCTAGAAAGTAGCGTACTTCCTCGCTGTAGCCCGGGGCTTCCTCGCTGCCCGGGCCTTCCATGATAATCTCGTCCGTGTCCGTTTCCAACTGCATCAGGAGGATGTAGGCCATGTGCGGCGGCAGCAGTTTGCGCAGGACGCGGACATGTCCCAGGCCCAGGTGGTGCGGCCCCTGCCGGCGCGGCCGCAGCTGGATTACCAGCAGGTTGTTGCGGAACACGTTCTGGAGCAGGAAACCGAGGGCATTGACCTTCCTGGGAAGGGCCAGCGGTCCCGGGCGCATGTCCCGGGCCTCGGGCGGCCGCGTGTCCAGCAGCATGGCCAGGGTCTGTCCACGGGCGACCCCCGCCGCGTGTGTCATGCTCCAGAACCTTTCCACATCGGCCGGGTAGCCGCCAAGCTCAAAATACACGCGCGTTGGCGTCTCCGGCCCGTCGTCCTCCACGACCAGGTCCACCTCCTTGTTGGCGAAGACCACGTCCTGGTAATACCCCTCATCCAGGAAGCCGCGCCCGACGGCCAGGGCCTTGATTTCAGGCGGCACCTGGCCGCGGTGGAACGTGAAGAAGCGCAGCGTGTCGGTCAGCGGCTGCCCGGGCGCCAACCAGTCGCCCACGCGCACCAGCACGGTGCTGTCCCGGTGGAAGGAGTAGGCGCGCCGGCTGGTCACGACCCACTGGTGCCGGCCGTCGCGGAAGATCAGCTCGACTACCTCGTCTCCCTCAGCCAGGGGCACGTCGCAGATGGCGCTGAGGGCTGCCTCCAGGCTGCGCTCCGTGGCCCCTTCCACCAGGCAGTCGAAGACGGCGTTGACCAGCGCCAGGGCCTGCGGCGTGGACGGCAGTTGCAAGCCGACGGCGTAGCCGTACTGCGTATGCACCGCGTCTCGGTCCCAGCCGCTGCGGTACAGCCAGAGGGTTGCCTCGCGGTCCTGGACGCGGCCGTCCACGTAGATTTCCCGCTGTCCCACGCGCTCGTCCGCGAAGGGGTCTTGCCGGAACCAGATGGCCCCGTTGTCCAGGAAGAAGTCCACGCCCCTGGACCAGGTGAGGCTGGGGGAGGTGATGCGGTTGCTGATGACCAGGACATCGGCCAGTCCGGCCGGCAGCGGCCAGACATGGTAGCGCGTGTCCAGGGGCTGGTCGTACACCAGCCCGTCCGCATACGTGAACTGGCCGTCGTGGCGGGCCAGGTTGGCCACGGTCCGGTTCTTCTCAGAGGCGCGCAGGCGCAGGCAGTACCAGTTGTCCGTGTGCAACAGGGGCAGCCGGGACCGGCTCAGGCTGGCCGCCAGGTGCAGGATGTCGTCGTGGGACTGCTGGGCGAGCTGGCCCCGCGCGTACAACATGCTTTCGACCAGGAAGTTTCCCGCGTAGATGCCGGACCAGAAGCCGCCTACCTGACGCAAAAGTACCTGGGCGTTGTCGAGGTCAGACGCGGGGAAGCGGAAACTGTCGCCCATCGGTGAGGACCGTGTTACCTGGAGCCGGCCGTGACCGGCAGGGGACGGAAAGAAAAAGGGCGGACGGTCCGTGGACCGCCCGCCCGGTGCCCGTGGACAACGACGACGTCTGCTTCTGTCCGGTGGTCAATGACAGCTCGGGCAGTCGGCTTGGCCCAGGCCCCGGCAGCCACGGTCGGAACGGTAGTTGACCTGCCGCTGCTGGCGAATGACCGCTTGCGGACGCTCCTGGACGGTCACTCGCTCGATCACGCTGCGGAACTCCTGGTAGTTGGAGCCTTTCTCGCGCACCTGGTCCGAGCAGCAGCCGTCCGGGCAGGAAGCGGACCTGTCTTCCTGCTGTGTCACGTCAGCGGCCGGCGCCACGTAGCGGCGCTCGATCACCTCGGTGCGCACGGTCGCCGGGGCCGCGTAATAGTAGACCACGTTGTCTGGCACAAAGCGCACGTTGGCAGCGCTGTGGTTCGCAAAGCTGAACGTGTTCAGCTGGTTCAGCAGGCCGCGGGAGCGCCGGTCCACCAGCAGCTGCTCGCTGACGACGTGGCCAGGCACCACGTTGTTATGGACGACCAGTCTGCGCTGCCCGCTGCTGCTCACTGCGGCGGTCGCCGCGGCACCGCCTGTCGTGGTCACGCGGGTCGTGCTGCGCCGGCCAAACAGGGCGCCGAGCAGGCCGCCGCTCCGCTCCGTCTGGGTCACTGTCTGCTGCGTGTTGCCGCTGCGGACAGCTAAAGAATTGCCCCGTGCGGCCTGCGGGCCGCCGGTGCCTACCAGCAGGGCGGCTGCCGTGCCGACAAGGGCAACCAGGGACTTGGGCATCGTTTGCCTCCTTCTGTCTGTGCGCTGGTTGGGGGATGGGTGAAGTGTCATTCTCCCTTGGACAGGGCATACTGGAGGAGCGTGGCCAGGTGTTTGGGCTCCATTGCCTTGGAAGCGTCGTTGGCAGCGGTCGGCGGCATCGTACCGCTGGATGCCATGCCGTAAATCTTCCAGCGCTTGTCACTGCTGTGCCGGGCCAGGACCAGGCCGCCGCTGCCGTCGTCCAGGACCAGGCGGAACTCCGTGCCGTTGGGACCGCTGGCGCGCCCGGACGCACCGTGGCAGCCAAGGCAGTTGGCACGTCCCTGGTATGCCGCGATGACCTGCTGCTGGAGTTCCAGAGGAGTCGCCGTGTCCGGCGCCAGGGACTGGGGCTTGTTGGGCTGCTGGGGCTGGTTGGTGGACTGTGGACGTGGCGCTGTCGGCTGCGGCACGTTACCGGACACCAGGGCGCGCAGCTCCTCTCGGATGACGTCGCGGATGTAGGCTTTCTCGCGGTACGCCTCTCCGATGGAGTAGTAGTACGGCTGGCCGTAGGCGTACACGGGCACGGCCCGCGAGTCCACGGGCACGGTTACGACATAGGGAGCGACGGCGATCTCCTGGGCAATGATCTTCTGCACGGGGTAGACCTGGGGTGCCGGCGCCGTGTAGGTGTGGGAGTAGTTGGAGCAAGGTACGCTCCGTTGGGGTTGCCCTGGCAGCAGTGCCAGGGCAAGGAACATGGCCGAGTGCATCCTTGCTCTCCTTTCACTTGTCAGGGCGCATTTTCCCGCTTTTGCGGCGTTCGAGCAAGAGCAACCCGGACTCCTGGAAGCCGCCGCGCTCCCAGGTATGGCGCGGTACGGGCACGCCGGAGAGGGCCAGGCGTCCCAGGCGTCCTTTGGTGGACCCTTCCGGGTAGTCGGGCGTGCCAGGACCGTAGGCGAGGGCGTCGGACAGCTCCTGGGCGTCCGTGCCCAGCTCGCGCGCCGCCTGGTCCAGCGTGACGGGCTTGTTGTACCAGGCCCGGATTCGCTGGAAGCTCTGCACGCTCTCCTGCGGCGTCAGGCCCGTGCATTCACGGACGAACTCGGCATAGTTCTCCTGGTCCTGCTGGATCAGCTTCCGCATCTTCTGCTCTTGCAGGTGGAACTGGTTGATCCGCTCCATGCGGCCGGCGTCGTAGGCATAGAGCTTGAGCCCCTCGCGCAAAAGCAGGGGCATCTCGTTGCGGTAGCCCAGGATGCCGACGTCGTGGCAGTGGATGCAGGAGCGTGGCGTGAGCAGAACCGTGTTGTGCGGACCGGACGGGTCTCCCTTGACCAGGAACGGGTTGGCGAAGTCCACCCCTTTGCCCTGGCCGTCGCTGAGGAAGTAATACTGGGCGCCGCGCTCGTCCTGGAAGATGTGTTCTCCGGCGTCGAACTTCAGCGGGAAGGGGTTCTGCACGAAGTCCTGGTCCCCGGCCGTGCGGAAGACATCGAAAGTGCGCCAGTAAATTCCGATCTTGCTACGCACGCGCCAGACGATGCGGTTGTTGTAAGCCACGCCGGACATGCCCTGGTCGATCAGCCCTCCCTTGTCGGTCGGGAACTCCTTGAGGTGGTCGAACTCCACCAGCCAGGCCGACTCGAACTCGGCCGCCGTGCGCGGCGCCTCGCCCTTGACCTTCGTTTTGACCTTCTTGACGACCTCGACCTCCTCCTCGTGCGGCCGCACGCTACCGTCCGTGTAGCGGTAGTTCACGACCTTCTTTTCCTTCACCTTCTTCTCGACCACGCGGTCAAAGGTGGCATTGGCGTACAGCAGCTGGTAGTAGAACGCCTTGGGGTTGAAGATCTCTGCTCCCTTGGCGTTGATGAACTCGCCGTTGTCGAAGACGTACCACAGCCACCAGTCACCGCGCACGACGGGGTTGGCCCGCGTCTCGTGCCGCAGGTAGTTCAGCCCCTTGGCGGCGCTGGGGATGATCGGCTCGCGGTAGTACGGGTCTTCCGCGGAGATATTCTCCCAGACCTGTGGCGACCAGTTGAACCAGCACAGGTCGATCCAGTAGATGCGGTTGTCCGTGTTGGGCACGGGCCGTGGCAGGTAAGTGATCGGCGTGCGCGCCGCGTCGTTGCACCCCTTGAACAGGGCGCTGGTAGCCGCGGGCAAGAGCTGCCGTGGCACCTCGGCCAGGCTGAAGAAGCGGATGCGGCAACGGTCCTTGTCGTTGACCGTGGCCAGGAACTCGGCGCAGCGCTCGAAGATCTGCTCTGGGCTCCAGGCCGGAAACTCGGGCGTCAGCCGGTTGCGCAGGCGCTCCAGGTGCGGGTCGGGCGGCTTCTCGGCCTGCTTTGCCGCGTTCGTTCCCTGGGCAGGGGCCGGTGGCGCTGCTCCTTCTTGCGCCAGTAAGGCAACGGCTACCGTCGCCAGGCCAAGGACAGCGACCAGCTGGCGCATGCGTGGTCCTCCCTGCTGCCTTCTCAGGCAACTTTCTTGCCGTTCAGCCACACGGCATGGAACCGTCCCCGAACCACCAGCTCCGCTTCGCCTCCGGCCGCAGCGCCATCGGGCGGCGCCGGCGCGTCCTGGCGCGCGCCGTACCGCGCCTGGAAGCGGGGAATGTCGTCGTTCTCCTGGGGCACCTGGACCGCGGCGTTGTAGTAGGGGGCCATGAGGGCAGACGGCACCCTGCTGTGGTCCAGGCCGAACAGGTGGCCGAACTCGTGACAGGCCACGTTGAGCAGCAGGATACCGCGCCGCTTCGGGTCCAAGGTCCAGGTTTCGTCCGCGTCGAAGCGCATCAGGAGCTGGTTGTCTCTGCCGGTGGGCAGCTGGGCCCAGGCCAACGTGCCGCCGGGGCCATCGAAGTGGGACTGGGGTCCCTGGCCGGTGGCGATCAAGATGTCGGCCTTGCCCTGCTGCCGGACCGGCTCCACATTGATGTTGCCGTGGCGCGTCCATGCCTGGAAGGCTTCATGGACCGTGCTCTCGAAGTCGGTCCGGGAGATCCCCGGGACGTATTCCAGGATAAAGTACGTGAGGCGGTCCTTTTGCCAGCGCGGCAGGTTGGCACGGATGAACTGCCGCACGGTGTCGGACGGGTGGCCAGCACGGGCGTGCTCCGGGAAGCCGCAGCGCGGCGCCGTCATCGCGCGCACGGTCTGGACGCAGACCTTGCCGGTGCGCGGCAGACCGAACCAGGACTGGAAGTCCTTGATAGCGGCGACGATGTCGTCGGCCTGGATGTCGCGCCAGCTGGCCAGTTCCTGCGGCAGGTAGCCGAAGGTGTCGAGGTAGGACAGGACGAAGCGGGCGACCTGTGCGTCCGGCGCGTGCCCCCGGTGGCAGCGGCGCCGTGGCCGGCCGGTGCAGTGGCTGTCCTTCGCCCCTGCCTCCATGTGTTGCAAGAGAAGGTTGACTGCCTTCTGGTTGACGGCTGCCATGCGCGCCTCCTTACGTCGCCTGGGTCGCCACCTACATGTCGGACGGGACCGTCGCAGCCACCGAGATGCCGATGTCTTCGGGAGAGATGAAGAACTGCACAGTCCGCGCACTGACCATGCTCGCTGGCTCATCGGGCACGTCCAGCCTCTCGCTACTGCGCAGGTAGCGGACCGAACTGTCGGGATACCGGATGCGTCCCAGCATGTCAATAGCAGACACGGTCTGGTCGTTGCGCAGGTAGGCGTGGACCACGTCTTGCAGGCGCGACGCATCGAGCCGTCCGATGAAGCCGATGCGGTTGATCTCGGTGGCCAAGGCGTCCCGGATGCGGTCCAGGTCCGGGTCGGGCTCGCCGGAGCGCTTGTGGATGGTGAAATGCAGCTGGACGAAGCAGGGCACGGGGGCCTTGACCAGCAGGTCGTGCGTCGCCGGCCGTTGCTCGCGCGTGCTGAAGTAGTCCTGGATGTCGGCCAGCAGCGGCATGAGGCGGGCCTCCAGCTCGTACTCCTTCCGGGCGCCGAGGTCGAGGGAGCTGGTGTCCGTTTCCGTGTCATGGAACTGGACCGTGCCGGCCTGGTAGCGGCTGTAGACCCACTCGACGGAGTCCGGCAGCACGTCTGGAATGAAGCCTGGGCCGGTCAGGTCTGCCACGCGCGTGTCGCGGACGAGAGGGAATCCTCCCGCTGCCGGCGCGGACCGCCGGGGGCGGATGTTGCCGACCTCGTAGTAGCCGGGTGCCTCGTCCCGGCCGATGGAGAATTGCCAGATGCCGCTACCGTCCGGGCGCTTCTCCACCAGCACGGCCTCCTTGACCAGGAGCTGGCGGTGGACCTGCTCCTGGCTACGGACATACCAATCGACGCGGCCGCCTCCGGCCACGGGGAAGATCCAGTGCCGGTCCCGGCGCATCTCCGGGTCGCCGTAGCCGACCACGGACAGGTGGACGATGTGTGCGAACGCCTCCACGTCGCGCAGCGTGGCGGACATGTGGACGCGTCCGGCCAGCCCCTTGGCGGCGATGCCTTCTTGCAGGCGCAGCAGGAGTTCCTGGTTGGTTTCTGCCCGGCGGCCGCCCTGGAAGTCCTGGGAGGCGAACGAAGTGACGTAGGCGGTGGGCGGGGACAGGGGCACGACCAGGGTGTCCTTCTTGATCTCGTACTCTTCCCCCTCTTCTTCCGCTTCCACCTCGATGGTGAAGGCGAAATGGCCGTCGCCCGTGGGCGACAGCAGACGGTCGCCTGGCTCGTTGATGCTGGACTCTTCCACCTTGGCCGAGAACACGCGCGTGGCAAGGAAGCGCTTGCCCTGGGCCTCGAACACGCTTCCGGCCGCAATGGTGACGGTGACGTCGTCGCGCAGGATGATGGTCACATGGCCCCTGGCCCGGCTGCCTGGCTTGCGCCGCAGCCGGTAGTTGGACAGCACGTCATCGACCAAATCGGGGTCCGCCAGGAGGGGGTCGGCCTCCAGGGCGCGCAGGCTGCGCGCCAGCCAGTAGTCCTGGATGCTGGCCTGCCGTTGCGTCTCCAGAACCGCGTGGTAATAGGCCAGCAGTTCGGCAAAGACGCCGCGGCGGACGTCCAAGTGGGGATTGTCTTCCTGGATGCGCTGGAGGATCTCGGTCAGGTTCTGTTCCACCTGGTCCGGGTCCAGCTGTGCCAGGGGCCGAAGTCGGATCGTCATGGCGACGCCCTCGCTGTCCGGTCTGGCCGCAGAGCGGCGAAGAACGTGACGCGCTGCACCGGTCCGTCCAGCCAGCCGCCTGCCGGGTGTGGGTCATGCGCGAACTCGAAGCCATCGTCCCAGCGCGTGAGTCCCACGACGGCGTGGGGCCAGTCTCCTCGCGGGCTCTTACCGCTCAGGATGACGGGCACGCCGGGCGTCATGGCCGTCACGGACCGGCCTTCCGGAGGCAGGCGTACCTCCACGGCCAGCAGGTTACGGCGGGACAGCCATTCCTGGAGACGGCGCCACCAGCCGGGACCGGCGGCCTGGAAATTAGGCACGTCGTCCAGGTCGAGGATCATGGCCACGCAGGTGGCAAAGCAGTCGCTGCGTTCCGGGTCATTTGTGATGCGCTGGTAGCGTTGTCGGATCATCGCACCGGCACCTGGATCGGGGTGATGAGGGAGTAACTTGTTCCTGCTTTGCTTTCCACCAGCAGGCGGATGGACACCTTGTCGCCTGCCAGGGTCACGCCGGTCAAGGTCAGGTTGCCGTAGCGCTCGTCGTCGGGGTCGCTGTCCGACTCGATGGCACGCAGCTGGCGGGCCACGTCCAGTCGGGCGGACGAGAACGACTGCTGCACGTCGGCCACGGTGCGCCACAGCCCCATCTGGGCATCCGTCATGAACAGGGTGCCCTCACGCGGCCGGTACTGGCGCGAGCCGAGCGGTGTCAGCAGCACGAGCAGGACGCGCTGGGCCAACTTCTGGATGCCCGTGACCAGGGAGCCGCCGTCGTTGGCACGGACCAGTTCCTGGGCCAGCAGCTGGGGCCGGCCGCGGTACACCGGGCCTATGGCCTGGAAGGCTAGCAGGTCGCTGGTGCGGCCGACGTGGTCCAGGACCGTGCCTGCCATCGCTTTTACCCTTTCGTCTGCTTGAGGACTTGCCGGATGTACTCGACGTAGTTGCGGATGAACGGCCCCCGGTCGTTCCCTTGGCCCATGTGCCTGCCGGCGGCGTGGGCCGTCGCGCGCGGCCGCCGCAGGGTGTTGCGCTGGCGGAAGGCGCGTTCCATGACCGCCAGCGTTTCCAGCATGGTTGTGGTCAGGACGATGTCACCCGTGGTGCCGGGCGCCTGGTGGTCCTTCATGGCGTTGACCGCGTCGTTGTTGGCCCGGGTGCGCTGGAAGGGCGCTCCCATGCTTTCGCTGTCCAGCGTTCCGCCTGACCAGCCGCGGGGGCGATACCATTTCACCTGGTCTCCTGTCCGTCGTCGGTCGGCTGCCAGTTTCGCCCAGTCTTTCATCTCGCGCAGGCGCTTCTCGAAGTTGGGGTCCATGTCCGCCTTGGACGTGGCCTTGACCTTGGCCATGATTTGCCTCCTTCCGGCTTACAGCAAGGGCCGCATTTCCATCACCTCGTCCAGCTTCTTCTGGATGCGCAACTTGGCCTGGCTGATGGCCCCAGGGCTGCGCCGGAGCTTGGCAGCGATGTCCTGGTTGGGCAGGGGCCGGCGGCCGTGCAGGCCGAGGCTGTATTCCATCACCTTCTTGTGGTACGGGTCGAGTTCGTCGTAGACGATCTCCAGCAGGGTATCGTCCCGTTGCCGGACCAGGTCGTTGACGCCCCCAATGACGCCTTCCTGGTTCGTGGCCCTGGTCACGGCGCTTTCGGACACGGCGGGATGGTACTTCCGCACCAGGGCCAGCCGGCGGGCCGAGATCCCGGTCCGGTCGGAGATCTCCTCGTCCGTTGGCTCTCGCCCCAGCTCGTTCTCCAGTTCCCGCGTGGCCGCTTCCAGGTGGTGGCGGTCCAGGGAGACGCGCTCGGGCACCTTGACCGTCTGGAGTTGCTGGCGGGCGAAGCGCCGGAGTCCGAGCAGTTGGTTGTAGATGTGGGTGCGCAGCCGGCCGCGCAGCGGGTCGTAGCTGCGCAGCCCCTGCAAGGCCATGATCCTGGCCCGACCGAGCAGGTTCGGGTTGGACGCGCCGATGTGCGTCTGGATGGCCCCCTCGATGGTCGGCTGCAGCGCCTTGAGGATGGCCGCGTTGGTGTCGGGGCTCGGGTTTGCCTTCCAGGAGCGGTAAATCTCCCGGAACTCGTCTTCGATCAGGCCATCCGAACGTTCCCTGCTCATTTGCTTCTGTCTCCTGGTTGGCTTCTCAGGCTCCCCGGGCGCTGCCGCGCGTCACTTGCCGTAAGCGTACGCATCCACCAGCGGCGCCCCCACCACGACGGCCTGGCCGAACAGAGGGTGTTCGTCCACGCTGGTGCGCGGCCGCTTGTTCTCCTCCTCGGAACGGACATAGGCCAGCGACAGGCTCGTTCCGGCCAGGGACGCCTCGGCGTTGATGGTGATGGTGACGCGCTGGACGGAACCGAAGACCACTATGGCCAGCTGGTCCTCGCCGCCAATGAACTTCTCCGGCGTCGATTCGATGCGCACCACGGAGCCGGGCGCCACGTCAAAGCGTAGCTTACCCGAAACGGTGCCGACTCGGCCACGCAGCATTTCCTTGACGTAGACGGACTTGGCGTACTTGTCATACATGTTGTCGCTGGCGCTGGCAATTTGCGCCGGCGTTTGCAGCTTCGGGGCCGGAGCCGTGGCATCCGGCGTCGTGGAGGTAGGAGTCGGCGCGTTGGTCCGCGTGCCGCTGGAGGAGCCGCCGTACTCGGTCAGATTCCGCAGGGAGAGTAGCCAGGAAGGAGCACGGATGTACATTCTGACGCCGTCGCCGGCCTGGACGGAGTCCTCCACGTAGCAGCCGCCGATGCGAATGGCTGGCCCTGGCAAGTCTTCCTCGACGCCTCCCATCGTCTGGGAGTCCCAGCCTGCCACCACGGAAACTCCTTGCAGCGGCCGGACAAGCTCCGCTGACATGTCGAAAAAGTCGTACTCGGTCGGCTTCAGCGTGCGCCAGTGGCCCTTGTTGTAGCCGGGCGTGTCGGCCACGACCAGGGCCGTGTCGTGGCGGGGAAGGACGGCCATGCCGTACGTGGGGCAGAACTGGCCGACCAGCTTGTCCCAGAAGGAGAAGGTCGAGTAGGACTCGATGGTTTCGTTGCCGATGGCCATTGCGATGGCACTCTCGATGACGCCGGCGAGGCTGCCGCTTTGGATGGCCAGGGCCTTGTGGTACTTGGATTCGCCCTTGTAGCAAAGCGAGCCTTCGATCCGGCTCAGGGCGCTGAGCGCCTCCGTGTTGGCCTTGGCCTGGCCGCTGCCCAGGCAGGCGTCCGTGCTGTTGACCGGCAGTTGCTCCTCCTGGGCCAGGCGGCAGAACACGGCCGAGATCGCCTTCCACAGGTCGCTTCCGGCCCCGACCAGGTTGTCTGCTATGTCCGCCATCACGATGGAACTGATATTGCCTCCCAGCGACGTGCCGCCTGCCAGGTTTAGCACGGCAGCGGCGTTCAGCTCGGTCGGGTTGGCCACATGCCCGGTCGCTGTCAGGCAGGAGGAGAAGGTCATGGCAGCGAGCCAGTGGATCAGGCTGGCGGTGGCATAGACCTTGTCGCTGATCTTGCGGTAGGAGAAGCCGACGAAGAAGCCGTCGAAGATGGTCTTCGGCCCGGTCCATTCCTCTTTCAGGTCGTATTCCTTGCGCGGCTGGAAGATGACCTTGGCCTTCGTCATCTGGGCTTGCCGCCCCTCGGTGTGGATGGTGGCTAGCTCCTTGGCACCGTCTTGCGCCTTGCGTCCTATGGCCAGCAGGCACACGGCGGTCGGGATCTCATTGACGGCCCAGTTGGAGGAAAACTGGGCCACCTCGTAGCGCTTGCCGTCCACTTCCAGGACCAGGGCGTCCTTGGCCGCCAGGTCGGTGTACACGTAGGTCTTAGGCACGCCCCCGCCTCCTCTCCTCCGTGCGGTAGACCAGGGCGCAAAGCAGGCCGCCGAGCTTGAGCGGCAGCTCCTTTTTCTGCTGCCAGAGGTTGCGGAACGTGGTCCACGGCTCGTCCCGCTCCAAACCAAACAGCTGGAGCAGCACCGTCTCGCCGACCTGTTCCAGATTGGCAACGATCTGGCCCAGGTCCAGCTGGGGGCGGTTAATGACCTCCACCAGCCATTTCAGGCCAGCTTGGTCACTGTCGATGCGGAAGCTGTAGCCGGTGCCGAGCAGGTCCATGCGGTTGGACAGGCCGTGGCTCATGGTCAGGCCAAAGTCCGCGCCTTGTCGGGGCGGCGTCTGACGCTGGACGCGCACCCGGTCGGGCGCCACGACCTCCACGGTCAGGTCGTGGCGGCAGCGGCCGCTGGCGTCCGGGGCGGCCGGAGCGCCGATCACGGTTAGGTGGGCTGGCGGACCGTCCAGCTGCGTGACCCTGGGGAGGAAGGTAGCGTCGGAGATGAAGGCATCGTCGCGCACGTCGTAGGTGATGCGCGGGTCGAGCCGGGTCAGGAAGACTTCGAGCGGAGAGGAGTGCAGAACGGCCAGGAGCTGACGGACCCGGTAGTTCAGCATGACCCGGTCGGGGTCCGCGCCGAACAGGACGGTACGGACCGTGTCGAGGTAGCTGGGCAGCTCCAGGGCCGTGAACTCGGGCGGCACCATCTCCTCGCCGGGGTAGTCGGCCAGGCGGTCCGAGCCGGTCACGTTCAGCAGCAGCGTCCGCGCGTGGTTGAGCATTCAAGCCTCCGGCAACGAGGCCATGTTCACGTCCCATTGGACCAGCTTGAGCGCTACATCGACGACGTGTTCGTCGAAGCTGGTGACGAACCCCTCGATGGTAGTGTCGCCGATGGTCACGCGCACCGGGTCTTTGTTCTTGGACGTCCGGTTGCTCTTGTACCACTCCATCATCTTGCTGGCGCCGGAGTCGTTGCTGTCGGGGCACTGGCAGGCGAAGGCCAGGCCGGACAGACTGACCTGGCCCATGCGGTCGCCAAACACGTAGATGTAGATGAGCGAGCCCAGCGTGTGCAGGAACTGGACGTTGACCTGCTGGTGGACGGTCAGCTGCGTCACGATGGAGCGCTGCGTCTGGAACGTGATCTCTGCCGGCTGCTGGATAGAGAAACGGATGTCGCACTGCGCTGCCGGGTCGTCCAGCTGGGCCACGGTCCCCGGCTTGGTTGCAAACAGGGTTGGCATGCCTAGCGCCCTCCTGGTCGATACCCTGGGCTGCCACCCCAGAAGGCAGCCAGGTCGCCGCGGTAGCCCCCGTCGCTGAAGTAGATGTTCAGGCTGCCCTCGATCCGGGACGGCCGCTGCCAGACGTCGGCCTGCTGCTGCCGCTGGTCCTGCTGCCGCATCTCCGCCTGGACGCCGTGGAAAGCCTGGCTGTAGAGCGACAGCAGGTCGCTTTCCGAGCTGTGCTTGCGCCGGCTGCCGAACTGGAGGAACCTTGTCTTTTCCTGCAACTGGATGGCGCGCTCGAAATCCTGCCATGCGGCCTGGCCTGCCGGGGTCAGGACGTTGTCCTTCATCTCGAAGCCGTATTTCCGCTGGAAATTCTCCAGTGCTTCCTGCCGTTTCTTTTCGTCCGTGATCTTCAAGACGTCGAAGTAGGCTTTGGCCATTTCATCGACGGCTTCGGTCCCTTGCTTTTTGCTCGCCCCCTCTGCCCGCTTGCGCAGGCTGCGGTGCGTTTCCACCAGGGCGCGGCCCAGTTCCTTGCCGCGCGGGACGTGCATCATGGCCGCGACGTCCTCGGCGTGCTTGCTCAGGACCCTATCATCTCCTGGCGGGTGGAAGCCGTATTCTTGCAGGATGCCTCGCACGATGGCCTTGGGGTCTTCGTCCTCGCGTCGGGCAGCCTCCTGCTGCATGCGTTCCAGGCGCTTGCGGATGGACTCTATCCCGGGCAGGTCTTCGCGCCGCAGACCTTGTTCCTTGAGGATCTGGTCCAGTTCCTTGGCCGCCCGGTCGCGCTCGTTGAGCACGTCGCGGACCTCTCCCAGGCCGCTCTCGGTGATGAAGCCCTTGCGCTGGATGTACTTGTCCGGGGACACGCCGAACCGTTGCGCATCCTGGGCAATGGACTGCTTGGCCTTCTGCTGCGCTTCCCTGGCCTCGTCGATCTTCCTCCGGACGTCGGCCAGCTTCTGGTCGATGCTGGCCCGTCGCTTGTTCTTCTCCTCGTCGTTGATGTCGCTCCCCAGCTGGGCCCGGCCGCGCTCCAGCAGCGCGGCCTGGGAGCGCAGGGCAGCCTCGGACTGCACCGCCTTGTTGTAATCCGACCTCGCCTGGTCCAGGCGCTTCTTCTCCTCCGGCGTGATGACCAGGTTCTTGTCCTGGCCCGTGGCGGACTTCTCCAGCGCCTCCAGGCTCACTCCGGTCGTTTCGGCCATGCGCTGGAGCCGGGCCGTGCTGGCCTGGTAACGGGAGATGGCGTCTTCCTGGTCCGGCGACAGCTGCCGCAGGACGCCGACGCCTCGTGCCAGTCTCTCCACCTGGTACTGTTCCTCGTCCGTCATGACCTGGTTGCGGTCAATGCGCAGGAAGTCCATTGCCCTGGCCAGGCTGGACATGATCTCTTTCTGCTTGTCCGCAATCTGCTTCTTTTCCTCCGTGCTCAGCCTGTTCTCCTGGAGCTTGCTCAGGATGCCAAGCTCATGGGCAGCGTACTCCTTGCTGGCCAGGCCCTGCTGGACGGCCCATACCCGATTCTTGTCCTCGCTGGACAGCTTGGACGGGTCTCCCTTCAGGCCGAGAATCGCCATCGCCTTGGCCGTGTCGGGTCCGACGCCGGAGATGGCCGCGATGATGTTTTCCATCTCCTTCTTGCTCAGCTCGCGCTTGTGGCTCAGGTTGAGCAGGTACTTGGCCTCCTCCCTGTCGCCCATCCGTTCGCGCCGTTGCTGCACGCGCCGCTGCAAGTCCTCGCTCATTCGGTCCAGCGGCAACCGCATCTGCCAGCGCGCGTAGTTCAGGCTGGCCATGCCATACTTTACCGCCAGGTAGCGCGCCTGCTCGTCCTCGCTCAGGTCCGCCTTGTCCGGGTCGATACGTGCCAGGTAGCGGATGCGCTGGTCCTGGACGAGGCCGAGCTGCACCGTCTTGATGCGCATTTCCTGTTCTTCCCGGTTCGGGTCTTTGTTCAGCATCTCCTCGGTCAGGCCGAGCAGCTGCATGGCCTCATTCCGGTCCGCGACGCCCTCGCGCATGCGCTTGAGTACATTTTGCTTCTCGTCCGGGCTCAGCCGGTCCCAGCGCTCACGGCCGTAGATGCCGATGGCTTCATCCAGTGTGCCGACGCCGAAGCGCAGGCCCGTGACCAGGGCCTCCTGGAACTCGGACAGGTTGCGTGCCTCTGGGTCGATGCCCAGGGCGCGACGGGCGTTTTCTTCCCGACCTAGTTCCATCGCCCGTTCGCGCACGCGGGCCAGCTGGTCTGGCGACAGGTCCTGGTTCTTGAGCTGTTGCAGCTGCTGGATCTTGTCCTTATCAACGGGTTTGCCTTCGCGCTGGGCCCTGGCAGTGATGTCCTGGATCTCCTCGTCGATGACGGCGCTGCGCGCCTCGTGCTCGTCTCCCAGGCGGAACTGCCGCCCCGGCTTGCCGTACTGCTCGCGCAGGGCCTGGCCAATGGCCAGGTGGCGCTGCTGGATGGCAGCGACTTCCGAGCGCACGCGCGCGATGGTCTGGCGTCCTTCTGGCGTGGTTGGACTGATGTTGTAGTTCTGGGCCAGGAGGCGGGCCATGTCGTTGGACGTGTGGAGCATCGCCAGCTCCCGCAGGCGTTGCAGGTCGCGCCGCAGGATGTCGCTGTACTCGATGGCCCGGCCGCCGAGCCGCTGCACTATCTGCGGCGTCTGTACGAGGCGCGAGGCCATGTTTTCCATGTCTTGCACGAAGCGGTCTGTCCGCTCCCGGAAGGCAGCGCCTTCCTCCGAGGACCAGAACTTGGCAAACCTTTCCTGCTGATCCATCTCGCGCTTCTTCAGGATCATGCGGTCGATCATGGTCTGGTGGACATCTTCTATGCTCTTTCCCCGCATGCTCGGGTTGGCTTCCACGAAGCGCTGGACCTCGTCCTCGGTTGGCAGCCGGAATTCCGGCATGGCCTTGAACTGCTTGCGGTCTTCTTCCGTGACGGTGTGCATACGATCCATGCGCTCGGCGAACAAGGCGCCGATGGCCTGGGACACGACGTGGGGCGTGCGCAGCCTGTCGTACAGCGGTTGGACTTCATTCTGGTGCCGTTCGTACTCTTCCTTGGTGTAGGAAGTGCCGTCGGTGTCCTTCCACTTCTCACGGTCGGGCCTGCCGGCCTCTACCCAGCGCCGGTGCTTTTCCGCCAGTGGAACCAGGCCGCTCCGCTTGGCGTCGCCGGCGAGTTGCTTCTTGACGATTTCCCAGTTCATCCGGTCGGCTGCCTGCTCGATCTCGTCGGTCCGGACGCCCAGGCGGGCGGCGCGAAGGGTAGCGCTCAGGATCTCGCTGGCCTCACGCTCGGTAAGCATGTTCTGGTTCTGTTCGACCAGGGCCTTCACGTCTTCCTGGCTGGGGCGCAGCGGCACGAGGCGCCGCTGCATGAGGATGAAGGACCGGACCTCGTCGTCGCTCAGGAACTCGGCCTTCGCGCTCATCGCTTTGACCTGGTCCGGGTCGATTTCGCCGGCCTCGGCCTGCATGGCCCGCAGCGCCTCCGCTTTGACCTGGGACTCGGGCGCGTTGGCCCCTAGCATCTGCCGCGCCTTGGCCGTCTCGAAATTGAACATTTTACTGAGCCGGTCGTCCAGCTTGAGTTCATCGAGCCTCTTCTGCGCTTCCTTCAGCTTGTCCTTGTCCGCTTTATCGCCGAGCGACTTCAGGATGGCGACCTGTTGCTCCGCCTCGATGTACTGGGAGATGCGCTCGATGTCCTTTTGCTTGCGCGTCAGGAGGACAGCGGACGCCTCCGCCACGCCGATAGGCTTGCCCTGGAAATGCTCCCTGACGTAACGGATGTCACGGGGATCGACCTCCTGGCCGAAACCGCCGCGCAGGCCGACAATGTCGTTCTGCATGGTGATAAGGTTGCGCGCCTCGCCCTGGAAGCGCTCGATGTCTTCCTGGGACATTCCTTCGGCCGTGAACAGGCCGAAGGGCTCTCCTGCCTTCACCAGCTCGACGGCCTGGGCATGGAGTTCGCGTTGGGCGACGCGGATACGGTCCAGCAGGCTGGCGCGTATCTCCGGGTCTGACTCGCGCTGGACCTGATCCTGCATGTCTTCCAGTTCCCGGCGCTTCTCCTGGATCTGGCGGAAGCGCGGCATGAGCGCCCGGTTGATGTCCTGCTTGCGGATGCCGCCCAGGGCCTGGGCAATGACCGCTTGCAGGCCGTTCGGGTCGTCGGGTCGGACGTTTTGCAGGGCTTCCACGGCACGGGACAGGATGGTGCCCCTGCCCAGCGGCGCCAGCGCCTTCTGGTTTTCGGCATGGAAGCGCGCTTGCATCTGCTGCCGGTCGGCCTCGTCCAGCGTCAGCCGGTTGTGCAGGCGGTGTACGTTCTGCACATTGCCGTGGCCGCGAAAGACGCTGGAACGCAGGGCCACGTTGGCGCTGCCGATGAAGCGGTCCGCGGTCTGGCGCAGGAATTGCCGCTGCTGGCCCTCGTCCATGTCGCCGAACACGTCTTCGTGGCCGGCTGCCCGCAGCTCCTCCCGCAGGATGTTCGCAATGGCGTCGTTGCGCATCTGCGTGTCAGAGAACTCCTCGGTGCTGAGGTCGAAGATGCGCCGGTTGGCCCGCTGGTACACGTCATCGGCTGCCCGGTTGGCCCGTTGTCTTGCTTCTTCGGCAGGGAGCCCTTGCCGCTCCAGCTGCTCCCGCAAGCGGCCCTGCAAGGTGCCGCGCAGGGACATGCCGATGAAGTCGCGCACCTCGTCTCCCTGCAACCGTCGGACGAGCGCGTCCAGGCCGAGGTTGGAGATCTGCTCCCGGTTGGTTTCGCGCTGTTGCAGCATGCTGGCAATGTCGCTGCTGCTGATGTTCGCTGGCCGCCCCTGGCGGTCCTGGGCTGACTGCATCAGGCGGTAGAACTCGCTGTCGCTGATGTTGACGCTGCGCAGTTGACCTGTCTCGTCCCGGAAAGTGCTGGCGCCGGTGCGGACGGCCTGGACGTAGCGGGCCGCGGCGGAGTCCTCCTGGAAGCCGCCGACCTGTTCCGCCAGGCGCACGGCTGCGGCCATGCGGTTTGCCAGGTTCGAGGCGGCCGCCTGCACGCGCAGGTTCGCGTCCATCTGCTGCATCTGGTCCGCGTTGAACACGCCCCAGGCAACGTGGGCGGCGTGTCCCTGGGCGCGGTAGGCGCCGCCGAAGCCGAGTGCTCCCTGGGTCGCCTGCACGCCGAAGATGGGCTCCAGCCCGAGTCCGGACGCCCGGGCCTGAGCGTGCTGCTGCAACATGAGGGCGTTGTCGAGCGGCACCCCTGTCTGCCTGGCCAGGTTGTACGTCTGCCGGGCCATCATACCCAGCCTTCCCGGGTCGATCTGCCCGAGGGAGCCTCCGGTCAGGGCCTCCAGCCCAGAGATCAGTTCCTGCATGGGGGCGTTGGGCCGCCCCATGTCGCCGAAGATGTCGCGCATGGCCGCCACGGCGGCCGTGTAGGAGCGCAGCGACCGCTTGACCCGGTCCGTATCGAAGGAGCGGATCCTGTCCGCTACCGTAGAGTCGAGCGCGAGCTTGTCGATGTCCTCGGGCGTCAGCCGGTCCAGCCCCTGACTGACGTTTACTTTTTGCGCCCGCGCGGCCCGCGCCAGGTCGTCGGGCTGGTGCCGCTCCATCTCGATGATGGCGCGCATGGCCTGGGAGCGCGGGTCGTCCGGCCGCCATTCGCCCCAGCGCCGTTCCGTGGCGGCGGTGCCGAGCATGCCGCGCGCTTGCAGTTCCTGGATGAGCGCTCCGGCCTGGCCGGCGGATATGCCCAGCATCCGCGGCAGGTTCTCGTCCGAGTACAGGTCGGCGAAGATGTTCCGTGCCATGCGGCCTGCCGACTCGCTAGACATGCCCATGCGCCCCGTGACCGGGTCTATGCGGTAGCGCCCCGCTTCCATGATGCGCCGGGCCAGGATCACGGACGATCCCTTGATCCCGCCGAGCTGTTCGATGAACCCTGGCATGAACTCGGCAAGGAACGGTGTGACCGTGACGGCCATGTCGGCCAAAGAGTGGGCAGCGGCGCGCTGCTGGACGCCAAAGGGGGTGCCAGTGATAGCGGCCAGGCCGCGGAAGGAGCGGAAGAACTGTTCCCGGTCGGAGCGGGCTGCCTCGCGCACGGCTTCCTGGATCATACCCTGGAAGCGCTGGTACATGATGCGGTCGTACAGGTTCTGGTCGTGTCCGACCCCCATCGGTACCATGCCGACCTGGCCCATCATATGGCTCAGCATCGGCTGGAGGAACATGCTGGCCAGCTGCCCGAGTCCGCCCTGGATGAAGGGTATACCTTGCAGCGACGAGGCATACGGGGCCGGCTGGCTCGGGTCCGCCAGCGGGATGTATCCGGCGGACATCTGCGTGAGCATGGCCGTGGCTGACTGCTGCATCCCTATCTCCTGGCTGCCTTTGCCGCCTGCTCTAGTGCCTCGGCCCTGCGGCGGTCACGCTCTGCGATGGCTTTTTCGATCCGGTTGCTACTTTCCTTATCCCTGTTCCGTTCAGAACGCTTGCGCTCCGTCTCGCGTTTGAACTCTTCAGCCATCTTGTCGAGGCGGGCACGGACCTCCGGGTCGCTCGGGTCGCCAAAGACCGACTTGTACAGCTCAGTGAGTCTGTCTATTTCGGACTGGACGGTGTTGTCCCCTTTCTTCTGCGCGGCCCACGGCTGGAGAAGGTGAATGATGTCGCGGAGGATCGCCTGCGCGCGCTTTTGCGCCTCGGCAAAGTCCTCGTCCCGGATGCCGCTGTTGCCGACCAGGGCCAGCTGGTAGTGCAGGGCCTGCATCAGTCCTTGGACCTCGTCGTCGTCAGCCAAGGCGCGGATGAGCAGGTTGGCCCGGCGCCACCAACGTACGTCGCGGACGTCAGCCTGGCGGAAGTCGATGATCCCGCGCGCCGCCGCCCGGATCGTCAGGACTGCACCCTGGTCGGTCGCCAAAAATCCGAGTGGTACGCCATTGCCTCCATCTTGGCCACCAGCCGGTTGAACTGGTGGCACGTGTTGTTGACCACGCGGAAGACCGCCTCGGTCTTGAGCACCTCGCGGATGATGTACTCCTCGATGCGGGGCAGCGGCGTGGCATCCTGCTGCAACAGGTAGCTGCCGTCGTCGTCCTTCCACCAGAAGCCGGTTCCGGACTCGTTGGTGCTCTTGGACAGAGCGTCGGGCAGGTCGTGGAAGAAGCCTCCCTGGTCCGGCAGGCCGTTGCTGCGGAGCTGCTGGAGCTGGAGGAACAGCCGGTAGCGGTTAATCTTTTCCCAGAAGTCTACCTCGGTAGGCAGCTTGCCCAGGGCTCGGTCGCTGAACGCCTGCTTGTAGACCGTGTCAATCTCCCTGGGCGTCAGGGTGCGGAAGACGACGGTGACGGCGCCGCCAAACAGTTCGTACTCTTTCGACCAGCAGCGGGCCCCCAGCAGGGCGTGCAGGAACGACATCTTGTCGGCGTAGGGAGGCTCGGGGACGTCCGGCTGGCTCAAGTCCCACAGGCAGTGAGGGCAAAAGGAAGGCTGGACTTCGGCCCCCGTTTCCGTCCTGTACTTCTCCTTCTCCTTTTCCTTTTCTGCTTTGGCGGCAGGCGCCGCGCTGGGGGCTTGCCTTGGCCCTTCGGTCGGAGCGTCCTGGGTAGGGGTAGCAGCAGGTGGTTGCCGTTGCGGCCGGTCGTCCTCGATCTCCAGGACGGCCGCCTGTTCCGGCTGCCTTGACGCTGCTGCCTTCGGGACCGCGATAAGGGCCTGGTGCATCATCGGAGCGGCGCCCTTGTCGTTCTTCTCCTGGCTGATCGCCTGCTGGAACTTGGCCAGGCTGTGCATGGCTGACAGGATGCTGGCGCGTTCCTCCGGGTTCAGTTCGTGCAGTTCCTTGGTCACGGGTGGCTGGAAGGCCGTCACCTTTGCTTCCGCTGGCAAGATGACTGCTTCTCCGGCCTCTGCTTTCTTTTCCTTGGCTGCCTGGACCAGCAGGCCGGTCACTCCGGATGGCGGGATCGGCATGTCCTCGGTCCAGCCGACAGCTTCCAGCGCCGCTCGCTCTTGCTCGGTCAGGTTGGACGGCACCACGCCGGCCGCCTTGCCGGCTGGAGTGGCAGACCGTCCTCCTGCCGTGGCCGTGGCAGGAGGAGGTGTAGGTGCGGACGCGGGTGGCGGCACCGGTGCCAGCCCCTGACCGGTGGCCCGCGCTAGCAGGTCGTCCCGTGCTTTTCTGGCCAGGTCAATGTCTCTCGGCATGACTGTCCCTTAACGGATGAGTTTGTAGTTAGCTGCCATCGTGGCGCCGGCTTCCCAGTCTTCCAGCTTCGGGTCTTCGTATGGTCCCGGCCTGGCCATGTCGTGGCCGGCGCCTGTGTCGAACATGTTCAGCTTCTTCAACTTGAGAAAGACGCCTGGCTCCTCCAGCCACTTGCGCCTTCCCGGCCAGGGGTAGGTCTGTTCTCCCTGGTAAATGACCGGCTTCTCGTCCCAGGGTCTTCCGCCCGAGCCGAGCCCGGTACGGCTCATGGCCATCCAGCGCGCTTCCAGCCATTTGAGCTGCTCGGTCCTGTACTGCTTGCCTGGGTTGGTCGGAGGGTCGCGGAAGCTGAAGTGGACGTCCTGGATTGTGTCGTCGCTGCCGAGCTGGGTGGGCTGGTAGTAGCGCTGCGCGACCTGGAAGCGGTGCTTGGCGGTGCCGGCCGTGCGCAGGGCCTGGGCCGCAGCCACCACGGCGGCACAGGTACTCTCCAGGGACGTGGCGAAGCCGTCGGGCACCTTGCCGAGGAACATGCCCTTCTTGTCTGCCATGACGCCGGCCGTGGCAAACGACTTGGTGCCGTAGACGCCGCCGCGGACGACGATGCCGCCGTCCTTGTAGGAGATCAGCTTGCCGCCGAGCAGCAGCTTGACCTCGTCAAAGATGGCATTGCTCTTGCCGAAGGAGTAGACCTTGCGGACGGTGCTGTTGCTGTCGGACGGGCCGTAGTAGAAGTTGACCTCCCCCGGCGTGAACACGTTGATGTTGTCTCCGGCCAGGTTGAGCCGGGCGCGTCCCTTGTCCGCGTCAATGAAGACCCCGTCGCTGGCCGAGCGTAAGTAGACCTCCTTGCTCAGGATGGCGCCGACCGACTGGTCGCACTTGATGATGACGCCAGAGGCAATGACGTCCTCGCCGTACCTTTGCCGGTACATCTGGGTGCGCCCCTTGGCCTTGTTCTCGATCAGGGTGCCTCCTCTGCCGCCGTTGCCGGACAGCAGCTGCATGTTGCGCTCCGCCTTGAGGCGGACGTCCTTCTCACTGGAGGAGGCATCGAAGGAGCCCCTGGCCCGCAGGCAGATCTGGTCGGCGAAGCCGAGCAGGTCGGTGCCGGGGAGCAATTTGACCTTTCCCGGCGCCTCGATGACCACGTCGCCGCCGCCCAGCAGGATATGTTCTCCGCAACCGGCGCCCAGCTGCACAGTGCCATCGTCGTGGAAGACCAGGAACGACTCGCGCTCGAAGTAGTCCACCTGGCCGTAGCGCTGGTCGATGTGCAGCTTGCGCGGCTGCGCGTCCGGCACGAACGGCCGGTCGGCCAGGTCTGCGAAGGGGACGTTCTCCTGGATACGGCTGAAGCTGGTCAGCTCGTTCTCCTGCTTGAGCGTGTAGTCCCCCCGGTGGTAATGGAACGGGTGCAGGGCCTGCCAGTTGACCAGGTAGGCGATGACGTCGTTGACCCCGGCAGCCAGGCGCATGTGCCGGTGCGGCCCCGTGAGCTGGATGTCCTTGATCCGGTGCTGCTCTCCGCCGCTGCCGACCACGCCGGAGAAGCGGTAGTTGTTCCGGTCCGCGTCGTCGCCGTTCTGGTCCTCGGGCAGGCGCTTCTGGAAGGGCACGACCAGCTTGCAGCGCTTGCCGATGTACAGCCGCTTGGCGGACACCAGGCTGTAGGAGCCGTCCAGGCCGATGTGTTCGCGGAACAGGCCGTCGTCGGGCGGGTCGCCGTTGTCCCGGTAAAGGCGCCTGCCGCCGCTGCGGCCCGGGCGCATGACCGTGCGGAAGTGCCCCTGTCCCTTGTAGCCGCCGTACTCCTGGTAGCGGTAGCATGGCTGCACGTCCTCGGCGCCGTCCATCAGGTCTATCTTGCCGCGGGGACGGTCGTACTGGACCTCGCGGTCGCTGAATTCCTGGGTGAACGGTGTGCCGCGGTCGTACAGTCCCAGTGCCTCCCAGGGGTAGGCGGCGATGCCGCGGAAGTAGTGGGCCTCCCCTTCGTCGTCCACGCCCTCCTCCTCATGCACGGAGGACTCGACCCGGAGGTACTGGCCGGCAAGCCGACACCAGGAGTCGTACCAGGACAGGAACAGGCCGCACATCTCGTTGGCCCGCACCTGGACGAGCCAGTCGTCGATGGTGATGGCCAGGCCAGTCGGAGTGATCCAGCCGTGCTCGAAGGCGGTAGCGTCCTGGGGGCGGTGGGCCGAGAAGTCCATTGTCCCGCCTTCCCGGGACAGGCCCTTGATGGGGAACTTGTGCGCTTCCTCGCGCTTCATGCCGGAGTTGCCGCCCTGGACGATCCAGTCCGGGCAGACCACCTCGCCCCTGGCCACGAGCGGTGGCAGGACGCCTAGGATGACCCCCCAGTGCAGACCGTTGGGGATGAAGACCAGGACCGAGCTGCCCGGTGGCAACGGGCCGGTGCGGCGGGGGCCGCAGGGCACCAGGCCGGTGTCTTCCGCCTTGCAGGCGGCGATGAAGCCATTGCCGTCGCCGCACTGGACCTTGTACCAGTTGAGATAGGGGATGGCATGGACAACCAGGCCGCGGGTGAGACGGCCGGTGGAGCCCAGCGACTGCGTGCGCTGCTGGGACACGCGGAGGGAGTCGCCGAGGGTGCCGCCGCTGGTGCCGACCAGGGCAGACAGGGAACGCACCCAGTCGTCTAGCTCGTTGATGCGTCGGTCGGCAGGAGGCGTGAGGGGGCTGAAGCCGCCTGGGTCGGCGCGCGCTCGCTCGTGCAGCATGGCTTCTTCTCACCTTGCGGTGCGTCTGTGGGCCTGCATGGCCCTGGGAAGGAGGAAGGTGTCCTATCCTCCTCCTTCCAGTGTTCATCCGGCCGCTGGACGTCCCTGGCCAGCGCTTGCTACCGGTCTGGAGGTCGGTCTATCTCACTTCCAGACCGGAGAAGATGACGGTTGCATTGGTATTGACAACCATGTCGTTGGCATTGACGGACAGTCCCACATTGGTCAGCACGGCTCCCTTCATGTCCCATGTGTCAGGATCGGCGGTGAGACTCATGCCTCCGAAACAGAAGTTAGATGTGTGGATGGTCAATCTGTTGTCATCACACACGTCTCCGTAGCGGTCGTAGAAAGTGAGAACCTGGTTTCCCGGACCAAGGATGTGTCCAATGGTACAGGTGCCCTGTGCTCGTCCACTGACGTAGTAGTAGTGTGTTGGAGCACCCCAGTTGCCTAGCTCATAGACGCGCGTAACGTTTAGTGAGTATTGCAGGTTCAGGTTCTGCATCAGGATCCCGAGTCCCGTCACCGAGCCACCGATGACGCCTTCCTGCGCGTGCATGGCGCCGCCGTAATTGACTTCTGCCCGCTTGAATACGTCTGGCATGGTTTCCTCCCTGTCCAGAAGCCCCGGTCCTGACGACCGGGGCGGCTTCCTTGTGCATTAAGGTTTGGCGGCCGGCTGCTTACTCTCCGGCCGCCAGTGGACGGTCAGATGACAAGGTGGATCTCGACGTTGTTGAACGGATAGGGAACTTTCAGGTTCAGCTTCACAACGATGCGGTCCTTGAGCGTCAGGTGCTGCCGCGGGCCATCCACGATCTCGGCGTCGATTAGCTGGCCGCCCAGGTTGGGTGTCGCGGACTCGGTCTTGAGCAGGTCGATCAGTATGTTCGTTTCCGCGCGCAGCCGCGACTCGATGGCTGGCGTGACGTTGGTGACGCCGATGAAGGGACGGAACTGGTCCTTGAAGCGGTAGCTGATCGAGTCCACGTTGGACGTCAGCATTTCCTCGCGCTGGTTGATGTCGCTGTAGCCTCCCGTGGTCAGGGCGTGCCGCGTGAAGATCTGGCCGACGTCCGTTTCCATGCCGCGCAGGTCTTGCGTGACGATCCAGGTGCCGCCCGTAGCCATGATGTCCAGCTGCGACCGGTTGAACTTGGCGGTCGTCCGCGGGACATCGGAGAAGCCGACGATCTCCAGGTGGGTCATGCCCTGGTGCGGCAGGATGCCGGAGCGCAGGCCAGCCAGGGCAGCGTTCAGGAAGTAGCCTTCCTGGACCGTGCCGGCGGACTCGATCCGGTCGGGCCAGGTGGAGCGGATGCGGCGGTCGCCCCAGGCGCCGGAATTGCGCGCGATCTCCTCGGCTTCCTCCGTAGCACTCAGGTTCCGCCAGATTTCAAACCGGGCCGGAACCGTGATCGGCGCGCCGACACTGGACAGCAGGCGCAGCTGGTCCTCCGACTGGACCTCGTCCACGAGGAACTCGCTGTACTCCTCGTTGCCGAAGCCGTCCGTGGTGTACAGCAGACGGACCACGTCGCCGGCGCGGACCTTGTTGCGCAGGAAGTCGGCGTTGCCCGACGTGCAGCGCAGGATAGTGTACTGGCTGCCAGGGCTCAGGGGATCGTCCTCGACGACGCCTAGGGCGACCTTGCCGTCCGACGTGGTCGGCTCGGTGTGGCCCTGGACCTTGGAGGTGGTGGACACAATCGGGATCTCGGGGATCCCTTCCTGGTTGACCCAGAGGACGCGCCAGAGTCCCTGTTCCGGGCTGGACATTGCCTTGACGTGGGCAGCGTACAGGTCAAGGACCGTCCGGCGGCGCGTCAGCGGCACCAGGCCATAGACGTCGTCCCGGCCAAGCAGCAGTTCCAGGACGCCGGCCCATGCCTCGTCGTCGTCCGGGTCGCAGACGGCGGTGAACTTCACCTCGGAGCCGTTGCTGTTTTCCAGGGCCTTGAAGACGCCCCACTTGAGCGGGTTGTCCGGGTGCAGGGCGCCGGAGATGACATTGTTGATGTCACCGACGTCCCGGATGGTGCCGACCTCGTGGCAGAGGTCTTGGAGCCAGTACCGCACCTCGACGAACATCTCGCCGTAACCCTTGCTGGGCTCCGAGTGGACAGCGAGGGGCTGCTGCACGCCGTTCAGGGTCCACGTCTCGTCAAAGGCTATGATGCCGGACTTGACCGTGATGTCCGTCTCGCTGGTCTCCCAGTTGGTCAGCGGGGCGAAGCCCACGCGGTTTTTCTCGACCTGGAGCAGCGGCTTGAGGATGAACAGCGTGAGGTCCACCTCCGAGCCGTCCGGGATGCCCGGGTGGAGGCTGTGCCCCAGCTCCAGGGTGCGCCGCGGCCCATCGGCGATGCCCGTGACGGGGATGTAATAGCGGTCCCCCTTGCGCAGGCCGAGGCCGCTGAACGACACGGTGACGCCGAGCGTGCCGACCGGGACGGCCACTCCGGCATTGGGCACCACGGTCGGCCCGCTCAGGTCGATGCCGTTGGTAGTGCTGACCTTGATCTGCGGTTTGACCGAGCTGGTGTACAGCCCGCCGCGCGACACGGTGATGATGTAGGTGGTGTCCTTGCGGCCGTCGTAGGAACCGCCCGAGGTCGGCAGGGGCTGCACGAAGTTGTCCTGCACGGTCACGCGCCAGCGCTGTCCAGCGATCAGGTCGTCCGGGCTGACGTTGTTCATCCCGGCCGACAGTGAGCAGGCCGCCGAGCTGTCTGTGTCGAAAATGACGCGGAGCCCGCGCGTGCCGATCACGGTCGGATGCCCCGCCGCTGACGGCACGACGCTGGCGACGTCGTCCTCGCCGGAGCCCGAGATGACACGCAGGCGGGCCAGGGTGAAGTCGCCGTTTACCGAGCCCTCTGTGACCAGGATGTCATAGGTTTCCTCGATGTGGCCACTGGGCAGGCCGTCATACAGCGTGTGGTCGGACGTGACCGTGACGCAGTTGTCTGGGCCGTCCGTCTTGACCACGAACGAGGTGGCTGACTGCGTGCCCGGATTGTTGCTGTCTACCTCGGCGGGGCTGATCACGCTGGGCAGCTCGTCGCTGATGATCCCCTTCACGTAAGTCCACAGCGTCACGGGCGTGCTGCCGGCGATGCCACGCACCTTGACCACGTCGCCGACCTGGACGTCGCGGTCGAGCAGGCTGGAGTGGCGGGGGTAGGCATCGCCGTTGCTGGCAAAGTTGACCGTGGCAGAACGAATACGGTTGCGGTAGCCAGCGGTCTTGGTGATGACGGATCCCTGGCCGATGGTGTCGTGGAAATACTGGAGCAAGGCGTCCTTCAGCCAGAGCTTGACGTAGCTGAAGTCTGCCTTGCCGCCGGCGGGACGTTCCGGCCACGGGTAGGCAGTGTCTACCAGCCGGTCATAGAAGCCGAGACGCCCCTGGTCCCTCTCGTCACTGTCCGCGTAGCGGATCAGCTTGGCATGCGGTCCGCTGATGTGCGCGCGCAGCGGGTTGGCCACTGCGCTGGGGACAATGCGGAACTCCTGGAACACCAGAACCTGGGGGAGAACATAGGTAGGCATCTTGTCCTCGCCTCCATGCGAGAAAGAGCGTGGTCATTTGGTTTCTTGCAACAGCACCCCGTCCAGCAGGACGCTCAACGGCACCTTGCGCAGCTTCAGGGACTCCTGCTGGAGTATCCAGCCCTCGCCGTAGGCCCAGCCCACGGTCACGGGGATGACAAAGCTCTCCCTGGACTCCTCAACTTCCGCGGCGGCACCGACTTCTGTGACTTGCCAGTTGTACAGTCCCAGGTACTGACGGATGACCGGCGAGAACTGGGTCAGCTCCCGCTGCACTTCCGTTGCCAGGATCTCCGCGCTCGCGCCCGACTCGTGGATGCAGAACACGGTATGCGACCCGACCCAGAAGGTCTGGTACTGCACGAAACCCTGTTCGGTCGTGCCGACCACGTCCCCCAGCATCATGCGGAGGTTCTGCCGGCCGTTTGCCTTGATGATGCAGGCGGGTCGCTTTTCCACCAGCTCGCCGCGCCAGCGGTGGATGCTTTCCACCAGGATACCAGTTCGCTCGTCCTCACGCCAGACCAGCCCACGCAGGTCCGGCTCCTCGATGTTCAGGGGGGTGCTGAAGTGCCGGACCAGCAGGTCACGGATCAGACCCGTTATCATGATGGGCCGCCAGCCGAGCGAGCACAGGGCGCTGGGCGTGATCGGCTGGAGCTTGTCACGGCCGGACGGCGGTTGCGGCGGCTGCGGAGGCTGGGGAGAGCACCAGCTGGCCGGTGTGCTCATGGATCACTGGCTCCTTCCCAAACATGACCCGGATGACGGACCGGATGTCCGGCTCGTAGGAGCGCAGGTCCAGACGCTCCAGGCCGAGGCGCTGCCGCTGTCTCCCTGGACTGGCCGGGGCCGGCTGCTGGCCGTGTTCTCCCCTGGGAGGGCGACGGAACTCCGCCAGGGGTCCAATGGTCGCGGCGGCGCGGCGGGGATAGTAGGGCATCAGTTCTCCTCGTCCGTGGACAGCAAGCCAATCCTGGCCAGCTGGTCCGGTATCTGGATCGTGTACACGACCGAGGTGAACGGCACCGGCCGCAACTGCACCTGGGCCACCAGGGGCACGCCGCGCATCTCGGCCGTGTGCTGGACATTGTGGACGTAGTAACGGTCGTCCGTCTGCCGGGACACCCAGATGTCGCCTTCGGACAGCAGGTGGGAGCCCAGCATCTCCGCGGTGAGGACTACGTCCTGGATCGTGCCGCGCGCCTGGCCTCCGTCCAGCTCCGTGCGCCGGTACTTGGGCTGGACCTCGGCCCAGACGCACGCCATTGGGTAGTAGTAGCCGCAGCGCTTGCCCGTGCCGTAGCAGTCCGGGCAATTGGGGTCGCGGACCTCCCGGGTCATGGGGTCCAGGCAGGTCGGACAGTCCGCGCCGGTCCAGCGCCGCTTGAGCAGGTAGCCATCCTGTCCGCCGGGTCCGAAGCGGTAGCCCAGCAGGCGCTGCCGGACGATCTCCCGGGCCAGCCTCCAGCTGCGCCGGTCCAGCACGCCCATGCCGCCGGTAGGGAGGCTATAGTAGGTGCCCTGCGACGTGGTCAGCTTCACCCGGTAGTGGGTCCAGTTGGTCTTGCCCCAGACACGCTGCTCCGGGTCGTGGGCAAAGTAAACGTTCTCCACCGGCAGGCCCACGTCGGTCCAGTCGTCCGCGTCCGGGTTGCTGGTCGTGCCGACCTGGAGCTGGAACACGAGCGGGGCAGGGTCCGTGAACGTGTCCAGCAACTCCCACATGATCCGGGTCATGCCGCGGACCAGGTGGCTGACCACGACCCGGTCGAAAACGGTGTCGCAGGACGACGGCAGGCACGGCTGGCAGGTGCTGCGCTGCTCGGTCATGGCCACGCTGTCCTTCTCCCCCGGTACGCGAAGGCGACTGCCCCATTGAAGTAGGAGAGGCAAGGCAAGGTCAACTTCAACTTCCGTCCTGGCTGATAGCTAAAGAAAGCATTTCCGTCCGAAGGGCGGCCTCGCTCCGTCATGTCCCGTAGGGATGGGGCCTGGGGTTTCCTGTCCGACCTAACGGACCCGGTAGCTGTAGGCAGACCGGACCTCGCCCAGGAAGCCCTTGAGGTTTATTTCGACCTTCTTGTTGTAGAGCCAGGTCATGTATTCATTCCACAGTTGCTGGCCGTAGGCCAGGTATTCACTCTCCTTGTTCTTGTCCGCGATGGCGACGCCGCCTGCCTGGTGCTGGAGCGCATTGCGCCGGTAGTGGTGCGCCGCGTAAATGTGCAAACGGGCGATGATCCCCTGCTTCCAGTGGAAGCGGAAAGGGAAGTCCCTGGGCGTGAACGTGCGGACCGGCGGCGGTATCTCGTTCCAGGCTTGCACCGGTTCCAGGATCGCCTGGAGCAGCTGGTCGTCGGCAAACTCCACGTTGTCGAGCAGGTACTGGTTCTCCGCCGGGTCTGAGTCCATCATGGCCATGCGGATCTCGTTGATGGTCGGCGGCCCGAGGTCGTCAGCCAGGGTCTCCCGTTTCAACGGGTAGAGGGAACGCTCCACAGACAGCAGGCCGTCGTTGACCAGGACGACCTTGCCGGCGCCGTTCCGGATGGCCCAGGACAGCTGGTAGATGCCCGCCCGCTCAACAATGTCCTCGCGCAGGGTGGCCTGCAAGACCCCGGCCAGGGGGTCGTGGGACGTGACTGGCAGCTCCCAGACAGGGTTGAGGTCGCTCACAGGTCCGTGCGCCAGCGCGTCCTTGACGCGCAGCACGGCGGTGCCGCCTCCGCCTGGCTCCGGGACGGTGGACAGGCTGCTGGAGCTGTCCGACAGCGCGCCCTCGACGTCCAGGTAGCCGGACAGGTCAACCGCGCGCCCCCTGCGGTCCCGGAAGACGTGCTCCAGGGTGGCTGCCACGCCCTGGTCCACGATGAATGCCTTGACGCGGCGCAGGACCGGGCAGTCGTCCATCTCGTGGATGCCGGCCCGGACCACTTCCAGGGCAGGCGCTCCAGCGGGACCGCTGACATGCAACGGCTCGACAATGATGGCCATGACCTTGCTCCCCTTTCCGCCGTCCGGGTCAGGTCACGACAAGGTGGACGACCCTTGGACGGATCACGCCCTGCTTGAAGACCAGCAAACTGTAATCGCCCACGTCCAGCATCATGGGGGACGTCCAGCGACCGTTGACGTCGGTACTGACTGTGGCGACCACGAACTCCTGGCTGCGCCGGCCAGAGGCGTAGTCCGCGTAGCGGAAGCAGCGGATGGACGCATTGTCCACGCGCACCCCCGTACTCGTTTCAACCGCCAGGTTGTCCGGGCCGCCGTAGTCATGGTCCACCTGGATAGGTCCGCTGCCCTGCAAATCAGCCATTTTGGCCGGTGTCACGTCGCGCAGGGAAGCGACCGTGTCCACCGCGGTGTCGGCGGCCAGGCCGATGACGCGAATGGACACCACGTCGCCGCCCTCCAGCGGCACGGGACGGCTGACAATGATGGTCTCGTGGCAGGACGGCGGCACAGCCACGTCGCTGTCAGGAGAGAGCGGCACGCTGTTGAGGCGGATGCGGGCCCGGTACAGGCCGCCGCCGGCCAGTGGCCTGGCAGGGCTGCCCAGTGCCACCCGGGCCATGACCTCGATGGGGGCCGTCCCGGTGTAGACGTAATGCAAGACCTCGACCTCGTCCGCGATGCTGATGTTCTGCTTGACCACGCGCGCGAGTTCCATTCTCCACCCCTTTGCCTCTGCCTCCTCCGTTTCCTGGCATGCGCGCTGGTCCCTGGCCAGCGACCAGTGTGGGCTTTCCGCTGCCGTCTGCTAGAACATCTGGCCCCCTAGTATGGTAACGAAGATCGGGCAGGAAAAATTGCCGGTGTGATGGCCGGCGCCATGCACAAACAGGTTGTGGCCGAACCATTCCCCGGACGCGATGCCGTCAGGGTACACGGTCACGGCGCCGCGACGGACTTCCGGCATGCCTAGGGCAAGGGCGGAAGAGGTTCCTGCCGGGGCAAGTACCAGTGCCAGCCGCACTGCACCGGACCCTTCCTCGGACGGTATGCCTGTCGGCGAAACCGTCAGCCCCATGTACGGTACACTGCATGCCTCTTCCGATGGAATCCCGACAGCATGGATGGTGTAGGTAGTCAGCTGGGTGACAGGGGTGCCGAATAATTCTCCGGATGGAATGCCACTCGGGGATACCGTCAGCTGGACATGTGACGTGCCAAACGATTCTCCGGATGGAATGCCACTCGGAGATACCGTCAGACGGATGACAGTGGTGCCGAATACTTCCCCGGATGGAATGCCACTCGGGGATACCGTCAGCCGGATGACAGAGGTGCCGAATAATTCCCCGGATGGAATGCCACCAGGAGATACTGTCAGCTGGATGACAGGGGTGCCGAATAATTCCCCGGATGGAATGCCACTCGGGGATACCGTCAGCTGGATGACAGGGGTTCCGAATACTTCCCCAGATGGAATGCCACTCGGGGATACCGTCAGCTGGATGACAGTGGTGCCAAACTCTTCCCCGGATGGAATGCCACTCGGAGATACCGTCAGGCGGATGACAGAGGTGCCAAATGCCTCTCCGGACGGAATGCTGTCCGGTGCAATGATTAGTGTGTCCAGCTGGACATGTGGCGTGCCAAATACTTCCCCGGATGGAATGCCACTCGGAGATACCGTCAGCCGGATGACAGAGGTGCCAAACGCTTCCCCGGACGGAATGCCACCAGGAGATACTGTCAGACGGATGACAGAGGTGCCGAATACTTCCCCGGACGGAATACCACCAGGGGATACCGTCAGCTGGACACGTGGCGTGCCAAATACTTCCCCTGGTGGAATGCCACCAGGAGATACCGTCAGACGGATGACAGAGGTGCCAAATGCTTCTCCGGATGGAATACCACTCGGAGATACTGTCAGCTGGATGACAGGGGTGCCAAACGATTCTCCGGATGGAATGCCACCAGGAGATACTGTCAGCTTGATGACAGGGGTGCCGAACGATTCTCCGGACGGAATGCTGTCCGGTGCAATGATTAGTGTGCCTAGCTGGACATGTGGCGTTCCAAACGCTTCTCCAGACGAAATACCACTCGGAGATACCGTCAGCCGGATGACGGAGGTGCCAAACGCTTCCCCGGGCGGAATGCCACTCGGAGATACCGTCAGCTGGATGACAGTGGTGCCGAATACTTCCCCGGACGGAATGCCACCAGGAGATACCGCCAGACGGATGACAGGGGTGCCAAACGCTTCCCCGGGTGGAATGCCACCAGGAGATACTGTCAGCTGGATGACAGTGGTGCCAAACGCTTCCCCGGGTGGAATGCCACCAGGAGATACTGTCAGCTGGATGACAGTGGTGCCGAATACTTCCCCGGATGGAATGCCACCAGGAGATACCGTCAGCTGGATGACGGGGGCGCCAAACGCTTCCCCGGATGGAATGCTGTCCGGTGTAACGATTAGTGTGCCCAGCTGGACATGTGGCGTGCCAAACGATTCTCCGGATGGAATGCCACTCGGAGATACCGTCAGACGGATGACAGGGGTGCCAAACGCTTCCCCGGGTGGAATGCCACCAGGAGATACCGTCAGACGGATGACAGTGGTGCCAAACGCTTCCCCGGACGGAATGCCACCAGGAGATACTGTCAGACGGATGACAGGGGTGCCGAATACTTCCCCGGATGGAATGCCACTCGGAGATACCGTCAGACGGATGACAGGGGTGCCAAATGCTTCTCCGGACGGAATGCTGTCCGGTGCAATGATTAGTGTGCCCAGCTGGACATGTGGCGTGCCAAACGATTCTCCGGATGGAATGCCGCCAGGAGATACCGTCAGGCGGATGACATAGGTGCCGAATACTTCCCCAGATGGAATGCCACCAGGAGATACCGTCAGCTGGATGACAGGGGTGCCGAATACTTCCCCGGATGGAATGCCACCAGGAGATACTGTCAGACGGATGACAGAGGTGCCAAACGCTTCCCCGGATGGAATGCTGTCCGGTGTAATGATTAGTGTGCCCAGCTGGACATTTGGCGTGCCAAATACTTCTCCGGATGAAATGCCACTCGGAGATATTGTCAGACGGATGACAGAGGTGCCAAATGCTTCGTCAGACGGGATGCCGGTGCAGCGGACGGTGAGGCGAAGTCTGGCCGTGCCGAATGATTCCCCAGATGGGATGCCGGTCGGCTCCAGCGGCGCAGGCTCCAGGGCAATCAGCACCGAGGCCCAAGCAGCTGACCCACTTGCGGTATCGACAACGGTGCCGGTCGGCGACGTGCTGAAATACTCCCGGTCATGTAGGGCTACGGAGCCGCGTTTCCCGCCTGCGTTTGTCAGGTAACACTGCTGCGTGCCGGAAGTGGCGTCCTCGAAGCGGTAGGTGTACCCTGTGGGGGCCGTGCGCGTCCGGTCATACCCCATGCCGTTGCAGGCCAGGATGAAGCAACCGGCTCTGGTCGGCGTGATGCTATTGTGTTCGATGGTCGAGTCGCTGCCGGTGTTGAGGGTGCCTACCACGTTGGCAGGACTGCCGGTGCGCTTGACGCCGCGGTAAGCGGCAATGCCTCCAATCGGCGCGGTCCCGCTGGAGTGCGTCACCGTCAGGTTGGGCGTGGTGCCTGCGTAGCGGAAGTACCAGACAGACAATCGGCTGGTAGTGCCGCCGCCGTTGCCCTGGACAAGCTGCGTCCAGCCCGAGAAGGAATGCGCCACGTTGTCCGAGGAGTGGACAACGGCGATCCAGACGTCATCCACCTGGGGCGAGGGCGGTGCCCCCAGCGTGATGTTGCCGCTGGCGGCGGAGCCTTCGTCGCCGACGCCAACAAACGTGATCGGCACGGGTGCGCCTCACCACACCATGCAGAGACAGGTCCAGGAGGGGACTCTTCTTACCCCCCGGTGCTCTGGCTGCCACCGGGCTCGCCGACCGCAGCCGTCGAGGCGATGCTTTCTGCCGCTACGACGCGCCGGAGTGCTTCCTTCTGGTCATCGAGCAGTCCGGTCCACATGTTCTCGGCCTCTGCTTGGGCCAGCAGCTTGTCCCGCTGGGATACCAGCTCCAGGATCTGCGCCCGGCGGGACTCACGCTCTGCCGCCAGGGCGGCGCTGAGATCCGCGATCATCTCCTCCAGCTCTGCGATCCGTTGCGCTGTGTTCATTCCTGACACCTCCTGGCTGGCGGCCGCACCGCCACGGTGGGCCTGCCAACGGAACCCCGGGGACGGATGCCGCCGCACGCGGCGGCACTCTGGCCTGCCTCGTACAGCTTGCGTTGGTCGGAAGTCAGTTGCAGCGGTATGCCCAGGCACCAGAGGAGGGCCTGGTCCGCAATCTGCCGTTCCGCCACAGCCGCCGTGTCGGCCTCGACCTCCTTGGCCTGGGTGTAGGCGGCCTTGCCGACCTCGTAGGCTGACTCGTGCGGCGCCTCCAGCCACAGCCTCCCGTCCAGCTCGACCAGGACCATCAGACCGAACCGGCGCACGACGAGCCGTCCGTCTCCCACCCGTTCCGGTCCGAGGTCTGCTGGCTCCGTGCCCGTGGCCGCGTAGCGGCGCGCCTCCTCAAAACGGCGCTTGAGCGCCAGATAGAAGTCCACGGCGGCCGGCCAGCTCAGGCCGATGCCTCGGCCGTTGCTCGTGATTACTACCCAGTTGCCGCGACGACCGACCCTGCATTCCTGCCGCACGGGAAAGTTCCAAAATCCGTTTTTTACAACTTGAAGATGCGGTTCGGCCCGTTGTCCCACTGGATGATAATGTCGCCGCCGTTCGGTGTCACTGGCAGGCCCGTGGCCGTGTCGATGAATGCGATCAGGTACTTGGCCGACTCGGAAGCTGGCGTGTCATCGTAAATGACAATCGACTCGACAGAGGCCCCGGACACGGTCGAGAGCGTGACGTCGGCCGCGTCGGCCACGCCCGCCGTCGAGGTCTTGGAAGTGAAGTTGCCGCTGGTGGCGACCCGCGCCCCGGCAGCGATGTCGTCGAGGAAGTCGTCGCTGGACACGGACGGCGTATCGACGCCGTGGTCCACCAGGACCAAGCGGATGTTGTCCGCTGTCCAGTCGATATTTGCATCCAGGAAGTGCCCGCGGGCAGAGTCAAACAATGCATTGGCCATCAGTGGCAGTCCCCTTTCTCCCTAGACCTAGATGAGGGGCGATTCCGCAATGACCGTCTCGCTGCCGTCTCCCCACAGGGCGACCAGCTGCGAGCGCGTCCCCATGCCGCTGCTCAGGCTCAGGCTGCCCGTGTCGTTGCGCAGGTAAAGACGGACCCGGTTGGGCAATGGTATCTGGGGCGCCGGGATCTCTTCCAGCTCGATGTAGTCGCCGATTCCCACTCCCTGGGCTCCCTGGGCTCCCTGGGCTCCCTGGGCGCCACCGCTGCTGCTGTGCGTGAAGCTGAGGACCACCTGGTCGTTCGCGGCAAAGGAGCCGTTGCCGGTGATGTAGGACACCGTGAACTTGCGGTAGCCGTTGCCGTTTATCACGTTGCCGCTGACAACGTAGACGGCGAACCGGCTGCTGTCATCTTCCTTGAAGATGCGCAGGATGCCTCGGTGGGAGACCGGGCCCGTGTCGTCGAAGCTGTCCAGCCAAGAGGTCCGGTCCGCCAGCAGGCGGTCCAGGTTGTCGGCGTAGATGGTCGTGACCGAGGACGGGACGGCGTGGTCGTAGCGCAGGTAGCCGGGCCCCGGGTCCGAGTCCAGCAGAGACGAGGAGAACGTGTATGGCGCGCTGTTGCCGCCGGCGTCTCCCCGGCTGCCCTGTGCCCCTGGCACGCCCTGGGCGCCTTGCGCCCCAGGTGGTCCCTGCGCCCCCTGGTCGCCCTGGAAGCCGGCGTCTCCGGGGCTGCCCTGCGCCCCCTGGGAACCTGTGGCTCCAGGCTGTCCCTGCTCGCCGGCGGGGCCCTGGGGGCCCTGGAGTCCGGTGCTGCCGGCAGGCCCCTGTTCCCCCGGCACGCCCTGGGCTCCCTGCGGACCAGGGTCGCCCTGTGCCCCCTGGTTCCCCTGGTAGCCCTGGTCGCCCGGGATGCCTGGCTCCCCCTGGAACCCCTGGGCTCCCACGGCGCCCTGGGCGCCTGTCTCACCCTGCGGTCCCATCGGACCCTGGGCCCCCACGGCGCCCTGGGCACCTACCGGACCTTGCATGCCCATTGGACCCTGGGCCCCTGTTGGCCCCTGGGGACCAGCATCTCCCTGTTTCCCCTGGGCACCGCTCAGGCCGGCCATGCCTTGCCTGCCCTGTGCCCCCTGGCTGCCCTGGGCGCCCACGGCACCCTGGGGACCGGCCGGCCCCACCGCGCCTTGGGCGCCGGCCACCCCCTGCGGCCCCTGGGGACCGGCACTTCCCTGCTTGCCCTGTGCTCCTTGGCTGCCCTGTACGCCGGCTGGACCCTGCGCCCCCACCACTCCCTGGGCGCCGACCGGACCCTGAGCCCCCGTCTGGCCCTGGGGGCCTGCTGGGCCCTGCGCCCCCACTGTGCCCTGGGCGCCGACCGGACCCTGAGCCCCCGTCGGACCCTGGGGGCCTGCTGGTCCCGTGGCGCCGGGCGGACCCTGCTGGCCCGTGGCACCCTGGGCGCCCTGTGGACCTGGACTGCCCTGGCTGCCCTGGAAGCCGTGCGCTGGCCCCTGGAATCCCTGGGCGCCGACTGGACCGGGCTGGCCCTGGTATCCCTGGTGGCCACGGATGCCTTGGTAGCCGCGTAGTCCCCGCGGGCCCTGGCTCCCCTGAAAGCCGCGCACGCCGCTGGGACCGGGCGGGCCTTCCCGAGCGGTGGTTGTCATCTCGCCTCCTCGACAAAAACGGCGGGCCCGGTAAGGGTGCCCGCCGTTGCGGGTCCGCGCGACCGACGCGCCGGCGGTGACTGGAAGAGCCTCACGGCCCGGACAGGGAAACGTTCCAGCAGGGATCGGCCACGCCGAGCACGCCGTTGGTCAACTTGAGTGTGCGGACGGAGCCTGGATGGTTCGTGTCCTCCAGGACGGGGCTGGGGGTCTGGATGATCTCCAGGTCGCCACGTTGCAGGGCGCGCTCGAAGGCGAGGATGGAGCGGCGCGCCTCTCCCCGCTCGAAGCGGACCAGGGACTCCTTGATGTCGCCGAAGACGGTGAACTCTTCTCCGGCATCCAGCTCGCGTCCGTGCGGCGGCAGGAAGCCGAACTTCTTCCGTCCGCCCGACGTGTTCTTGACGGTGGAGTACAAGCACTGCATATCGTAAGGCATGGGTGCCCTCCTCGGTCATCCGGGGAACAGCGCCGCCGGCGCTGGCCAGCTACCTACCGCGACGCTTCCAGCTGTGCCTGGATTTCGGCTGCCTCGGCTGCCTTCAGGGCCAGGACCGAGTTGTACAGGATGGGGTTGCGGCACAGGTCCACGGCTGCCTGCCACTTGGCCATTTCCTCGTTGGCGGCCTGGGCCTGCTTGATGCTTCCGTCCAGACCGTGCGAGCTTACGACGTGGTCCAGCATCCGGTTGGCCACGAAGTAGGGGTTAACCGCTGTCGAGCCGGCGTCCTGCGCCTGCTTGACCACGGCGTCGTGCTCGACCAGGCGCAGCTTGCCGGCCGTTTCCAGCATCCACTGCGCCTCTTCCGGGCTACGGGGGCAGTAGCCGGCTGCAGCGCACTTGTTGAAGAACACCTGCTGGTGGACGGCGGTGAACAGGTTGTTGTAGGCCGTCTGGACGTCTGGCAGGACGGACTGGTTCTCGTTCACGGGTATGTACTCCCAGGACAATTATGGGTCGGCCGGAGCCGCCACGGGTCACATGCCGCCAAGCAACTGCCGCAGGCGCGCCAGCTCCTCCGCGCTGAGCGCCTCCTGCTTCTGGAGCGCCTGTTCGCCGCCGGCCTCACGCAAGAGCTTGCGCAGCAACAGCTCCCGGAGCAGCTGGTCCGTGGCCGTGTCCGGACGAGAAGGCTGCTGCACGACAACGGGACTGAACACCGGCGCCGGATAGTAGTAATAGCTGAAGTAAGTGACGTAGGCCGGCGATGGAGAATACACCGACCGGCTGGCAGAGGAGTAGCACGAGGAGCCATGTGCCGCCGCCGGCGCCGCCAGTCCCAGCAGGCTGGCAAGGAACATGGCCGCCGGCACCAGGAACAAGGATGGCCTCATGGATGGTCCCCTTTCTGTCCAGCGGAAGGACTAGCCCTGGTTCTTGAAGAAGTCCTGTCCGATCATGCCGTTGTTGCGGTAGTAGTCGCGCGAGCGCGGGATGCCGAGACTGTCCAGCTCGATCTTCCAGGAGTTCGGGCTGTGCGGGATAGGCGGCGCCGACGGGTTGGTCTCATGGTTTGCGATCTCGTCCTTCCTGTCCGCCGCATAGAACCGGCGCGTGCTCCCCTGGTTGTTGCGGATTGAGGTCCGGACCAGCTCCGGCACGCCAGGCGTGTACCCCTGGCCGGCGACCGTGCCAGGCGGCTGGACAACGTTGACCCGGGTAATGGCCTGGTCCACGTAGACGCCACGAGGGGCCTGGCTGTTGGCAGCCAGCGTCGTGCGCACGGGCTGGGCCTGGGGCCTTGGGTCGTTAGGGCTGCTCATGGTCTGTCCCTCCTCCGTCACCGGAGGCGGCCGGCACGGCCGCTCCTCCCTTCCCTGTCCTGTCCGTCGTCTCCGCTCCTTACTGGAAGTCGGCGCGGGCCAGACCGCCCGTATGGCCGATGGCGCCGCCCAGCGTCTCGTAAGCGAAGAACTCCAGCATGTATGCTTCGCGCCGGATGTACATGGTCGTGTCTTCCAGCAGGTAGCTCTTGCCGATGAACTTCGGATCCGCGAACTGGTAGATAGTGTTGGTCGGCACCAGGCCCTTCTTGATCGTGATAATCCAGTTGACGCCGAGGAACTGCTGGAGCGACCAGCCGTTCTTCATGATGTCCTCGGCCAGCGTGCCGCCCATCTCGTTGTGGGTGAACTTGCCCACTTCCTTGATGGTGATGTTGTTCAGCAGGCAGACGTGGACCTCCAGGTTCGACGGCGTGTTGGGCATGATCTTGAGGCTGTCCCAGAGCGTGTCCCGGGTAATGCCTCCAGCGATGACCTCGTACTGCACCGTGCCAGAGGTCGGCACGACCAGGCCAGGTCCGACCAGGGCCGCGTTGACAGCGCGGAGGAACTTGCCGTCCTCCTCTGCCAGCATGTCCTTGATGGCGTTGTCGGACAGCACCTGGCGGATGTCCATGACCCAGGTACGCAGCTCGTCCACGTCCTTGGTGAAGCGCTGCGTGACGATGCGGTCGAACATGACCCGGTAGCGCGGGCCGCGGATGTACAGGTTCGTCGGCAGCGTGGCGAAGGGGATGGAGATGGCCGCGGGGGAGTCCGGTTCCTTGTCCACCACCTTGACCGGCTTGTCCGTGTCCACCTGCCGGTCCAGCTCGTCGTTGGTGATCTGGAGCGGCGGTATGAGGCGCCGGTAGAAGCCGTCTTCACGCATCTTGGTGCGCGTGAAGTCATTGATCCCGTCGATGGCCTGCTTCTCCATGACCGGGTCATTGCTGGAGAGATACTCGAAGGCGGCCTCGGACATCATCTTCGATTCTTCTCGCGTGAGTACCTGGGGCATGATCGGTAGACCTCCGTGCAGAAGGTATGTTCATCCTTGGAAACGGGGCGGCCACGGCCGCCCTCACCTTCCGGACCGTCCGCCTTTCTAGTGGCGGCACGCCACGGCCGGCATGTGTGAAGACGGTGCGCCCCAGGCATACGACCATGCGCTGCGCCGCCGGGGCGGCCCCGGCGCGGCGCTGCCGGGCCATTACGACGGGAATACGGGGAACGGCCAGAAGGCGACCGCGTCGTGCCCGTAGCCGTTGTCCACAATGCCGCGGCTGACGAAGCCGACGATCATGTCGGTGTACAGCGTACCCGGCCGTAGCTTACCCGCGTGGACGCCGGACAGCGGCGAGGTCAGCGGCGTGTTGATGTTGAAGGTGTCCGTCTTGACGAAGGCAGTGCTCACCAGCTCGTAGGCGCCCACGGCCACCAAGGCCATCGCCTGCCCGGTCGGGTTGATGGCAACCCACACCCCTTTCTCAGTGGCCGGGTCGCCGCCATCGTTCTTGACGTCGGGATCGTTGGAGCCGTTGAACATGAACAGGGGCATCACCCGGAGCGTGCCCACGCCCAGTTCGTACTTGCCGTCCGCGTTCAAATGGACCACGGCACCCGGCGGCACGTCCTGGGTGACGGTCTCGTCGAACTCGGTATGGAAATCGACGGCGGCGGGGGCTGGCCAGCCCTTCAAAGCGTTCAGCGTGTTCGCCGTCATCTGGCGAGGAGCGGACATAACGGTATCCTCCGTGAAACCCTTGCTTCGTGCAGTCCATGCACTTCCGTCGCGCCGGTCCGGCTTGTCTTACTTGCCGATCAGGGCCAGCAGCGGCCTGTCCGAAGCCTTGACGAACGAGGTCTTGCGCCCGACCACCGGGTCGTTCAGCGAGTCGTACTCGCCCTCCTTGGTCAACGGCCCGTTCCCAGGGACGTAACCCCCGTTCAGGCCCAGCGATCCCGGGTCTACAGCCTCGCCGTTGTCGCCGGCCGACTTCGCCCTGCCCGACTTGAAGGCAACCAGCTTGTCCACAGCGGACTTGAGCAGCTGCATGGTCTCAGCGTGGCTGTTGAGCATGGCGGCGGCCGCCTCCTTCTGGTGCTTGGCCACCACGCCCACGTCAATCATGTAGTTCAAAAGCGCGCCCCGCAGGTCGCTGGCCCGCTTCTGCGCGCGGCGGTGGACCTCGATCTCGTCCAGCGCTCGCTTGCCCAGGAAGCTGGAGACCTCGACGTACCGGATCATGTTGTCCAGCAGCGACGAGGGCACGGTGATGTAGGTGTTGGTGTTCAATTTTCACTCCTCCGTGAGCACGGGTGTCCTGGCCGGACATCCGCGTGGACGGTCCCGTCCGGCGCCGGTCGGCATGTTCCGCGTCATGCGGCGGCGGCCCGGCGCGCCCGCGAGCGCTGCACGATCTCCTTGATGTAGTTGCGCATCTCAGCGACCTTCGTACCTGCCCGCTTCTGTGCCTGCGCCGACTTGTCGGCCGCCGGCTTCTCGGTAGCAGCCGCCGCGGCGGCCGGCGCCGCGCCGCCGTCGGGCGCGGCCATGTCGTTCGCCACCTCTTCGGCAATCGCGGTTTCGAGTTCCTCCGGGGTCACGCCGAGCTGCTCCAGGACATCGACCAGCTGGTCGGCCTCCGCGTCATCCGCGTCGCCGCCTTCTTCCCCGCTGTCACCGGTGCTCAGCGCATCCAGCAAGGCGTCCTCGGCTGCGGCATCATTCGCGGACGAGGATTCGTCCGTAGACGGCTTGTTGTCATCAGCGGCGGCAGCAATAGCAGCTGCGACCTCGGGCGGTATCTCGTTGCCGGCGCCCGCCTGCTGGGCCGGGTCTTCGCCCGTCGCGGTCTTCTCCGCACCGCCGACCAGGAAGTTGTCCATGAAGCAGATGAAGCGGTCGGCATCGTCCGACGCCGTCTTGATGATCTCGTACATCGTGTTGACGACCAGACTGTCTGCCGCCTGCTTGTCGAAGTTGCCGCTCAGCAGGCTTGCCATTTCCCAGCCGGCCTGCTGGGCCAGCCAGGGGTCGATCTGGGCCTGCTTCTGCTGCTGGCCGGCGTACGATGCATACGGTGCGCTCTGGACCTGGCTCAAGTAGGCGATCTGGGCGCAGACGGTGTCGCCGGCCTCTTTCATCAGCCGGGCCAGCTGCTCCAGCGGCGTGTTAGAGTCCAGGGCATACTTGTGCCCGTCCAGCTCGTCGTTCTCGGTGGAGGCAGGATGGTCCGTGCCGCCGAGGCCGCCCTCTCTTTTGTCCTCCTTGCCGGCCTTGGCGGACTCCGTTTCGTTCTTAGGGTCTTCGCCCGTGGGCTGGACGTTGGTGCCGATCTGCATTTGGTCGTCTGCAGCCGAGCCGCCGACGCTGACCGCTTCTCCCTCTGCTGTCTTCTGCCGGCCGCCGGGACGGCGAGCGAAACGCGCGGCCAGGTCGAAGATGTTGAAGGCGCCGTTGGCGCTGCCTACCTTGGCCTCGGATGCATTCTGCACGCTGGGAGGACCTTGGTCCTCGTTGACGTCCTCCGTGTTCTCGTCGAAACGTTCTCCCGTGGTGACGTCCTGCAAGCGGTCATCCACCTCACCGCTTGGATGATCGGTCTCGCCGCCCTGGGAACCAGGTTCGCTGAGAGGCTGATCGTCCTCAGCAGTCTTGATCTGGCCGACTTGCCGAAGGAACTGCTCGATGGTACGGATCGAATTCTGCGCGGAGGTAGGCATGTGACTGCACTCCTTTGCAAGTTTCCGGCCGCGTGTGTTCCGTCACGGCGGCGAGTGGCCTTCGTGGACTGGGCCCGTTGGTTAGCGTGCCTGATTTTGGCAGCACGACAACCTTGCGGTCAAGAGGAAGTCATCATCGGACCCGGCGATCCGCTGCAGGGCGGCCACCTTGTAGACCGCGTAGTCGCGGGCCAGCTCCTCTGCTGCCTGGTCGTCGTGGTCCGCTGCTGCTGTCCTGGCCGGCGCGGCCGCAGCACCTTGCCGCAGCGCGGCCCGCTGCGCGCGCTGGAAAACGGCATTTTTCTCCAGGGAGTAAAGACAGCGCACCCGCTCGGCGTAGCGGCGCTGGCTGGCAGACGCCAGCTTCTCTCCGGGCGCGTAACGGTTCCGCGACAGCCTTCTTTCCAGGCTGCCGTCCGCGATCATGCGACGGTAGACACCAGGCAGTCGGACGGCGGCGGCAGAGGCCAGCGCTGCGCGCTTGGTCAGGCGGGCAAAATCGCGCAACGGCAGGATGATTTTCTGGTCCGCCAGGGCGCCCAGGGCAGCGGCCATCTTGACGTTGTCATTGTCGCCCAGGCCAATGGCATCCAGGTCGAAGTCGGGTTGCACGCTGGTGGTGAAGGCGTACCGGGCCGCCGCATCTGCCGGGTCGCTGGCTGCGCCGACCTGGTCCTCCAGGTCGGCCAGGCCGTGGGCCAGCTTCACCTGTCCGGCCAGGAAGAGCGCCCGGCGGTCTGCCCAGGGACCGTCCTGGGCCAGAACCACGTCCAGCGGCGCCAGAACGCCAAGGTCGTCCGCCAGCTGGGCCCCGCCGCGATACCCGGGCAGGAGGTCGGCAGCTGACTTGGTGAGATAGTCGGCCTTACCGCCGTAGGCGATGCGGTCCGCTGGCCGGAAAACGGCGCTGATGTCGAACCAGTGCGGCTCGTCGTTGTCCACGTAGAGGATGCGCGCGTCGTTGCCGTGCTTGACTAGACGGGTGAGGTTCTCGGCGCAACCTCCCCCCTTGCAGGAAGCAGACGTGCAATACTCCTCGCGCGAGCGCGCCCGGTTGCCGCACTCGCTGCACACGTCGTAGGGCACGCGGCACGCCATGCTGACCGGGATGTCGTCACCCCGGGCGAGCTTCTCCAGCTCCCGGTCGGCCACCCGGCCGCCGTTCCGCTCGGCCGCGGACTTCTCCCTGTTGAGGGCCACCAGAAGCTCGACGCGGCGCATGTCCGGGTTGTAGGCGGACAGCCGGACCTGGCCGTAGCTGATGTTTGGATCCTTGTTCTTGTGATTGCGGTAAAAACGGGCGAACTTGACGAAGGTGTCGTGGTACTTCTTGCAGACCGCTTCCCGGAAGGCGTCGCCGTTCCGGTTGGGGCCGTATGCCTCCGACGCCCCCAGAGCGATCAGGTGGACCGGTTCCTCGTCCGCGGCAATCTTGACTGTGTCCAGGTAGGGCAGGAAGACGTTGGCGGAGCCGGAGGCACGCTTGATGAACTGCCGGCGGTCGTGACCGCGCAGTCTGCCGGATGCCATCTTGACCAGGGATGCCACCGGGCCGTCAAAGTCCCAGCCGGACGGGCTGACGATCTTGACCATCGCCATGAGTTCTCTTGCCTCCTGCTTCTACTTCCGCTGTTGCTGCTGTTGCTGCTGTTGCTGCTGTTGCTGCTGTTGCTGCTGTTGCTGCTGCGTGGTCGTCGTGGGCTTGACGTGCTTCCGTACCAGCTCGCGCAGGCTTTCATGCCGCTTCGCTTCATCTCGTCTGACGTTGTACAACAGCTCTAATGCTGGCGGTAATGCATAGACTGCTAACCGGCCGCCGACACGTACGCCCTTGCTGGGCGAGGCGTACTGGTACGGTCCAATCCGGCGCAAGGGTCGTCCTGCCTGTCCCTCGGGAGATTTAAGGTAGCCCTCCTGCTTGTATTCGGAAAGTTGGTGGCGGGTAAGTTGCATCTTGACGGGATGGTCGATGCCTGTGGATTGAGTGCTTAATTGCGGTTCTCCTCCTGTGGTGGTTCCTCCTTTCGTGGTTTCTCCTTTCGTTGTTATCTTCGCCGGCGGGTTGTAAATCACCTCCGCTAAGACTTCGTCACGAGGCCCCGTCGTCGTGGAGGCTCTGCTCAGCAGTTCCATTGCCGTCATGCCTTTCTCTCTGCCCGTCGCCAATGTGGAATAAACCCTCTCCATTCGTTCGGGAGTAGCACCAGGCTTTGGGGTTTTGAGGTCGGGAGCAGTTCCTTTTTCGGCACTAACTCTATTCAAGATGTTGATGACTTCTTCTGGCAATGGTGGATTGATTTCTCTCATTCCCTTAGCCAGATGCAATGGTTCAATAGAAGCCTTCGGCCGGAGGTAGCCGACGCGGAGCCATTCCCCCGTGCGCAGTGGCTGAGTATGTGTCAGGATGTCAACGACCCCCAGGGCCGGCAGGATGGAAGAAGAGACCGGCAGATTCTTGTCTATGAACGTGTCGCCTCCTCGCCAGGGTTGAAACGTCCTCTTCGCCACGGCTGCCAGGTTTTCGTAGATGTTGCCAGCGTACCTTCGGGCCGTGGAAGGCTCGGCGGTCAGATTCCTGACCTGTTCAGACAGCTCATCCAGCTTATTCTCGTCGATTACCACTTTCTTGCCGCCGCCGATGTCCACCTCGATCTTTTTCCCTCCACTTGCATCTCCTCCTCCACTGCCGCTACTCCCCTTGTTGCCGCTTCCACCCTGGCCGGAGCCGGCGGCCGGGCCACCTACTCCCATCAGGTGGGCGGCCCCTCCGCCCACTATGGTGCCCGCCAGACCGCCAAGCAGGGCAGGACCGAGGATGCTCCTCCGCTCGTGCTCTTCCTTTTCCTGGTTGCTCCAGATGGTGCCCAGTCCACCAATGGCAGCGCCGCCGACTCCGCCAATCAGGGCGCTCGCGGCCGTCGGGTTGGCCTTGGCCCATTCGCCAAAGGAGGTAAGGAAGTCGCGCTCTTTCTGGGCCTTCTTCTCCAACGGGGTCGGTAGGCGCGTGCGCAGCTCCACGGCGCGGCGGGCCAGTGCCTCCACCGCTCCTTCCAACGTGGTCCGGTCGGGGTGCATGGCAACCTACCTCCCTGTCTCCTCCTGTCTTTGCCAGCTGTCCGTCCTAGCCAAGCACCGACTTGGGTGCCGAGGCGATCTCCTTCGTGAAAGGAGTTATATCCCTGCTCTGGGCCATGATCCGCTCCGTGTCTGCCAGTTCCTTGGCCTCGAACGGCTCCATCAGCCCCGCCAGCCGACGGTGCAGTACCGGCCGCAGCAGGGCCGCGTTGTCCGCCACGCGCGGCGCCACCTGGGAGATCTCGTTGTATGCCTGGAGTACCTTGTCCGGGTCGTAACCCGAAATGGGGTCGTCCGGGTCCGTCATGAATCGGGTCAGCATGGCATGCGACCGGATCTTGCGCAGCTCGTTCCGGTGGGTCGGGTCTTCCAGTTCTAGCCAGATGTCCTCCAGCAGCTCCTTCTTGGTCTGGGGCACGTTTTCCAGCAGGCGGGACACCATCGAGCCTGCCGTGGCAGCAATCGGAGTGTTGAACATCACAATGTCAGCGGCCGCCTTGTCACTGCCTCGTTGCGGTCCCGGCGGCCGTGGACCGCTGGCCTGAACGAAAGGGCGGAACGCTTCCTCCCGTACCGTGGCTTCCTTGGTCCGGCAGGCTGCCAGGGCCTGGCGGGCACGGACGCAGTCCTCCGCCGCCTGGATGCAGGCGCGGATGGAAGAGAACGGCTCGCTCTCCAGGTCCAGGGGCGACTTCTGGACCGTCAGTCCTGCCGCGGCCCGCTTCTCGCGTAGGTGGGCCTGAGAGTAGACCAGGTCAAGGAGCGGCGGCGCCGCGTTGCCGAAATAGGTCCGGGCCGCCTGCTCGACCGCGGCGAACGGCAGCCGGTCACGCGCCGTTTTCTTGAAGTAGTGTACCAGGCCGCCGACATGGTGCCGGACCCGGTCGGCCGCCGCCGCTGCCCGGCGCGACCATTCCTCGGTCATCTGCTGGTGCCGCTGCACCGCGCCGTAGGCCCTGTGCAGCGCCGCCATTGAGTCCCGCGGATACGGCGCCGGGCGGTCAGCCAGAGGCGGCATCTCCCGCGCCGCCTTCTCCCGTGCGGGCCGCTTCCACCAGCGGTCCGGCGGGGAAGCATACTCATCCGGTAGGCGCTCCGACGCTTTCTTCTCGCCGCCGTAGAGATCGGCAATGACCTTCTCCGGGTCCGCCAGCGGATAGCTGGCCAGCTTGTCCAGGACGTTGCCGCCGCTCTGCCACTGGCCCAGCTGCCGGCCAGTGTTGTAGGCGTGGGCCACCAGCCGGATCTTGCCCGGCCCGAACTTCTCTTCCCGGGCAACCTTGGCCAGGGCCTGGTCCGGCGCCATGCCCCCTTCCACCAGGTCGTTGGCGCGCCGGACCGCTTCCACCAGCTGCTGCTCTTCCGCCGAGTCGATGGTCTGGACCATGCCGTCCCTCCTTCCTTCTCGTTAGGGCAGCGGCGCCTCCTTGCGCGCGGCAGCGCCGGACTTCCGGCTGGGAGCCGGCAACTTGTCCGGCCAGTCCTTGCCCAGGTCCGGCGCCTGCCCTCCGGCCGCGACCTGGAGCAGCTCATCATCGCGCAGCTCGGCCGCCATGCGGTCGAAGCGACCGACCTCCGTGTCGCGGTATACCTTGTCCCCCTCGTCGCCGAAGGCCCAGGGGATCTCGTCGATCATGGCCTGGATGTGCCGCTCCGTGACTGTCCGTTGCTGCTCGCGCGACTCCTCCGAGCGCTCGAACTCGATGATGCGGGCGTGGATCTGGAACAGCTCCATCGCGTTGTACTTGTTGACCTCGAACTGGAGCGCCGCCTGCACGGAGCGCCGCCGGATGATGGCCGCCCAGGTCGCGTCCAGCCAGTTGGCCATGTCATCTGGCGACGTCAGCGGCTTGCCGACAGGCAGCGCGTGGATGAAAAAGTCAACCAGGTGCGGGCCGCCGAAGTAGGCGAACAGCTTGAGCGAGGCGTCTAGGAACGGGTGAGCCACGGTGCTGTCACGCGGCATGACCACGCCGTCGTGGCTGACCGGCGCGGGGGCATAGTGCCGGTCGAACGCGGGCAGCAGCACCTGCTTGGTGATCCAGTCCCGCGCGTTCAGGTGCTCGACCACGTTGAAGAACAGTGCCTCGTACCAGCGGATGGCGCCTGGCGTCGTCTTCATGACCTCGGCGATGTGCTCGAAGCTCTGTCGGGCCAGCAGGCGCGCCTCGATGAACAGGGCCCCTTCCGGCTCGCTGCTGTACCGCTCGTGGAACTCGTGCGCGTAGTACAGGTCGGGCATGTCCCAGAACAGGCGCTCGCGGTCAGCTTCGCTTTCGATGTGCTGCCAGCGCAGCTGGAACTTGCGCGCGGCCCGGATGAACTCGTCGTCGTGCCGCGTGCAGCGGCCGGGATTGGACCAGCGCATCATGGACATGACCCGTTCCCAGCGCCAGTCTGGCCGACAGAAGAAGCTCTTCTTCTGATAGGTGGCGTTCAACTTCATGCTTGTCCTCTCCCCTTACTGGCCCACGCACTGTTCGCCGCCGATGCACAGGGCAAACTTCTTCGCGCCGGACCCCTGCGGCGCGATCTTGACGTACAGCTTGCGCACGTTGCCGAGCTGCCGCCCGGGCGGCTGCCGGTCCTGACTGTAGAATATGAAGCCGTAGCCACCGGTGGCCGTGTCCGAGAAGTAGATGAGCTTGCCGTTGCTGCCGTGCAGGTCGGGCGTGACCCGATAGCAGTCGGGCGGGATCGGACCCGTCTCGGATCCGACCGTGTCGGACATCTCCGTCCCCTCCAGCACGCTGACGTGGTTGTACAGGGCCACGGTCAGGTCGGCGAGGACGCCGTCGTACTGGACCACGATGATCTTCGAGACCGACGTGCGGCTCGGAAAGTCCACCGCGACAACCCGAGCGTCGCCACCCTGGATCTCGATGCCCGACATTGGCGGAATTTCGTAAGGCACGCCCCCCATTGCTAGTTCCTCGCTGCTTCCAGGACGCTGGGCTCGGACGGGTCGGGGTTGCCCACGCCGTCCAGCAGGCTGCCGATGCCCTTGACTGTCTTCTCCTGGAGGAACAGGCAGACGTCGCCCAGCGTCTCAAAGGCGTTCCGGATGGAGTCCTCCAGCTCGGGCAAGTCTTGCTTGCCGTAGCGGTCCTCGAACTCCTCCTGGTGCCAGTAGAACATGAACAGGATCCGTCCCAGCTTGTCCAGCGCCTTCATCAGGTCGCCCAGGTAGCGGTCGATGAGGGTTTCCTGCCGCACCGACTTGAGCATGCCGCTTATCATGGCGGTGTCGAAGACCTCCTTCTGCCCGGACATGACCGCCTGCTGCGCCACCTGCATGGCCCGCTCGTCCGGCAGGTAGAAGGGGTCGTAGGCGGACGGGTTGGCCAGCTGGGACGACAGCGCGTCCACCGGCAGGAACTCCTCCTGCGGGTAGATGGCAGGGACCGCGCCCAGGCCGCTGGGCTCGACCCCCAATAGCGGCGGCGGGAGCGCGGGCGCCTGCGGCCCCGGTTGCAGGTCCGTTCCCAGAGGCAGAGGGAAGCCCTGGCCGTACTTGACGAAGTAGGTGACGGGGCGGCCGCGCAGCCGGCTGGCGGCTGCTTCCTTGAGCATGAGGCGTGCCTGCTTCTCGCGCAGGCCGTGGTCGCGCACCAGGGAGATGAGCGCCGCCTTCTTGGACATGCGCTCCTGTCCGCGCTCGCTCCGGATCCACACCTCGCCGGCACCCGTGTCGTGCAACCGCACCTGCGGCAGCGTGCCTTGCAGCATGAACTGGACGTCAATCAGGTTGCCTGGCTGGATCGGAGTATCAGCCGAGCCACTGTGGCCGCTGTCCTTCGCCTCGTCGTCCTCTTCCGCCCCGGAAGGCGCTTCGACCGTGATGACCTTGTAGTCTGCCGGCACGTACAGCTCTCCGTTGACCGAGCGCAGGCCGGAGCCCCGCCGCCGGTTGATGACCAGCCAGTCGCCTCCTTGACCGTAGACCATCCACTCGCGGTGGCGCGGCCATTGCCTCCGGGCCGCTTGGCCAGGAGGGACGTCCCACCAGCGCACCTGGTCCTGCCATTCCACCCGGTAAGTGCCGTCGCCGTAGTCCTCCAGCACGCGGAACGGCACCGTACCCGAGCCGTTGGCGTGCAGGGCGACATAGGTGCCGCCCTCTTCCAGGCTGTCCACGCTGTCCAGGCCACGGACATAGTCCACGAAGTCCTGGCGCACCGGACAGTCGCAGGTCTTGACCCAGATGTTGTGGCGGTGCGTGTTTAGCCAGTCCCGCGGCCGTTCCCGCCGCAGCACCAGATAGAAGTCCTCGCGGCCGCGGCCGGAGTGAGGATGGCAGATGACCACCATCTCCTGGAAAGTGCCCGGCTTCTCCAGCACTTCGTACAGGCCGCTCTCCGCCGGGTTGGCCAGCTCCATCCGGACCTGCGTGTTGTAGGCGATGCTGGTGTCGTCACCGTGCGGGTCGCGCTGGTCCCGGATGAGTACCGTGTCGCGCAGCAGCCGCTCCCGTTCCTCCTCGGTCAGCTCGTCCTTGTTGACCGTGATGGGCACGTCGCCGTCCACGTCCAGGGCGATGACGGTCAGGCTGGCCTTCTTGGGCTCCTGCTCCTGCTCTGCCTCGTTCAGCAGCGCCGGCTGGGGCTGCTTATTCTTTTTGTTGCGCCGCAAGGGACGGGGAGGAACGATGTAGGACTCCGCTGCCTTGGTGACGAGGCTGTCCGCCGTGACCAGGGCCTGCTCGGCCAGGCGGCGGAAGAAGTCGGCGCCGTAGAACTGGTCGAAGCCTTTTTTGATGAGAGGATACTTCAGGTAGCACTGCTCGAAGGCTAGCTTGAGCAGAGGGAAGTCCGCCAGGAAGCCGGACAGGTCGAACCGGTGCGCATGGGGTGCCAGGGCAGCCTTCCAGGGGGACGCCACGACCTGGTCCAGGCGCAGGTCGGTGGCGTCCTTGACCAGGTCGGGGTACAGGGCACTAGCCTTTCCGACTGCCAGGGCGCAGGCAAGCGGAAGGAATGGCCGGGCCCAAGCGGCAACGTGGACCGGCAACACCTGGCCGTGCCGGTCGGCGGCATACTTGGAGACGGACGGCGGCAGCTGGAGGCGGGTCAGATTGGGCATCAGGCCGCCAAGCTGGAAGGTGGTCTGATCGGACGGCTCTCCCAGGGTGTGGGGCAGGCGCGAGATCAGGTGGTTGACCCAGTTCTCCTTCAGGGGGACAAAGGTGTTGTACTTCTTGATGTAGAGCAGCTCGTGCCCTTTCAGGTCGCCATTGAGGAAGAAGCAGGGGACGTAGAGCCACTGGTCTCCCACCTTGAAGCCGAACAGGCCCACCGCCTTGGTGTTGTCCTCGTTGCGGTCCACGAGCTGGAAGCCGATAATGAAGTCCAGCAGGCGCGGGCTCTTGTCCTTGATGTAGGAGTAGGCAAGCGAGGAGAATGCCTGCTCGAACCCTTGCTCCTGCTCGCCGCCCAGGGACGCTGTCTTGAAGTGGGTGGTAGCACAGGAGCGCAGGTGCTGCCGGAGCGCCCGCGGCGGCAGGGCCGAGCGCCAGTAGGAACCGACCGCCGTGGCCCGTTTCTCGAACAGCGACTTGCGCGCGGTGTACATGGCTGACGTCACCTCGTCCTTGTTCCTGGTCACGGTCAATAGTAATTCGAGTTCAACAGTCTGTTGATGTCGTAGGCGGCGTATTGCTGCGCCTGCTGCTGGCGTTTGCGTTCGTCCTTCTTCTGCGGGAGGATGTGTTCATACGTGAACGCCTGGGGGCGATAGTTAAGTTTAACTGGAGCGTATGGATTCATGTACGCATGGTGGATCTGGTTCCCCCGTTGCTGGTAACGGCCTGGACCAAAATGTGACAGGTAGCCGAGGCTGTCGTCTACTTCGTCATCAAACTTCTGTTGTCCAGGTTGTGCCGGCTGAGCTGGTGGCTTCGCTGGTGGCTGCGCTGGTGGCTGCGCTGGTGGCTGCGCTTGCTGCATCTCGGAAGGATGGTACGTTACGTTCAACGGTATAGGAAATCGCATATTTTCGCTCTTACTCTCTGGATTACTCCTGTAATAAGTTTGCCAGTTGCCCGAACCTTTTGCGAGTTCTCGCAGTTCTCCGAGCCTTGATGTTGGAATAAATTCCATCTGCTGACTGCTCCGCAGGCTTTCTATTTGGTCATTCAGCACTTGTTTACGAAAAGGATTGGTTTCATTGTTGGCCTCAGTTTCCAATAAACGTATGGTTTCAGCAATTCTTTTGCCAACGTCCGATTTGCTGTACTCGTAGTCGTATTCCTTTTTTAACTTACTTAATGCCTTCTGTGCGCTATCCAAGTAATACTGGGCATTCACTGATCCGCCGAAAGACTTTGGTAGGGAATCTAGGAGGGTATAATCTGAACCAAATTCGTTTTTCTTCAGCTGATTTATCAAACGCAGCTTCTTGCTAATATCTCCCGCTGATCCAATATCACTGTATAGTGATCGAACCAACTCATTGTAACGCTCCATAGCGTTTTGGTAGGCTTCCTCCGCTGGAACCTCTTTGAAGAAAGGTGACAACCAGGGTGGCGGAGCGTCTTTTGCACCATATTTCAGATCACGATGAACGTCGGATATATGGCCATATAATCCTGTGCCAATACCAGTAATCCCGAGAGCACCGAGTATTTTTCCGTAATGATTTCTTAAAAGATTAGTAGCAGAGCCAAGCAATGGAATCCTTGGCCCTCTGTACAGAGCATCCTTGTACAGACCATTGCGGCGGCAGATGTCGTCCAGTGTGGCACGGCAGGCGAGCGCCAACCCCGCGGTGAGTTCCCTGTTCATGGTTTCGTCCTCTCTTCCTTCAGGCATGGCGATTATAATCACCAGCGCCGGTAAGTTGCCAGCCTGGCCGTTACCAGCCAAAGGTCTCGCGGAACTGGCGTCTCCAGTGCAGGGGATTGAGCGCCGGCAGCGTTCTGCCGCCCGTGCCTGGAATGACCGCATTGCCTGTCAAATAGTCATCCCAGCCGGCCGCGGGACGCGAAAGAACGTCAACGATAAATTCAGTAGCATTGACAGCTCGGCGGAGGCCCTTGGTGTCCTTGGTGCCCTTCGCGTTCTCTTCAGCTAGCGCGCCAGCTAGAGCGTCCCTGACCAAGGTGGCCTCTTCCAGCATCTTCCCTCCCGTGAGCGGGTTCAGCGCTTCCTTGCGCTCCTCGTGACTGAACGGGTTGATCATCTTGTGCCCCATCGCCATGTAAGTGAGGGACTGGGTGGGCGAAAGTTTGGAACTTTCTATGACAAGCTGGGCAGGCGTCTTGGTCTTGGCAATTTCCACATCGCGGATGAATTTCTCTTCCTGTTGGCTCAAACTTTCTCCTCTGGCCTTCTTGGCCTTGAGCCTCTCTGCTTCGGGGATGTCCTTTTCATGCAGTTGCTTCATCACGATCTTCTCGGCCTCCGTGGCAATGCCTTCCGCCTGCGCTGACATCGTCGTGCCGGCCGTGTGGATGTCCGCGACCGTCTTGGTAATGTTCTTAATCAGGTTCATGCTGCCTTCTGGGTTGTTGCTGTCCCGCTCAACGCGCGTGATCCCCTTGAACAGCCGGTGGAGCGAGTCGGCGACGACGTTGCCCAGGGGGCCGTAATCCTTCGCACGCTCGTCTTCACTCAGCTGCAGTGCCGGCGTGAACGCGAAGGGGTCCACCGCGTTTCCACTCGCCAGCTCGCCTCGCCGGAGCCTGTCAGCCTGGTGTTTCCGGATGAGATTGCCAACGGCCGCCTGCGCCTCGAAGTGCTTGCCGATGTTCGACTCGGACGTCAGCTTGCTCTTGGCGGCGCCGTCGTCTGCCTGATCTTCGGACAGTGCCCGGTACAGGTCTTTGAAAAGGTTGTAACCCTCCACGCCCAGCTGGGCCCCTCCTTCCAGCATGATACGGCCGGTGTTGACGTGGTTGGAGCGAATGCCAAGTGCCGTGAGCAAGTTCATGCCCGGCTGCTGCCGCCACTTGTACAAGTCGAACAGGTCGGCCGTTCCCTGGATGGCCTTCTGGTTCTCGCTGCGGAACTTTCCCTCGGACGAGAGCAGCCGGTCCCAGCCGCCCTCTTGCCAGTCCTCCAGAATGTTGCTTCCGGCTTCGCCCAGGCCAGCGATAATAGCCGCAGGATTGACGACATATTTGCCTAGCCAGCCGGCCACGTTGAGCATCTTCGTGCCGCCGGACGTCAGTCCTCCCGCCGCGTTGAGGAGCCGAGCCGTAGTTCTTTCGCCCAGCAGGCGTTTCGCCACGTTGCTGGACGCTAGCCAATTCAGGGCCGTGCCGGTGCCTTGCATTCCACTGCCGGAAATCGAGGACAGCGCCTGCACGCCGGAAAACGGCAAGGACGCCAGGCTGACATAATTGTGCCACTTGAGCTGATTGTCGTCTTTCTTGCCTGCTGCCTCTGCATTATTGCTATTGTTTACGGCGGCGTCGCTATTGTTTACGACAGCATCTTCATGGCCACGGCCCAGGTCGAAGGCCAAGTAGGCCGGCGGCACAGCATACTGGTGGGGCGAGTGGGACGATTGGGAATACGGGTGGGGCAAGTGGGGCGATTGGGAGAAATCGTAGCTGAAGGTCCGCGGGCCGGTGACGTAGTCACCGTAGTCAGGCTGCTGCTGGCTGTTCTCGCCGGGACGTCCCGTCCCAGGCAGGTATCCTGGCGGCACCGGTCTGCCCTGTCCCTGCTGGCCTGGTCCAAAGGGCTGGTACTGGTACTGGCCGCGCACGTAGGGGCTCCGGCTGGTCAGGACATGGATCGCGTTCGGGTCCAGCAGGGAGCCGAAGCGGATGGCAGAGCCGACCAGGCCGCCGAAGCCAGAGTTGGGATCGTTCGGGTTGCCGCCGCCGCGGACAAACATGGCGGCCTGACGCGGATCGTCGTGCTGCCACATCATGGGTCTGCCCCGCGTGTACTCCCCCTGGTGCGGCGCGTACTGGTAGGGCTGGTACATGGTGGCGGGAGTGCGCACGACGCCGCGGAACGGGTCTGGATTCCGGACAGAGGTTGGGCGGGTGGCCCCGGCGGTATGGGAGTTCCCTGCTGGCTGTGCCGCCGGCTTCGCCCCGCCGGAAGGATTCGCTCCGCCAGAGGCCGCCACCGGCTTGCTGCTGTCCTTGTTGTCGTCGGCGGCGGACTTGCCGAAGAACTGCGCCTCCGCCTGCCGCAGCAGGGCGTCCGCTTCCTGCCGCTGCGCTTCCTGGTCCCAGGACGACTTGTACCAGCCGCGGAAGATGCGGGACAGCATGCTGCCGCCCTCGTCGCTGCCGGCAGCTGCCGGAGGAGGTAAGTCGAGCGCCAGGCCGTCCGTGGCTACTAGCCGCGGTGCCGTCTTTCGCCGCGCCCCTCCCCGGGCGCTTTCCTCCATGCCGTCGGGAACGGTCCCCGGCTCCGGCTGACGTACCGGTCCGACCAGGCCGAAGTCCGAGGCCCTGGCCAGACCCGGCACGAAGCTGGTGCCGGACTCGTCCCAGCCGCGCCCCCGGTGGACGGCCTCCAGCAGGCCACCCTTGATGCCGGAGCCGTACATGCGCGCCAGGACGTCCGGGTCGTGCTGGAGAGAGTACATGCCGCGGATCATCTCGCCCTGGAACGGCGGCGGCTCGTCATGGACGACTACCCGCCGGATGCCGAACTGCTGAAGTTCCCGGATGACGCTGGGACGGACCCGGGTGCCGATGGTGTAGTGCAGCACCGGCTTCTCCAGGTACTTGCCGACCGCGCGGCGCACGTCCAGCTCCTGGTGGCCGGCGCGGGGCTGGTAGTTGTATTCCAGCGTGGCGTAGGGCACCACGTCGTCCGGCAGGTTCCCGCCGAACTCGTCCGTCAGGCGGACGTGGTTGATAAGGCCGCGGGCCAGGATTTCCACGTTGCGGCGGTTGACCTTCAGCCCGGCCGACCGCATGGCGTCCGTGTAAGCCTGGACAAAGTAGCGGCGCCCCTCGCCGATGCCCTTGTGCTGCACGATCAGGTGTGGCTGCGGGATACCGTCACTGATGACGTCACCGGCCTCGACCGTGTCGCCAGGACGGACCCGCAGGTTGAAGCCGGCGCCGACGTAGTGCCGGGTGCCGTTGATCCAGACAAACTTGCCTCCGGCCGGAGCGTCCTCGATGCGCTCCACCGTGCCATCCTCGGTCGCGTGCGCTGCTCCGCCGCGGAACACCTTGGGCACCTGGATCAGCTGGTTAATGTACTGGAAACCGCTCACGGCCTTCTCACGTCCGGCCACGCCACCGCTGTGCTTGGCCGAAAGCTGCGCCTGCGACAGCGGCTCCGACAGGGCCTGGGCGGCGGTGAGGCCAACCTGCTCGCCGCGGCCAGGCAGAACGCCGCGTTCACGCACACCAACGTCCCGTGCGTAAACACCACCATCAGGACTGCCGCCCACCACCGGACTTCGCACAAGAATGCGAGCATGGCCTCTCCGCCGGATGTCCTTGAGAATCTTTGGCGTCAGCACCGTGTTCTTCCGGTACGGCCCCACGTCCTGAGCCAGCAGGGCGCCCTCGTTGTCCGGGTCGTCCACGTCCACGGGAAGTCCGCGCGGCGTCGGGTCGTCCCGCGGGTCTTCCTCGTCCACTACCACCAGGCGGTGCGAGACCTGGTTGAGCTGCTTGCTGTTGGACACGACCATGCCGTTGGCCAGCACGAACAGGTGGTCCGGGTGGTCCACTTCGATGTCATAGGTCGGCCGCCAGCCGACTTCTTCCCGCCGCACCAGGCGGCACAGCAGGACGTGCCTGTCCACCGGCCGCCGCGGCTCCTCTCCGTACCCGACCCCGGCCGGGACAAGGGCCGGCTGCCGCGGCCTCGCCGCCACCAGGCGGAGGCCGGCAGCTGCCACCTGACGCAGCGGCAGCAGGAGGTAGGGACGTCGTCCTCCCGGCGGCGCTGCCAGGACACGGTGGTCCTCTGTCGCCTCGATGGTGATGGCGGCCCTGCCGGCGCGGAAGACGTACCGCCAGACCCGGCGGAGACCGTGGACAAACAGGGCCCGGACCCGCGTGGGGAACGTCCGTCCCCGCCGGTCGGCACCGAGGACAAGGTCGCCGGGACGCAGCTGCTCGATGGGGACGGAAGTCCCTTCCGGCCGGCACACCTGCGTTCCTTCCGCCAGGCACAGGAAACCGGCGTCCTGCGTGGAAAACTTGGTCGCCATGACGCCCTTGCGCGCCCCGTAGGTGCCTGCCCAGTATTCGACTGGCCGGTAGCCCTCGCTGTAGGACGACAGGATCGGCAGAGGCAGCACGTCGTCGCGGTGGTCGGCGAAGAGCAGGCCGGTGCCGCGCAGCTCCGCCAGGTTCATGGCGTTGCCGCGCGAACCGGACAGCACCTGGAAGGCCAGTGGGTTTTCCTCCCGCAGCGATTCCTGGTAGACCTCGTCTGGAATCTTCTCGGCCGCGCGGCCCACGGTCAGGACCAGCAGGTCGTTCCGCTGCCGGTCGGTCAGCCGGTCGTCGTCAAGGATCTTCTTGACCTTGGACCACAGTTCCCGTTGCTTCCGACGGGCAATCTCGGACTTGGCCATGTGCCGCAGGCCGAAGGAGAAGCCGCCCGTCTCCGACGCGGCCTGGCGGCCGATGTCCGCCAGGTGCTTGCTAACGTCGCGGTATCGCTCCGTATGCTTCCGCGCCAGCTGGCGCAGCAACTCCGCCATGCCCTTCTTGTCCAGGACACGCTGGTAGTCGCGCAGGTCTTCTGGCAACGTCTCGTTGACCAGGAGCTGCCCCATGCTGGTGCGTAGAACTGGCATGGTCACTTCACCCACACCCTCTGGCCGTCAGCCAGGCGCAGGCAGCGCGACCGAGGGGAGAACAACCAGATGGTGATGCGCGGCTGGTTTGCCATGCATACCTCGCGGCAACGCCATACATGGTGCTCGTCCTGGCTGCTGGACACCAGCAACAGGACCACAGGCAGGCGTCGGGAGCGGGCGCCGTAATAGAGGGACTTACCCACTGCCTCGGCCCAGTCGGGTGCCCAGGCCACGGCGACGGCATGGTGAGGGGTCAGAAGGTCGATGCGCGTGCCGTCGTAGTTGCTTGCCCCGGCCTGGGCCGGCAGGCCGCTGGAGGTCAGGCTGGCTGCCAGGCATCCAGCCCAGTCCTCCTCTTCGGGAACGTTGCCGCCGGTCAGCAGGCGGCGCAGCCACGACCGGAAGTGCTGGAGCATCACGCCGGCCCAAAATCCGTTTTTTAGCTGTCCGCGGGCACCTGCCCGTCCGCTGGGACCGGGACCGCCACGTCCACTTCCTCCTGGTCCTGCTCCTGTCGGGACCGTCCCTTCCGGGACCGTCCCTTCCGGGGACGCTGCTCCGTGGTCGCGTCAACGGCAGCGTCCGCTTCCTGGACGAAAGAGGAGGGAGAAGGGACGTCCTCCGTCTCCGCCGCTGGCAGGTTGGCTGGATGCAGCAGGCATTCATCCACGGGGCCGCTGCCTGGGTCCGGACGCGGCTGCCCTCCGTCCTGCTGGGCCCGGGCCGCCGGGGCCTCTTCGGCCGGAGTGTAGGACAGGCGGCATTTGTGGTACTGGTCCTCCGTGATGACCTCGCGCGTCACCATCATTTCCAGGGCAGCGCGGGTCCGGCGCAGCAGCGCTCCGGCGCCATGCCGGACGTAAATGACCAGGCCGATAGCACCCTGGTGCAGCCGGGCCGCCGCTTCCTGCAAGACCTCAGAGATGTCTCCTTCCTCACGCACGACCAGGCGGTCGTCGCCTCCTGTGGGCCAGAAGGCGGTCCTGGCCGGCGGCGGCGCAGCGGCCGTCCGCTCCGGGCAGCGGTAATACTCATCCGCCGAATAGAGGACGTCCGGGTAGCGCGTGGCCGGTCGCCTAGCCAGCCGGCAGGCCGGCGCGGGCCGCGCCCGCGTGTAGCACTCCTTGGTCACGGCCGAGACGTCGTTGCTGGCGTAATACCTGTCCGCGCTGCTCCGGTCGCGCCAGAAGTTTGTCCGCCGGGAAGGGATGGATCTGCGTGGAAGTTCCGGTGCCAAGGGCATTCCCTCCTTGTGTGCCTGCATGGCAAGGGCCGTTTCCGCCTGGGATTATCACCCGTCACGTCACTCGCGTGGACGGGGTCCAGCGATCAGCTGGGCTCCCGGGGGTGGGCCCGACAAACGGATGCGGTCCACCACGGTCGTCTGGGAGACGCCGAGGCGGCGCAGCAGGCGGTTAAAGTCCTCCATGCCCGCCATGCTGGCCGAGTAGGCGCCGTCCGGGCCGTAGTGAGCGGCGGCGAAGATCGGCGTGCCGTCGTCCGTCTCCAGGATGACCTGGCTGACCGGAAGGACCAGTACCTGCCCGCGGCCAATGCCGTCGAGCGGGATGAGCTTGGCGATCATGCAGCGCCGCCCTTTGCCGCCCGTGCCGCCTGGCGGAAACGGGCAATGGCAGCCGCCCGGTCCTGCACGGCGCTGAAGCCACTTGTGTCAAAGGATGAGCCGTCAAAGGCGTGGCCGTTGCCGCGGTAGGCCCGGCGGTCATGCGCCGGCTTCTCTGCCCCCGGCTTGCCCGCCGGCTGTATGCCCTCCAGGGGAGGAATGGGAGGGATCGCGCCCTCCTCGCCCCCTGCGCCGTCAGCAGACGGGTCGATGCCAGGCATGGGACCGCCCGTGGTCGAGGCGTGGGCCAGGTTCGTGAGGTCTTGCTGGGTGGCGACCATCTCCGAGGCAGGGATCTTGATGCCGAGCTGGTCGGCGATGCGTGCCTGGATCTTCAGGATCGACAGCAGCACGGCGTTGGTGTCGATCTTGGGCTTGATGACGCCGCCCGTGTTGCCACCGTTGCCACCGTTGCCACCGTTGCCACCGTTGCCACCAGAACCGTTGCTCGACTGCATCTGCTGGATCTGCTGCTGGAGCTGACGTACCTGGTCCTGCAAGGCAGCCACGTCCGCGCTGTTGTCCGGCGACGGCGGTGGCGACGGCATGCCGCCCGCTGCCATCATGCTGGGGTCTGCCGGCATGCCGCCCGCTGCCATCATGCTGGGGTCTGCCGGCATGCCGCCCGCTGCCATCATGCTAGGGTCTGCCGGCATGCCGCCCGCTGCCATCATGCTGGGGTCGCCGGCGGGCACGAAGGCACGCTTGTGGAACCCGCCCAGGTTCCGCCGTGCCATCTTGAGGACTTCAAAATTGACCAGATGGTCGTCGCGCGTGGGGGCGCCCATGTGAAAGCTCCATTTTTCGTGGTCACGTACCGTGTGGCCCAGTCTACCGTACCTTGCCGGGCGCACACCAGTCCGCTTCGTCCGCCGCCCCCCTACGACGCCCGCCGCGGCCGCCGGAGACGGCGCCACAGCCGGCGGAGCGGCCGGACGTAGTAGTGGCCGACGAAGCCGCGGACCAGGGGCCAGCCGAGAGCCCGGCGGACGTCGTTTTCCCAGGCCGTGATCGGGCACTCGGCCCGGCTGCACACGGACCAGATGATGGCGAAGCAGGCAGGAAAGGCCAGATACCACGGGGCGTAGAACGGGGCGACGCAGAAGGCGGCCGCGTTCGCGCCCACCAGGGCCGAGTGGAACAGCCAGATCGCGGCCCAGCGGAATATGAGCCACGTCCGCTGCCACTCCCGCTCCCGGACGGCCCCCACCTCCTCCGCTGCCCGGCGCAGCATGGCCAGCGACTGCCGGAGCGAGTCGTTCGTGCTGGTCTGGCCCACGGCCTCGTCCAGGGCGGTAAAGAGACAGCGCAGGTCCGCGTCCGAAAGGTACTCCCGTGCCAGGGCCAGGATGTTGCTGGCCTCCTCGGTCGTTGTTGGCATGTCAACCTCCCAGGATCTCGACAGGGGTGTCCACTGTGATTTCACCGCGCCGATAGGCCCGGATGGCATCCTGGCGGGAACGGAACACGCGCGGGCGCTTCCTTGACACGGAGCGCCGCCGGGTGGACTCGTACAGCCCGCCCAGGTACTCCTGCCCCGGCATGTGTACCGGCGACTGGAAGTCCGCCGGCGAGAACAGGGACCGGCTGGGCAGCAGCCGGTCGTATGCCTCCTTCACCGCCTCCGGCGACGTCGGCACGTGGAACTGCATGGCGTCGCCGTCGAAGTCGGCGTTGAACCCCTTGGTCACGAGGGGGCTCAGGTGGATGGTGTTTCCGCTTACCAGCCGGGGGCGAAAGGCCAGGATGCCGAACTTGTGCAGCACGGGGGCCCGGTTGACGTACACGGGGCGCTCTTCCATTTCCTCTTGCATGATGGAGCGGGCCAGCGGCGTCCGCTCCCGGACGTGGCGCAGGGCCTCGCGGATCGGCAGGCCGCGCCGCCGGAGCCGGCGGACGATGAACTTGCTGTAGACGTCGAACGCCTGGTTCTCCGGGATGCCGATGGAGTCCATGTCCATGTCCGGGTCCGGCGTGATGACGGCCCGGCCGACGTTGTCCACGGTGGTGGAGAGCAGCTTGCGCTGCATCGTGCCGAACTTGGGGGATTCTCCGAAGATGCTCTTCAGGATCCCACTGACGCCCTTCTCCTGGAGCTTGGGGTGCATGGGCTCGCCGAGACCCACGACGGCCTGGAAGGCGTGGTAGACGGCCAGGCGCTCGGGGCCCGCGTTCTTCTTGCCCACCTGCTTGACCATGTCGTTGTAGTTGCGGATGGCGTCCAGCAGCTCCTTGTACAGGTAGTTGGGGTCCGATATAAGCGGGATGCCCGTGTCTCCCAGCATGGACACGGGCCGGAAGGCAGGCGGCAGCACGGGCACCCGATGCAGCACCCAGTCGCGCGGGTGCAGGCCGAGCTTCTTGGCGCTGTCCAGGTACTGCCAGCGACGGATCGCCTCGTCCCGGTGGGAAGCGCGGCCGTACCGCCACTCCGCCCGGGCCTTGTCCAGCTCCTTGTCCAGGTCCAGCTGGTCCAGCGCCTTGGCCACGGCCTGGGGTCCGCTGCCGTACCCCGGCAGAGACTCGTCTCCGGCCAGCACCGCCTCGAACTTCTTCTGCGTCAGGCCCAGGATGCGGCGGATCGGCTCCTCCATGACCGGGTTCGGCAGCGGCTCGGGCAACTCGATGGCGGCCCAGCGCCGGCCGCCGTGTCCACCCGTCAGTTTGGGGTCAAACAGGCCGCCGGGGATGGGACTCATGTTGTCGTCGAAGCGCACCAGCTCCCCGGAACGGATGATGCGGTTGCCTGCCAGCTCCTTGACGTCCTGGTCCGTCAGGGCCATGACGTTTGCCCGGTGCCCGTCCGGGACGACATTGATGCCTGCCGCCTTCAGCTGGTGGACGAACTTATCGTACACGTAGGGCACCTTGGGCTTCACCGGCGTGAAGCCCAACATGAACTGGAGCCAGAACTGTTCGTTCTTCTGTCCCCGGATGAGGCGGGCGTCCCGGAGCGTCTCCGTGGCCCCGTGGGACATCAGGGCGTTGACGTCCAGCATGGACAGCCTCTTCGAGTTGCTGACGAGCACGCCGCAGACCGCGTACAGGTGGACGTCAGCGACCGTGATGTCGTAGACATCGGCCAGGCTGTCCCTGCCGGCAGACGGACAGTATGGCCGGACCTCCCTGACGCGCATGCTACGCCCTCCCTGGAGACCGCGCCGGACCCTAGCACTCCATCAGGTCGTCTCCCGCCGCCAGCTGGCACGCCAGCTTCCTGCTGCCATCTTGCAGCACGAACTCATGGTTGCGGGTGCATACCAGCGTGGCTCCGTCCGCCAGCTCGACCTCCACCAGCGTGGACGCGGGCACCCGGTAGTGGAACCAGTCCGTGACGGCGTACCAGCCTGCCTCCTGGCCCTCCAGGCCCCGCGCGCGGACGCGCAGAGGCAGACGTCCCTCCACCACCTGCCGGATCGTCCGCGGCCCCTGGTCCGTGTGCAACACGGTGTCGCCCAGGAAGCAGCCCATTTCCCCTCCCTTGGACGGGCTCTCGTCCAGGGAGTACGCGCCCCCGCCGCGGCCCTGGCCCTTGGAATTGCCGGACAGCATCGGCTTGCCGTTGCGACGGACATACAGCAGACCTGTCTCCATTTCCGCGCAGTAGACGATGCCGTTGTAGTCCTTGGTCCAGAAACGGCCCTCGCCCGGACCGGCCCAGGCATCGGTGCGCTCCGGCACCACGCGGCAGACCCAGGAGGGCAGGAAGTGGGAACTGGGCCCGGGCGGCCGCCGCTGCACGATGGCGCCAAGTCCCGCCCGGATGAACAGCTCCTGGAAATCGTCCGCCAGGCCCCGGGACAGGGACACGTAGCCCAGGCGCCGCCCCGCCTCGTCCCTGCCGCAGCTAGCCAGCCAGGCGGCACAGGTCCGGCGCAGCACGTCCGGCGGCTGCTCCAGCAAGTGGCGTGGCAGGCGCTTGGAGCGGGCATGCCCGCCGTACCGCCGCAGGTGTTGCGCAAGAGGACGGTGCGCCAGGACGTAACCCTTACCGGGGACGTACTCCCACGGCAGGGCCAGACGTTGCAGCAGCTCCTCCAGCGCCGCAGCCCGCGCCGGCCCGTCGCCCGGCTTTTGCCCACGGACGAAGAAGGTGACGTCCGCGCGCCGCGGCGTCACCCGGGCATGGCCCGCGCCGGCCCACCAGCCGACCAGCTCGGCGTAGTCCCCGCAGTCCATCTCCTGGCCGCACACGAGCAGTCTGGCAGCGCAGACCTGGCCATTCTCCACTGGCCAGCCAAACTGGGGCACGCGGAAGCGGCGGCCATGCACCTCCTGCGCCGGCAGCAGGGCGCACACCGGGTCGGGACACTGGCCCAGGTCCGCGTACAGGCGGTGGTTTCCCGTGACCAGGTAGTCGAGGTCGCGGCTCGTGAAGCCGTACAGGGTGCCACGGAAGGAAGCCCGGATGAGGCGCAGCGGCCGCTCGAACACCAGCCGGCCGCCACGCACCGTGGCCAGCTCGTCGTCGCAGCGCACCTGGGGCCAGGGCACCCAGCCACGGGCAGTCAGGGCCTCCGTGGCGGCATCGAAGCACTCCGCCGTGTGGTGCAGCTTCATGAAGAAGCGGTTGCCGGTAGCGATCCCGCGGACCTTCATGTCCCTTTCCGGCCAGAAGATGTCCTCGGTGTCCTTCAGGCCGTGCCGCTCCAGCTGCCGCCGCACCCAGGCGGTCATGTCCTCCTCGCCCTCGAAATCAGTCACCTTGATGGGGCGTCCCAGCTTCCGGGCCAGCTTGCCCAGCATGGCCTCCGCGATCTGGGCCGGGTTGACACGGGTGATGACGCCGAGCGGGTTCAGCAGGACTTCCAAAGGCTCGCCGTCCTCGCCCCGCGGCATCAGGCTGTCTGGCACAATGGCGGCGACCACGCCCTTGTCCCCGTAGCGCCCGGACATCTTGTCGCCGACCTGCATTGGCTCGACGGACTTGACCACGACGACCGGCCCGCTCTTGCTCCAGACCACGTCGGTGACGACGCCCGGCTGGTGGTGCTTCCACAGCACGCTCTCGTCGTTGTACCCAGGCTGCTTCTTCCGGTGGACCTTGTTCTGTGCATGCTCCCGCTGCCGCGCCGCCAAGATGAGCGGGTCGCCGTACTGGACGACCGTGCCCGGCTTGACCGTGCCGTCGTCGTTGATGGTGTCCAGCACCTTCCGCTCGAACTTCTGGGGAAAGAGGCCGATGAAATCGCGCTTGCCCAGCTTGTGTCGGTCGCTCACCTCCAGACTGTGCTGGTACATGTGCTCGGACGACATCTTCTTGGCCATGCCCTCGGAGATCACGACGGCGTCCTCGTAGTTGTACCCCAGGTAGGGCCAGTAGGCCACGCGGGCATTGACCCCCAGGGCCATCGCGCCGTTGTTGTCCGTGTAGTTGCTCCGGGCCAAAAGCTGGCCGCGTCGGAAGTTGTCGCCTGGTCGGACCAGGGGGATCTGGTGGATGAACGTCTTGCGGTTGAATGGATAGTTGTCGTACAGCTCGATCTCTTCCTTCCGGCCATCCGCGTACTGGACCTTGATTACTCCGTCACGGACGTCGATGACCCGTCCGTCCGCACCAGCCTCCACTGCGCCAAGGTGCTTGCCGTACTCTTCCTCAAAAGATCTCTTCCCCTTGGACTCTGGTGTGCCGGATTGTACAAGCGGAGCCTCGGCGGCGATGAGAGGAAGGGCCTGCGTAATGTAGCGGCTGCCCATCGCCACGCGCTGTCCCTTGACCATGCTTTTAAGCGGCACCAGGTTGCCCAGAGGGCTGAACGTGTCCTCGAAATGAGGGATGACAAAGTCGATGTCTTTCTTGCGCACATAGGACAGTTTGCCTCCCTTCATCACAGGCACGCGCTTGCTGTCCCAGCGGAGGACGTCCGGCGTGGCCACGGCCGCGTCGGCCAGGTCGCGCGGCCCCTTCCAGACCAGCTTTCCCCTCCGGTCGAGCAGCTGCACGTACAAGCTGCCGTCACTCCCCTTGCGCGCACCCCGGGCCACATGCAGGTCCACGCCTGCCCGGAAGCTGTTACCAGACCAGTGACCCGGAGTGCCGTCCCGGCGGACGTAGAGAAGTCCGCCCGGCACCGTGGCGCAGTAGACGGGGCCGTCGTAGTCCAGCCGGTAGTAGGACGCTGGCGATGCGCCCCATTCCTCGTCGCCAGCATAGAGGCGGACGCGGTGCCGGCGCCGCTGCCCGTCCGGCTCAGGACGCAGCACGCTGGGGATGCCCAGCGTGAAGGCCAGCAGGACCATCTGCTTGGCCAGGGCCAGGCTGCTAGACTGGAACTGGACGAACCGGCCGTGCCGGTCCTTCCTTCCACCGGCCAGCAGCAGGACCGCGTACAGGCGGCGGCGGGACTCCAGGCTGCCGGCCAGCAGACAATCCGGCAGCCTGCGGCCGTGTGGACCGTCCAGCTCCCGGCAGAGACCGGCCAGGCGCCTGTCCTCCAACACGAAGACCTGGCCGGCCGCGTCATACTCCCAGACAAGTCCCAGGCGCGTCAGCAGGGCGGTGAGCCGCGCGTGCTGGGAACGGTACGCTTGCGGACGGCAAGACAGGCGCAGCCTGTCCGGGTTGATGACGTCTTCCTCCTGGTCAGCCGTCCCGGCCGCGGCCGTGTACCAGCAGACCAGCTCCGCCCAATCCTCCGCCGACCCGGGCCGACCCGAGGTCCACTCCTCCCAGGCACCGTATAGATCATCGCCGCGGTAGCAGGGACCGCCGCCGAGATGGAGGCGGGGCCGGCCAAAGGCTGCCGCGGCCGTCTCTTCCTGGTAAGTCCCGTCCGCCTGGCCGCGCGGCCGCACCCACAGGCGATGGTCCGGCGTGACCAGATAGCTCAGCAGCCGCGTCCGCACACCCAGCAGCTTGCCACGGTAATGGCCACAGTGCAGCTGCGTGGGCCGGTGCCACTCCACGGTGCCACCGACCAGGCAGGCCAGCTCGTCCTTCTGGGCCACTTCCGGCCACGCCTTCCAGCCGGAGCGAGTCATCACCTCGGTCCGGGCGTCGTAGCACTCCGGCGTGCGCAGCGGGTCGATGAAGCCCAGGTGCGACGGCTGCACGGAGCGGGCCTCGTCCGGAATGGAGTCGATGTTCGGGATGCCGCCCTCTCCCATGCGCGTGATCCGCGTCTGCTTGTCAAACACTTCCGCCGGGTTGATCTCCTCCAGCGCCTCTGCCAGGCCGCTGCCCAGCAAGACCTCCTCGATCTGAGGCGTCAGGGCACCGCTCGGCATCTTGTCCAGCGAGCCGGCCAGGGAGACCTTGCGGAACAGCTGCGCCAGGGTCCGGCCGTGGTCGCGGGCGATGCGCTCGGCGAACATGTCCTCGGGACCGAGGAAGACCTGGTAAGCCAGGTGGTCGCGGTCGTCCGGGTCGGTTTCCCGGCGGCTGACCTGGAGCAGCTTCTGCGTGGCCTTGAGGATGACCTCCTTGCTGAGCCGGTCATACGGCTGCCCCAGGGTGTGGCGGGTGACTTCCGGGTCCAGCTCCATCGCCTGGAACTTGGCGACCAGCTTTTGCCGTTCGCTGCCCTCGTCCCCGTCCCGCTCGTTCTTCCGCAGCAGGCGGTCGGCCAGTTTTCGCATGGTCCCCCGGTCGGGATACTGGGCATTGGCGGCGTACAGATCGTTGCCCCAGTAGGCCCGCACCTCCCGGTCGGTGGCCCCCATAGCTTGCAGCAGCGGCAGTAGCGGCATCTCCGCCTGGCCCAGGCGGATCTTGAACAATCCCTTTTCTGGGTCCAGGAAGTAACGGTGCGAGACGCCCTTCCCTGGCAGCACGTTGACGTGGCTTTCCAGCTCCCCGTTGTCCTTGATGCGGGTGAAGATGCCCGGCCGCAGCCGTTGCTGGTGGCTGACCGTGTACTCGTTGCCCCGGTGGATGAACGTCCCCAGGCTGGACAGATAGGGCACGCGCGCGATGACCTGGGTGCGACGTTGTAGCTCCTTGCCAGTGGCCGAGTCCTCCAGCACCCAGGTGCCCTGCAAGCGCCGGGCCAGCGTGCCGCCCGTGAGAACGGCCTGCTTGCGCTGACGGCGAGAGAAGCGCTCCGGGTCGGCCCACTTCACGTCGGTCAGGCGCAGACGGTGCTTGCCGTCATCCAGCGGAGCAATGGACTGGGCGGCATGGAGCACGTTGTCGTAGAGGGAACGGCGCGTGGCATCGGTGTCGCCAAAGGCGCGCAATGCCGGCAGAGGTGACGGCGGAGCCGCGCCGGCGCCGGCGAGCACGGCGTCGGCCCTCGTTGGTGGCAGTAGCGACGACACGGCTTGCCCCTTCCTTGCCAAGTCACCTTCCCGTCCGCCGCTACCGTGTCCGGCCGGACGGAGCGCGGCCATGTCCCCCTTCTGTCCCGGCAGGCACTGGCGGCACCATGACCGGCTCGGGAATGGCGTAGATCGCGTCCGGCTGCTGCTCGAACAGGCGCCGCTGCTGGCGACGCAAGGCGTTCTCCAGGAGCTTCCGCCGCGAACGCTTCTCTATCCGGTCGTACACGATGGCCCCCGTCAGCAAGGCGCTGAGGCCGGCATAGGCCCCATAAATGCCGGGAAGGCGCTCCAGGAAGCCGGGAATGCGATCCATGAGGCCGCCGATGTCCAGTGCCTCCTTTTCCAGGGAAGTGCCCAGCAGCTGCTGCATCCTGCCCCACAGTGCGTCGAGCGCCTTGCCGACCTTGACCATGTCCGGCTCGTCCTTCTCCTGGCCACGGTCGGCGGCCTTCTTGGGAGAAACGCCAGGCAGCGACTCCAGGGGCTCGTCGTACTGCGCGAGAATGGCCTGGCGGAACTCACGCCGCGCCTTGCTCAGCTCCTCCTCGTTTTCCCGCCGCCGCTGCTCCCGGAGCAGGTTCGTCAGGCCACCGTAGCCCAGGCCGAAGCCGCCGAGCGCGGCGGCGAACATGGCGGGGTAGTACCAGGGGAAGCCACCCTTGGAACGGGGCGGCGACACCTCCACCTGCACCTTCTCCACCTGCCCCTCCTTCACCTGCCCCTGCGGGGACTCCTCCACCGGGTAGGGCAGCGGCAGCAGGGCAGGCCCCCAGCGCCGACGCTTGCGCTGCTTCGAGCGCATCATGTTGTACATGCCCACCGCGCTGGCGCCGGCGGCGCCGATGCCCAACGAGGCAAGGCCCAGTTTGCGGATGTCCTGCAATGCCTCGTCCTGGAGCTTGGACAGCTTCAGCCGCTTCACCGCGTTGACGAAGTTCTGCACGTCGTCCGGCGTGACATTCATCCCTTGCTTACTGGCGATTTCTTTCACCTGTGACGGGGAGAGAAAATTCGCGTTGCTGCGGAGGCCAAACATGTCCTAACTCCACTGTCTTGTCACTCAAGAACGGCGTGCGCGTGCCATCTTCCAGGTAATACTCAAACCACTCGACGTAATGCTTGGTGGTCCCGCGCCAGAATCGTTCCAGGTAAAACAGCTGAAACCAGCCGTTGCCGCAACACTCCATGACGTCGCAGAACAGCTTGTTCTCCCGAGGCACGGTCACGTCAAAGAACGCATTGCGGAAGTCCGAGACCTTGACGACGCGAGCCTCGTACTCGTCCTCGGGCAGCACGGGCGCGGTCGGCCCACGGAACGGCAGGCCGTCCACAGACGACCTGCCCCACCAGAGCCGCTGCCCGGCGCTGTGCGTCCGGTTGCTGAACTTGACCAGGCTGGAAGGCATGGACGACGCTCGCGGGTTCTAGGGGAAGACACGCCCCGTCTTCCGCTTCTTCTTGGCATAGTCCTTGATGGCCCGCCGGCGGCGGAGGGCTTCCGTCTCCCGCTTGTACGCCTCCACCAGCTCCATGTTCTTGACTTCCTCGATGTCCTGGTAGTCGATGTCGGTGGCGCGAGACAGGGCGTAACCGCCGATGCCGCCAATGATGGGCGGAGCAGCCAGAGCCAGCGGTAGGCCGTACATGAACAAGCCCTTTGCGACCCCCTCGCCCAGGCCGTACAACTTGTCCAGCATGCCCGTGATGAAGGCGCGCTTCTCCAGCAGGTCGTTGGCTGCCTGGACCCGTTCCAGCATCTGCGCCGGTGTCAGCTGCTCTTCCACACAGCGGGAGAGGAAGCCGACCTTGAAAGCCTCCCTGGCAGAAAGCGCCATGCCCCACGTCCTTCCCATACCATTTACAGCCCGCCGCCGTATCCTGGCATGACCAGGCTGAGAGGACGACGGCGCACCAGATCCCGGCGGGCACTCGCGTCCGACGGCATCCCCTGCTGCTGGGCCTTGCGGCAGACCTCGATCATGGCATCCAGGTAGTCTTGCAGGCGCTGCCGGTTGGCCTGGTCGAACTGGTCCTCCGTGTAGGGCACGCGCCGGCTGTTGTTGAGCATGTCCTGGATGCTGCGCAGGCGGTGCAGGCAGGTGCGGACGGAAATGACCTCATACGAGTTGTCCCGCTCGTCCTCTATGTGGATAAGGCCGCGCTCGGCCCAGAAGCGGAGAGGACCCAGGCGTACCAGGTCGCCAGCGGTCCCTGTGACCGCGCCGTCCGTGAACGTGGTACTTCCCATCAGCAAGCCATCCCGTCTTGCCGGCGAAGAGGGATCGGAACCCGCCCCGGCACCGCGCCGGGGCGGGCCGTTCGCAGCCCTCCTGCACGTCGCCACACATCACGTGAGGAGGAAGCTCTCAGTACGGCACCCAGTTCTGTGACGGTCCGGCGGCGCCAGGCCAGCCAGCCTGGTTGAACACGTGGACCAGGCCGTCCACCAGGACAGCGACGAGCCGGAGCCACAGCTTCTTGAGGATGGGATCAATCAGTCCCGCCTCCAGGAATTCCGGCACCTTGGGAATGTCTATCGGGGCAATGACCTCGTCGTAGAACTTTGCCGCGGCCGCCAGGACGGCCTCCTTCTTGTCCGCGCCGCTGGCGCCGCGGAACTGTTCTGCCAGCAGCACCAGGAACGTCACGGCCCGGATCGCCATCGACCAGACCTCGTCCAGGGAGAGGTTGGCCGGCATGCTCTCCCGTGCGCGGGTAATGAATTTGGCCACGTGGCCATCCATCTGCTCGGTCAGGTTGCTGTCACTGTCCATTGCATGTCCTCCGTCCAAGTGTCCAGTAAAGTGACCTTCGCCCTAGCCGCCAAAGAGCTTGGGGACCGCGGCGCCGATGATGCCAAGGGCCACGTTTCCTAACCCGAAGGACTGGGGAGAGAAAGGCGTACCGACTAGCAAGTTGAGGACATCGCCGACCAGCACGCCATTCATGTAATTGCCCGCCGCGTTCATGGCCAGCTGCCCCAACTGGTGGAAAGTCACCCGGCCAGGGCGCGACTGCGGGTCGGGCATCTGTTGCGCCGCGTACATGGCTCCCATCGTCGAGCCGGCCAGCCTCGGTGAGGCCCCCGACTGCCACAGCGTCTGGCCCAGCGCGTTGATGTTGACGTCATAGGTTGACGGCTGGCGCCGCGCGTCATCGCCCAGAGTGTCGGCGAAAGCCCGCTTGATGAAGAAGTCCACGGCTTTCCGGTAGGGCTCCGCCAGCGGCACGTCCGCCAGCTGGTCCGACCCTCCCTTACCCATCCACGCCGACCGCGGCGACGGAGAAGGGGAGTTGCCGCCGGCGCCCATGCTGTTGATGCGGATGTCATGAAGCTGCTGGATAGTGTCCTTCCAGGCACTGCTGGGCTGCTTGCTGGTCGTCAGGCCATCCTTGCCGGAAAGGTCTGCGTTGGACAGGGAGGCCGTGTCGTCCCCCGGCTCGCCCCGGAGCAGCTCCGGGTCGTTGAAGCGGCGGCCGGTCATCTTGTTGGTGATGCCCCACAGCAGACCAGGAGAAGCACCCACCAGACCGCCAAGGATGAGCCCCGTGGTGCCCAGGTTGTCGCCGAACTGGTCGGGCAGCACAGAGGCCAATAGCTTGCCTCCGGCCCAGCCCAGGCCGGCGCCAAGCAGGCCCGATGTCAGCATGGCAGCCAGAGGGGAAGCCTGGTTGGGCAGGCCGATGACCGGATACTGTCCGGGAAAGAAGTTCAGGGCCTCGCCGATGCGCCGCAGCACCTTGCTATACGCGACTTTAACCCAGCGCGTGTCCGGGTCCGACAGCTCGTCCAGGGACAGGGGAGACTGCCGCACCGCCGTGCGGCCGGCCCCGTGTTCCGCCGCCAGCTTGCAGCGGGCGAAATCGGTAGCCGTTGCCTGCGGGGCAAACAGGGCCACGCGGCCGCTGTCCGCGTGGCAGTAGTAGCCGACCGGGCTCAGAGTGTAGACGCCGGCAGCGCTCTGGCGCACGTCATGGGCCAGGGCGGCGAGCTTCTCGGCCCAGGTGTCGATGGTTTCCGGCAGTTCTTCCCAGCGCAACATCCGTGCCTCCCACTTGGGGCCGGGAGAGTCCATTCCCAGGACCACGGCTGCCGCCCATCATAACCGGCCGCTCCTGGCCAATCCAGAGAAAAGAGGCCAGGGCAGGCCGGCTACAGCTCGCAGCGGTCGCCGGTACAGGCCCAGGAGCGCACGGGGCTGGCACTGTCCTCCTGCTCGTAATGCACCAGCTTGGCCCAGTTAAGCGTGGGAAAGCTGGCCACGAACTCGTCGTACTGCGCGCGGGTGAGTTCCTCGTTGGGGGCGTAGGTGTAGCGGCCGTTGTCCTTGGGCAGGAAGCTCAGGCCGGTGATATGGTCCCAGTGTTCCTGCCGGTAGACCCAGGCGCCGACCTCCAGCCACTCGTCGGCGTCGATGTAGATGGTGGCGGACACGGAATGCTCCGCGTAGTTCTTCTTCCAGCTCAGCCAGTTCTCCAGCTGCTGCACCGCCGTCAGGTCGTCCCGCGTGATGGCCCCCGCCGGCGCCGCCTTGGGGAAGCCGAAGACCAGCAGCTCGCCCGGTGCCTCCGGGGCCGGCGCGTGCGGCACGCCACTGTCGATCAGGAAGCGGGCGATGGCGCTGTCCTTGCGCTCGCGCACCCAGCGGACCTGGTAGGGGGCGAAGCGCGGGCTGATGCCGGCTGCGCAGTCAAAAAAGATGCTGGAATCGCCGCCTGGCTTGATGCACGTGTCCGCGGCAGACAGGGCGATGCCGAAGCGGGGCGCGTACTGGGCCTTGGTGTCATGCACCACCTGCCGGAGGGCGCGCTGCAACTCGGCCAGACCCGCCGCGCCGTGATGCAGCAACGGGCAGTCGGCGTGGCCGGTGATGTCCACGCCTAGCAGCCGCTCCTCCTCGCAATTCTTCTTCCAGTCCGGCCGGATGTACTGGAACTGGGTGCAGGTGGACTGCATCAGTCCGAACAAGGTGGCCAGGCGGACCTTCCGCTTCAGGGAGTCCACCGTGTCGTCCGGCCGGGCGACCGCGATGCTCAGGTTGCAGAACTCATATGGCCGCAGGATGACCTCGGCGCACGGGTTCACGCCGAAGCGGGCCTTCCTGCGCCGCGCCGGCCGGTGGTTGACCGCCGCCTGCCGGTTGTAAATGCCGCGCTCGCCCGAGCGGGAATTGAGCAGGGCCAGCCACTCCCGCAAGAAGACGTCGATGGGGGGCCGTTCCTCGTAGACGGCCGAGTTGTTGGCCATCGTCAGGTACTTGCCGTCCGTCCAGTACGTCCGGTCGTTGTACCAGTCCCCCGACTTGATGTCGCGCATGCCGGCCGAGGCCAGATCGGAAAGGGACAGCGTTGCGGCCCGGCGCACGCCGCCGACCTGGACGATGCGCCCCGTGAAGCAGGCCAGACGGTGGGCGTCCGTGTCATCCAGGTAGCGACCCTGGCGGGCCAGGATGACGTTACGGCTGAACTCCATCAGCTCCAGAAACGGGCCAGGCCCCGAGGCCAGACCGCCCTTGGTACGAAGACGGCTGCCGGCCGGACGCACGCCGCTGACGTCGAAGCGCACGTCATGGCCGTCAAACCAACGCTGGAGGGCCTCGAAGTAGGCCGTGCACCAGCCCTCCGTGCTGTCGGTCACAGCAAGGACGTCCGCCTTCTTGCCCCGCTGCTTCTTGACGCGCGGCAGCTCGCCGACGTAGTCCGACTCCACGCTGAAGCCGACCCCCGTGCCCTGCATGAGAATGTAAAGCATCTCAGGGAACGAGAAGATGTCCGCCATCGGCTGGTAGGCGCAGTTGCCAGTAACGATGCAGCCGTCCAGGACAAAGGACTGCTCGCCTGGCACCTCCAGGCACCAGACGTCCGTGTCCTCGCCGTGGCTGCCCACTTCCAGGACGAGAGGAGGCAAGGAGGCCGCGTCCGTGCCACCGGCGTCCGCGGCAAGGGACACGGCCTCGGCCGGAGCCGGGCACAGCTTGTCTCCGGCCACGATCCACGGCAGGACGTTGCCGTCCTGGCCAAGCCAGCGGTGGTCGCGCGTGGCATGCACGACATGCCGCTCTAGCCCCCGCGCCAGCACGATGGGATAGGTCACGTCCCTGCCGTAGCAGCGCACCGTGGCCGTGCGCCAGTTCCCCATGTGGGTCAGGACGTCCACCGTGTCACCGTCAGCAAAGTCGAGAAAGGAACGCACGCCGTCCCGCGTCCAGAAGCGCGTGTCACGCCGCAGGCAGTTGTACACGCCGACGTGGCAGCGGTCGAGAGCCGGCCCCGCCATCTGCACCACGCGCAGGGCGGGGGACACCTCCAGGCGGTACATGGCGTCCGCCAGCTCGTCCCACTCGGCCGCCGATAGTTTGCCGGCCACCAGCGGCAGGCGCTGGAACCAGGGGATGACCCGCTCGTACACTGCCTCCCGCCACGTCTCGCGCCGGCCGTCCTGGTCGCGCCAGCGGGAGAACTTGCCCATGAACTGGTAGTATTGCAGGTCGGTCGGAAAGTGCTTCCGGTCCTCCAGGAAGCGCGCGGCAACCTCGGGCGGGATGGGGCGCAGCTCCCGCGCCCGGCGCCGCTCCTCCCGGTAGTTCTGGTACTGCTCCGCCGCCTCGAACAGGCCGGCGCCCCACAGCTGCTGGATGACCAGGCGCTGGACCTCCTCCACCCCCGGACGGGTGATGCCCTGGGCCGCCAGGTTGTTGCAGACGGCACGGGTGATCTGTTCGATCAGCGCCTGCTCCTCGCCAGCTCCCGGCACAAGGGAAGAAGGGCCACCGGCGTCCGCGCGGATGCTGTGGAAACACCGGGACAGGGCCCGGCGGATCTTGTCCGGGTCGAAGGGGACGGCCTGGCCGTCCCGCTTCACGCACGTCCAGCCCGCGGACATTTCCTCGGGAGTGAGTGCTTTGCCGTTGCGAAGACCGGGATGGATGGCCGCTGCGCGCGCGGCCGACGAAGTGCCATGTTGCATGGCTTCTCCTCCCTATGGACACTGGAAGTACCGTCGTGTGCCCGCGTGCCACCGCACCGGCGCCCTCCGCGCCTCGCAGCCAGGACCAGTGACGTCCGGCACCTCCCCGGCCCGGTGGTGGCGGGACAGCTACCCGGGACCCAGCGCTCCTGCCCGCGTCCTGCCTTTCCTTACGCGCCCGGTCCCGGACTGCCACAGTGCCTATTATACTGCGGTCCGTCCTCTCCTACGAAGTATTTTCCGGCTGACGGCGACGCCCCGGGACAGGCCGTCAGCCGTCCTCCTCCCCTTCCTCATCCTCCTCATCACCCTCCTCGTCGCCGTCGTCCTCCATTTCCATCGCCCCCAGCACGTCCTCCGGCGACAACATGACGCAGGTGTCCTCCTGTACGACCGTGACGCTGACCTGCGCCGGGCCGCCTGCCAGCCAACCGTCGCCCCAGTAGGCGTCCGCAGCCACGCCGTCCTCTCCTGGGCGTCCAGCAGGGACAGGCAGGCAGCAAGCGTCCCGGCCGACACGGACGTCGTCGGCGGGAACCTTGTGCTTCTTCAGCCAGTCCCGTACCTGCTCCTCGTCCGCGCGGGACGTGCAGACCACGAGGCGGGCGCCGGCATCATGCAGACGGCGGGCCCACTCCAGCGCGCGCTCCCGGGGGCGCCCCAGGCCCGCGCCGCCCTTCCCTTCCTCCTCATCCTCCTCCTCCGGGCCGCCGTCCAGCAGGACGCTGTCCAGGTCCACCGCCAGGGTAAACGGCTCCTCCTCGGAACGGGCGCGCTTGACGACCCGCAGGGGGGCCACGGCGTCGGCGCCCTTCTTCGTGTCGTTCCGTCCCAGCACGCCGCGGCGACGGCAGGCGACGACCACGTGGAAGCCGTGCGTCGAGTCGGGCAGGGAGGGCAGGCCGTAGCTGCGGCGCAGGGCCTGCAACTCGGGGGAATGCACGCGCACGGACCAGATCCTGGCCATCCCAGGCCAGTGCCAGTCCTCGTCCGGCGCGGACTCGTACAGCCTCCCCAGGGAGTAGTGGAACTGCTTGCCCCGCTCCGTGATCTGGTCCGCGCCGCCGGCCCGCGCCACCTCCTCGGGGTGCATGACGACGATGTGCGCATTCATCCGGCCGCCGTCCCGTCCCGGCGGCAGCTCGACCCCCGGGGCGCCCAGGGCCGAGAAGATGCCGTGGACCAGGGCATTCGGCACGGACAGCAACAGCCAGTCGCCGGCGGACAGGTAGAGCTGGCCGGCCAGGTCCGAGGACAGTTCCGGGGTGCCACCGTCCTCCTCATCCTCCGCTGCCTGCTTGGTCAGGGACTGGCCGAGACGAAAGACGGCTGCCACCCAGTCCGGCAGGCCGTCGCGCACGCGCAAGATGGACATTCGCGCCTCCCCGCGCCTTGCCTGTTCCGCGCCTACTTCATGAGCTGGGCAATGATGGCACCCAGGGACATCAGGGCGCTGATGATGACGCCTGCCACGCCGGCAAGCAGCTGGCCCTGCGTGACCACCCGCGCCGCCTGGATACCGTTCAGGTGTTTCTGCAAGGAGGCAATGTCCCGCGCGTGCTGACTTTGCACCACGGCCGCCCGCGCGTACATGACCTCCAACTCGGCCAGACGGTGCATGAGAGAGGGCTGGCCGTTGCCGTCCCGGACCAGCTTGACCAGCAGCTTGAAGTCGTCGGCCAATGTCTCCTGGATGCGCTGGATGCCGGCCAGCTGCACGCCCAGGCCGTGCTGGTACTTCGTGTTCTCGCGCAGGTCCGAGCGCAGCTCGCTGACAGCCTTCGTGAGGCTCTCCAGCTCCGTGGTCAGGCTGTGGATTGCCCGTTGCTCCGGCGTAGGGCCAGAGGTGGGTGACATCGGCGCGCCTCCGTTTCCTTACGTTGGCCACCAGGGAATGGGAAAGGCTGGCCGGACGCTGTCTCCCCAGCTTCCCCAGGTGCTGGGGCACCGCCGCGCACCTTGCAGGCACGCGCCACGAGCGGCCAGACGGCGTTCCGCTCGACCTCCTAGCCCCCGGCTTTTCGCCACGGGACCGTACCCGACCAGGGTAGCGCCATCCTAAACGCTCCCCGGCACCCATAACCGGCCGACGCCAGCGGCAGGCAGCGGCCGGCCAGCGACACGCATTGTAACGGCGGGCAGCGCCACGGGGCCAGACCATCAGCCCACGGGTCGCACGCAACGCCCCTCGGTGAAGCTGTGACAGTGGTACGGCCGGCCGCAGTCGCAGGAATGGGTCAACGTGGCCAGAACCCGGGACACGGCGGCCTTGGAATGGGACCAGACCGGACCGACGCGCACGCCGCTGTAAAGGCATTCCGCGTACACGCAAAGCTGGTTCTGGCCCCTTTCGTTGCGGGACCGTGTGAAGTGAACGACGGCAGGCGCCGCCCGGCGTGGCAGGAAATGTCGGCGGCTGGTCATGGTCGGGGCACTCGGAAAAGAAACCGGCAGACGTCCGTGGCCTGCCGGTTTCGACGGTACTCCTCCGCCCAGGAGGAGATGCGCATGGTCCCGCTCTCCTTCCAGTCTACCACCCGGGGCGCGAGCTTTCCAGCCCGCCCGACGCAGGCCAGGGGCTAGACCTCCTGGACAATCTCCACACTATCGTCGGCCTGCAAGTTGACAGGGTAGAGGCCGTCCGGCCAGCGGCCCGAGGTTTCGTGGGTGAAGGCCACGGCGTCCACGCCGCTCACCGTCACCGTGGCAGCGTCCCACAGGTAGTGGTCCAGAGCGGCCCGCACGTCCGGCTCATGCCGCCGCAGCCACTCCGCCGTCCGTCCCCGGGACTGCGCCAGCTTGCGATGGGCCTCGTGGCCGCGCAGGTTGTTATGAGTCACGCCGACCATGTGGTGATAGGTCAGGTCGCCCAACGCGACCAGGCGCGGCCGCTGGCCGATGGTGTGCGGCCCGCTCAGAATCTCAACTGCCGGCGACAGACGGAAATGCCCCTCCGGGCAGGGGAACACGTCCCGCGGCCCCATGACCGTCGAGGGGACAACGCGCTCGGCAGCCGGCGCCCCAGGCACCTCGCAGTGGACCACAAAGACCTCGTTGCTGTCATGGAAGTAATAGAGCGACCCCGCGAACGCGGTCAGCGCGTCCGGGAAGCGCAGCTGCCGGTCCACCTGCACCTCCAGGCGTTCCGGCTGGTTCAGGTTGTCGTCGTCCCAGACAGTGATGAAGTCGCCCCGTGCCTGGCACAGGGCGTACAGCAAGCCCTCGGACGGCTGGTACACGCCGCGCGCGAACACCTTGACCACGCCTTCCCCATCCACGCGCTGGGAAACGAAGTCCTGCACCAGAGAGGCGTAGTCGTTCTGGTCGCCCACCACGATGACCAGCTCGCGCCGCGGATAGGTCTGCCGCTGAAAGTCCAGGATGGCGCGTTGCAGCTGCCCCCAGCGCTCCGGGCGGCTGCTGCACAGGCACGATACCAGGGGGCCGTCCGCCATGCAAAGTCCTCCTCTCGCCTTCCACCTAGACCGCGCCGCACAGGACCAGGGCGCTGGCGACCCGGTAGCCGTCCGGCTCGTTCACGTCCAGGGCCTCCACCAGCCCGACCGGGACAATGTCCACGCGGACCGCCGGCGCCGGCGGCGCGGCGAACACACGCAGGCTGTCCAGCAGGACGTGCCCCTGCCGGAACAACCACGCCGGCTGGCACGCCGGACTGCCGCCGTCCACGACCCGGGCGACGCACTCCTCGATCTTGGCCGCTGGCAAGAACGGAGTGGCAGGCCGCAGCACGGCCACGGCCGCGGCGCCGGCGGCCGGCCCCTGCGGCCCGCACAGCCAACTATCTAGACCGGCACGGTCGGCCAGCAGGTCCGCGGGGGCCGGCACCACCTCGACCTCCTCCGGCACCGCCAGCAGCTGCCGGGCCGTGTCTGCCAGGCCCGCGGAAACGACGCAGACGGACCGGTCCACGCCGCGGGCCTCCAGCAACTGCCCCAGGCACCAAGACAGCACGGTCAGGTGCCCCAGGCGACGGAACGCCTGGTCGTCCTGGACAATCATGCAGGCCACCGTCCTGGCCATCGCGCAGTCCCTTACGGCTGACCAGAAGAAGACCAGCGCGGACGCCGCTCCGCCCTCCCCCGGCGCTCCACGCGCCCGTCCGTGTGGTAGATGGTGGACGACCCGTCATGCGGGTCCAGCGTGACCACCCGGTCGCGGCCAATGAAGGTGATGACCGCGTCCACCGGCACGTCCACCACGCCATCGTCACAAACAATCAGTCGGCCAGGGGTGCGGGCCGGGCCGGCCGGTCCCTTCCCAGACCACCCCTGACCATTCCCGCCGGCACCAGCAGCCGGCTGCGGCACCGGCCCGGGCTCCGTCAGCTGTTTCCTCTGTCCGTCCGGCCCCTCCAGAAAGCTCGACCCGTCCTCGTACAGCACAGCCCACCAGCCCCGCGCTCCTGCCACCGGCAGACGGCGCGGCCAGCGGCCAGGAGACGTCTCCTTCTCCTCCGTCTCTTCCACGCTGCCGGCCACCCCGGCCGACGACGTGGAAGGCACAGGAGAGGGAGCAGCGCCGTCCAGGATGACAGCCAACGCGACCAGCCCCAAGACAGCGGCGGCCGCCGCGGCGGCCAGCAGTCCAGGCCGCGCGGGCCAGCGGTCATGTCCCATCCCAACCATGTTGCTCCGCCTCAGACCAGGTCGTCTGCCAGCAGGCAGTCCCGGACGTCCGAGGGTACGCAGCGCAACAGGCTGTCCAGGTTCGCAATGCGCTCCCGGACCCGGTTGCGGTTGCGTAGGCGGCGGCAGCCCGGGACCGCCCGGTCCGCGCAGGAAGGCAGCTCCAGGAAGTCAAATACCCGCTGCATCTCCCTCTGATAGTCCCGCAGCAGGTCACGGTACTGCACCTCCAGACGGTCGGCGCAGGAGGCCCGGACCTTGCCCAGGGTGGCGGCGTGGCAGCGGCAGAACTCCGTCACCTCGTCCGCGTCCAGGTGGACCGGAGCAGGACAGGCCGCCGGCGCCGCGTCCCAGCCGCGCGTCCACACACCGGAGCGCTCGGCCTGCTTGAGGCTCACCAGGCAAGCCACCGGATTGCGCAGGACAACGACCAGGCAGAAGTCCCCCTCGCGGTAACGCGACTCGAACAGCTCCCACAGCTCCAGCCGGCGCACGTCCGGGTACAGCACGCGGAAGCCGACCGCGCGCTCCCCCCGAAGGGGACGGTCCAGGATGACATGGTTGATGTACTGCCAGGGGGACGTCACGCCTTCCTGGAACCACTCCGGCAGGTGCCGCGGCCACCGGCTGGGGCCGAAGTATTCCTCGTGGCTGGCCCGCCGGACCTTCTCGTCCGGGTGAAACAGGTCGCCGTGGCAGACCGCGACGTGCCCCGGACGGTTGTTCAAGGTGGACTGGACCACGCGGGAGCCGCTGCGCACTTCGCCCACGACCACGTAGTTCAGGACGCGGACGTCCTGTCCTAGCAACACGGTCCGTCCCCCCTTTCCCTGACGGTCAGGACAGCAACTGGCCGGCAGTCCCTGCCACTACCTCGTCGGACGTCCGGGGCCTGGCCTCGATGCCGAAGCCGGCCAGCAACACGCGCAGGTGCATGGCCTCCTGCTCGTCCAGCTCCCAGCGGCCGTGGTACTCCTCCTCGCTGTGGCCGTACATGAACTCCTCCCGGGGAGTGACGTTGTGCCCGTGGTAGGCTGCCACGGACAGGCCGTTAAAGGGGAACTGGCCATTGTCCACGGCCACGGTCCTGTCGCCGTAGTTCTCCAGCCAGAACGCCTGGGCATCGTTCACGTCCACGTCCGGGAAGCGCGCCTGGGAAGAGCGGGGCACCAGCATGGTGTTGGGGATGCCCTCTTCCTGGTGGTGGACGTAAGCCGTGGCCGTGTTAATGTCCACGCGCATCTGGTGCGTGAGCAGGGAGGCATGCCCAGGACGGCGAAAGCACATCTGGTAAGCCAGCTGGAGCGGATGGTAGTAGTCATCGTCGTCCCAGCAGGGACGGACCCAGTCGCCGTCCGCCAGCTCCAGGCCAATGTTGCGCATCTGGCCCAGGGTGAGCCGCCGCGGCAGGCTGACCCGGCGCTCCTTGATGGCGAAGTGGGGCACCGTGGTCACGTCCAGGTCGGTCGTGTTGACGATGACCAGCTGCTTGCGCGGGTAGACCTGCTCCACGAACTGCTGCACGGCCTTGCGGGCCATGCGGATGCGCTCCCGCAGGCCAAAGACCAGGATGCACGTCACCAGGGGCAAGTCCTCCCCCAGGCCGGAAGGAGGCACCACGGACTCCTTGCCCGCGTGCGGGTCCACCAGGGGGAACGGGAACGCGGACAGCGGTGCCGGCAGAAGGCTGGCCCCGCCGACCTGCCCACCTGCCTCTTCCTCCTTCTTTTCCTCCGGGCCTCGGTAGTCCGGGCTGGGAGGGACCGGCCTACCGGCCCGAATCGCCTCGACCTGCTCCCGCGTCAGATGAGGGAAGATCTCCCCCAGACTAGCCTTGGCCATCTCGCCGATGGGAATCCGCGCACTACCTCGGATCGGCATGCCGTTGCCCATGTGTCGGATGCTCCCTCCAGAAAGAAAGGAGAAGGAAAGGACAGCGATGGGGCCGATGCCCCGCCGGACGGAAGGGACCACGCGACCGGGAACGGCAGAAGGGAAACGGACCGCCTGGTAAGGGTAAGGGGCTAAAGGGAAAGTTACCGTCACCGGCCGCGTGGACCCGTCCGTCCTGCCACAGGACAGCGGCGGACGACAGCATAACATAACCGGTCTTCCGACAAAAGCAACTCGATTTTTGCAGGCAATGGTCCCCGCGGCAGGGACGGACCGGAAGCAAAAGAACGGGGCCGGCCACGTAGACAGTCATGACCGGCCCCAGCGGAGGGGAAGGAACGAACAGGTTGACAGCACTCGTACCCTTTGAGGAGGAAGGAGAAAGTTCCCTTGTGGCGGCCGCGCCGAACCGCCTTAACCCGCCAAGTACCCGCCCGGACAGCGTGCAGGCCAGCTGCTCCTCCCACCTTCGCCCCTGGTGGCAGCTTCCTTGCCCGGGTAGCCAGCCACAGCACGGCTGCTCCACCCCTGCGCCAGGACCGCCACGGCCTCCGTCATCCCAAACGCCGTCCGTGCCGGGAGGAAAAAAGCAACAGGATGCAACCCCCACCGGGCGGGACAAGGTACAGGGACAGATACCGACGCTACCGTGGCCGGCCACGGCCAGCCGGCCCACGCTCGGCTTCTTGCCTGGTCCGAGCCGGACATGACAGTCGCCACGGCACCGTGGTCCTGGTCCCGCCTGGCGCACTGCAAGAGTTGCGCCAAGAGGGAGTGTAGAAAACGGCACGCGCACTGTCAATAGGCCAGCTTCGACTTTTCTGCCAGGACGGACCTGGGCTCCACCACCCCCACACCCACCTATTCCAGCCAGCCCTACACCAGCCGAAAGCGACCACAAGAAGACATGCCTTGCTGATAGCTAAGAAAAAGAACGACGCCCCAGCCGATCCGCTTCCTGCGAATCGGCTGGGGAGAGAGGAGTAGTCACTACATGGTGACTACTCCATCACAGCCCTAACCTCCTCCATGACGATGGAGGATGCCTTCATCCAGCGGATGAAGGCATCAAAAGAACTCGCTCTTTTGATGCCTTCCCTGGCCAGCTCCAACCTCCATCCTGGCGGACCATGCGTACCGTCCACCTGGATGGTCTCCCCACCCAGGCGGAACATTATCTTCCCATCCCTCGATGGGAAGAATGCAGCCCCCCCACTACCCTCCGTCAGCATCCTTGCCATTTCCGAGACAATCCTGTTCCCTTCCTGGGTTCTCACCTTCTCCCAGCCCCATAGGGCCGGGTGGTGACACTTCCTTTCCCTCCCGGCCAAGTCGGCCAGGAGGATGACCGCTACGTGGTGGTCGACGCCTTGGCGTCGACCTCCACGCCCTTGGCGGGAGATAATATACTCCTCTGCCGCTTGGCGGAGGAGTCCAAAGGTATTGGTGGTGGACATAAGAGTCCCCTCCTTTGCGGCATCTAGCCGCAGTTGTGTGGTAATAAAAATTGGACAGGAACGTCCTGTCCACCTTTTGTGACATCAATGGAGAAGATATTTAGGCAGGAGGCGGAGCACCCTGGTCAGAGCAGGGAGCATGGCGCAGGTAGCGCGCCTGAGCCTGATGGGAAGTACACTGGCCTGATTGGTGGGAAACGTCTCCCGTGCTTGCTGACCCACGCCAGACGAAAGCGACCACAGGAAAACATGCCTGGCTGATAACTAAGAAAAAGAACGACGCCCCAGCTGGTCCGCTTCCTGCGGATCGGCTGGGGAAGAGGAGTAAGCCGCTACGCGGCTTACTCCTTTCGGATCTCTTCCGTGATACTCCTCACGACCGTACTCCAGATGGGTAGGTCATGAGGGATGGATATTACGTGAATCATTCTAAGTTGGGGTGGATACCCCGCTGATCGGAGTAGCCCTTCACGGGCTACTCTTAACCTCCATCCTGGAGGTCCGTGCTCGCGGCCGAGCAGTACCCTGCGTCCGTCATCCGTGACGAACACCAGCCTTTCTATCTCGGGGTGAAATACCCCGCCGTAAAACGGCGGCGATCCCCCTACGCTGCAGCGTCTTGCGACGGCCCGGATCGCCATCGACCATACCTCAATCCTTGCTTTGGGCTGTTGGCCGCTGCCCCAGCCCCAGAAAGCCGGGTGGCGTGCGCATCCCTCCTCTTCTCCGGCCATGTCAAGCATGGCGATGGCCGCAGAGTGTGCTGCAAGCTCCTCCGAGGAAACGTCTTTGCGATCCAGCCCGGCGAGGCGTAGGTAGTATTCCTCGGCCATGTTTGCCGCCATTATGAACCTGGTGGTTTCGTGATGGGACATCATGGTGTCCTCCTTTGCGGCTGTGCCGCAGTTGTGTGGTAATAAAAATTGGACAGGAACGTCCTGTCCGCGGCATTTATTGTGACATCAATGGAGAAGATATTTAGGCAGGATGTGAAGCACCCTGGTCAGGGCAGGGAGCATGGCGCAGGTAGCGCGCCTGAGCCTGATGGGAAGTACACTGGCCTGATTGGTGGGAAACGTCTCTCGTGCTTGCTGACCCACACCAGCAGGAAGCTACCGCGAGAAAACACGACGGGCTGATAGCTAAGAAAAAGAACGACGCCCCAGCCGATCCGCTTCCTGCAGATCGGCTGGGGAGAGAGAGAGAGGAGTAGTCACCGAGTAGTGACTACTCCTCTTCTTTCTTGCCGCCAATCCTCCTCATGGCCTCGGCGACGGACTGTCGTACTCTTTCGTTTTGGTCCAGCCTATACCTGTTCAAGGCTGGCACGGCGTCCTTGCCGTCCGGGCCGAGCTTGCCGATGGCCTTGCACACATGCTCTCGGATCATCCTGTTCTCGAGGGCTTTGACAAGAACCGGCAGCAAGGCCCTACCCTTGGAGGGGAAATCATCCACGATCTCCCCGAGGACCTCGACCGCTGCTACCTGGGCGATATAGTGAAAGTAACCCGAACTAGAGTTCGGGTCGGATGAGATCAGCTTGACCATCATGGCGACCGTTTCGCCATCGTCCGGCGACACGGCGCCAAGGGCCTTGACCAGGCCCCTCACGTTTACGGTCTTGCTGTCCAGGCAGCGCTGAAGCGCTGCCCTCATAAGCGGGGCAAGCGGCCGAGCACCACGCTTCATCTCTTTGACTTCGTCGGCCAACGCCAGCAACTCTCTTGGCTGGCCGACTGCAAAGACGACCGCGTACTTGTACAGGTCTGGGCGAACCTGCCGCAACGCTTTGGCGGCAGCCTGCACAACCTCCTTGTTGTTAGCCGACACCGCCATCGCCTCACACAGGGCATAGGCAGACTCCTCTTCCCTGGACTTTGCCAATGCCTTGGCGGCGATCTTCTCGGCATCCGTACCTTCATGGCGCGCAATGGCTTCCTTGCACTTGGCCTTCGCCTGCTCTCCTCTCACGTCGCAGCCGCAGCCGCATTGCCAACCTAGCTTGGCCGCTGCACATGCCCCGATCACCATCCCGATCACCACTCCGAGCAGCAGGGCGGGAATGATGCCCTTGCTGCGGGAAGTTGCCGGCTGCAGCAGCACGACTACCTTGCACGAGTCGAGGACGAAGATGGTGTTCATAACGAACTCCCCAAATGGGCGACGCCCAACTGACGCACATGCGTCAGTCGTGGTTAGATTGGACAGGAACGTCCTGTCCGCGGCATTTATTGTGGCACCAATGGAGAAGATATTTAGGCAGGAGGCGGAGCACCCTGGTCAGGGCAGGGAGCATGGCGCAGGTAGCGCGCCTGAACCTGATGGGAAGTACACTGGCCTGGTTGGTGGGAAACGTCTCTCGTGCTTGCTGACCCATGCCAGCCGGAGGCTACCACGAGAAAACATGCCGGGCCGATAGCTAAGAAAAAGAACGACCCCAGCCGATCCGCTTCCTGCAGATCGGCTGGGGGGAATGCGGGCAGCCCTAAACGGGCCACCCGCAGGTGGGACACTCCTCCGTGAAACACGGAGGAGTGTCCTCACCGCAGTGAGGACACCTGTCGGCCCCCACTGCCTCCTCCTCATCGAGGAGGATGTCGTCGTCGTACTCGAAGTCGTAGTAGTACATCATTTCCCCTCCTTAAGGGATAACGTTTATTGGACAGGTACGTCCTGTCCACCTTTTATGACACCAGTGGAGGGGATATTTAGGCGGGGAGGATGGAGCGCCTGAATGTTGGCAGAGAAAGGAAAAACCCCGCCACCGTGACGCCACGGCGGCGGGGCCGTCAGGGATGACCGGAGGTGGAGCGCCCCGGTCAGAACAGGGGAGTATTCCGAAGCGCCGGCAGCGCGTTAAGCTGAGGCGTCTGCTGGAAGTCCCAGGAGGGCAAATACTGCCGCAACTGGCGGAAAACGTCCTGATACGTGCCGCCCCGCGACTGCACCAGCCGGAAGGCACGCAGGGCGTAATAGGTCATGGCGCCGCAGAAGCGGCCGCCAATCCGCGCGTCCGCGCTGTACTCATGGTCCCGGCAGGCCGAGAAGTGAATGACGCCAGGCAGAGGCTGGTCCTGCCACCGGACCTGCTGGCCAAAGGCGCGCTCCATGCCATGCCACAACGGACTGTCGGGCGAAAGGAAGTGGGACGGCGGCAGGAAACGGACCCTCCGCTCCGACACGCTGCTGTCCGTGGCGAAGCGGAAGACCGAGCCCGAATGGCAGCAGTCACTGATCCAGAGCAGGCGCGCTCCCGGACGCAGCCGGCCAAACAGATCGGCCAGTTCGTCGTCCAGGATCAGGTTGCGGCCATTGTCGCCCATGTCCGCCGGGCACAGCGCCTCGTCCCGGCCGTCCGGCTCGTCCCCGGAGAGGTCCGGCAGCCAGGTGCCGTGGCCAGAATACGTCACGGCGCTGCACGTGCCCGGCGACGTCTGGTCGATGACCTGCCGCAGGGCCGTCAGGATGTTACAGCGGCTGGCCTGGCGCTCCAGCATGGAGACGACGTCGAAGCCCTGGCCATGCAGGAAGCTGCCCCAGTCGTTGGCATCGTTGATGCAGCCGCGCAGCTCAAACGGAGTGCCCGTGTAATTGATGCCGATGCACAGTGCCTTGCCCGACATGCCTGCCCTCCTCTCCCATTGCCTCCGGGCGACGGCCCAGCCCGCAGGAAACCTAAAAAACGGATTTTACCGGGCAGACGGCTGGACCGGGGCATCTCCCCCGCTTCTGGCCGCCGACGTCTCCCGATCCGTCGGCGGCCGGCTGGCCGGCGGCCAGCCACGGAACCAGACGCCCAGGTAGTAGCAGACCTGGGCCAGTACCGTCCCGGCCACGAACAGCAGCACAAGCCCGAGGACCAGGACGCTGAGGCTGAAGGCCATCTGGCTCAGCGCGGGCCACTTCCCGTAGGCTTCCAACCACCTGTCCATTGCGCCCCCAGACAACAGCCCGCCAGCGAAGGCGGCACGGAACGACCTGACGTCCGGTGCCAAGTATAGACGGCACGGCCCCTGACAGCAAGCCGGCCTAACGCGCCGCCAGCAGCTCCCGCGCCTGCCGCAGGGCCTCCTCGTAGCGCTCCCCGAAGTAGCACCGGTCCCCCGCGTGGGCCTCCTGGAGAAGTCCCTGGATAAAGCAGGGGGACACGCCCAGGTCGAGCAGGTCGGACATCAGCAGACGGGTCGCGCGGCGATAGCCCAGGTACGGGTAGCCCGAGTCACCGGCGGCATGGCAGTAGGAGCGGTAGCTGGACAGGGAGGCATAACGCTGGGCCAGCGGACAGTCCCCTTCCATCACATAGGTCCGGCGGCGCGTGCAGTACCACAGGCCGTCCAGGCAGGGGTAGGGCTCCAGCTCCTCCAGCCAGGCCGCGTGCAGGGCGTCCAGCAGCCGGCGGGAGCGGCGCGCGACCTCCGCGTCCGGGTGGGTCCGCCCCGCCAGCAGGACGGGCCGGACCTGCCAGCCCAGGCGCTCCAGCCGGACGGACGCCTCCTCGCGCCGGCCGAAGTCCGGGTCGCCCAGCTGGTGGACCAGGGACCAGGCGTCCGGGTCCAGGCACAGGGGCCCCGCCGCCCACAGGTAAAGGCCAAGGAACAGGGCGTCCATCGTTCTCCCTCCATCCTCTTCTCGGAAGCCAGTCAGAGCTAGTTATGCACGAACAGCGTGGCGCGGACCTTCACGACCAGCCGGGGGCCAGCTACCCGGACCAGCCGGTCGATCCAGTCGCCGTCCGCGTTGAACGATGTCTTGTCGAAGGGCACCCGCCGGGCCAGCGCCGCCGCCACCAGCAGGCCGCCCAGGTCCAGGTGCCGGTAGCGCGGCTGAGTGACCAGCGGCTGCCACAGCCGATGGCTATGGACCATGTCGCAGTAGGCCAGCTGGGCCGGAGGCCGCGCCGCCGTGGCCTCGGCCAGCAGCCACTCCAGGAAGACCGGGGCGTACCAGTTGTCGTCGTTGGTCAGCAGCAGCCACGGACACGTCCCCGCCAGCTCCTCGATGGCGCGCTGCCGCCAAGGGTGGCCGAACTGCTGCTTCCGGCTGGGCGTCTCCACCAGGGACAGGCGGGAGTCGCGGGCCGCTTCCTGCTCCCATTCCCGCCGGACGTCCGCGCTGGCCGGCCCGTCGTGGTAGGCCACCAGCCGCCAGTGGGGGTAGGTCTGAGCCTGGAAGGAGGCCAGCAGGGAACGCAGGGCGGCGCGGCGGCGCGGCTCGTCGTTGAGATAGGTGGCGACTCCGATGCCGACCGTGGGCGTGCCCCGGACCTGCTTGCTCCGCCAGTAGCGCACCGTGGCCTCCCGCCGCCCGCCGTCAGGGGCGCAGCGTCACCTCCACCATGCGGATGTCCAGGCCCGTGTGGGTGAAGTGGTCCACCGGGTCCAGCAGGACCACCTGGTAGCGCTCCCGGTCCAGGCCGTTCACCAGGGGGCGGCAGCCAAAGTCGTCCCGTCCCTCGTAGTAGTCGTCCAGCAGGACAAGCGTGTGCGGCCCCATGACCCGGGCGACAGCGCCCCAGTCCGAGGCCACCGTGTCCAGGCTGTGCCCGCCGTCCAGGAAGATCAGGTCCGGCCGGATGTCCGTGTGCTTCGACCAGGGAACCAGCCGGTCGCGCGTGAAGCCCTTGAACAGCGTGACCTGGGCGCCCGTGGCCAGCAGCCGGAGCTTGACCTCGCTCTCGCGCGGCGGCAGGCGCTCCTTGGACAGCTCCGCCCGCGCGATCTCCGGCGTGCATAGCTCGAACAGGTCGAAGCCGATGTAGTGGGCCGTGCGGCCGGCGCTGTCCTTCAGCCAGGTGCTGAGCAGCTGGCTGGCGCGCACGCCGTCGTACGTCCCCACCTCCAGGAAGACCAGGTGCTTCCGCCCGCTCCGGCCGATCCGGTCCAGGGCACGGAACAGGTGGACATACCTTCCTAGCATGGCCATGCCATCCATCCTCCTCCCAGACATTCCCATGCGGCCGTGACTCCCCGCCCTTCCCCCATCACAGCCTGGGCCGCGCCCTACGGTACGGCGACGTGTCCCGCGGCGGAGGCAGACGGGACAGGCCCCGCTCCAGGCAGAGGCGCTGGTAGTCCTCCTGCGGAGCGTCCAGGCCGACAAACGGGCTCAGAGTCAGCGTCTGCACGCCGAACGCCTCGCGCAGGGCCTTGCGGACCTTGGCCGTGTACCGGCGGTACTCCTTGTAGATGATGTCCGGCTCCAGGCCATAGAAGCGGACATGCTGGTCGTGGCCGTGGTGGTCGCCGCACAGGTCGCAGTGGTCGCAGCCGACCAGGATGACCGTGCGCGCCCCCATGCGGGCGGCCATGTCCATCGCCGTACACTGGACGCCGCGACCCAAAAACAGAGTGTCCCGCGGCCGGGCGCGCAGCGTGTTCCAGTCCTCGCTGGTATGGAAGACGTAGTGGCTCGGGTCGTCCAGCTCCAGGCATTTCATGGGCGGCTTCTTCTTGATGAGCCACTGCGTTGCCGGCCGCGACGGCAGCTGGAGGTACTCCAGGACCAGCTCCGGATGGACCGTGATGGAGTAGGTGGGCGCGAAGTAGCGGAACGCCTGGTTGAGGCCGATGGTGACGCGGCCGCGCAAGAACTCCATTGGGAAGCAGCGCATGGACGGCCCCGTGCCAACCACGTAGATGTCGTCGTTGCAGTGCTTGCGGTAAAGTTGTTCGATACGCATGGCGTCACCCTGTCTACGGCTAGCGCCACAGGACCACGTTGGTGCGCCAGGGAGCGGACCGCATGTAACGGCGGAAGCGGCGCGTGGCCAGTCCCAGGAACACGCCGGTCCCGCCCCGCTGCTCCAGCCGGTGCGGCGCCAGCTCCACGCACCAGGGCATGGTCCCTTCCTCCAGCAGACGGCGCGCCCGCCAGCACCTGCCCTTCTGCTCAGGCCGGCGCGGGCGAGATGTCCAGGCCGTGCTCCCGCAGCCACTCCTCCACGTCCAGCTGGACGGCAGCGTAAGCGTCGTGCCGCTCCGCGTGGCGCCGGTTCCAGATGCGTGGGCACAGGATGGCGCCGGCTGGCACGCCATCCTCCTGGGCCCGGCCAAGGAAGGAGTCCACGTTCTCGTCCGAGTCGTCGATCAGGAGCGCGTGGGGCGCCGCGCACAGGTGCTTGTGCCGCGTCATGACGTAGCGGTCAAAGCCCGGATCTCCCGTCCATGCCCGCAGCCAGCGCTCCTTGCCCCAGGAGGCGGCGCCGCTGGGCGGCGCCGTCAGGAAGAAGACATCGGCCCGCTGGCGCAGCCAGGCATAAAAGTCCCGCGCTCCCGGGTACTCCTCCAAGGAGGACCAGAAGGAGGCATCGAGCCGCCGCAGGCGGCGACGGTACTGCCCCAGCGACCAGCCCAGAGAAACGCTCAGGTGCCAGTAGTCGCCCGGCGGCCAGGAAGCCTGCCTCTCCTCGGCGTCCAGGCCAAGGGAGCGGTACATGCCGCCGACGAAATCGGCCACGACTCCGTCCATGTCCAGCAGGACCGTGGCCCTTCTCTTCTTCCTGCGGCGCACCTATTCCACCTCGCTCTCCCCGTCTCCGTCCGCGGCGGCGCCACGGAACGGCCGCAGGAACTCCCACTCCTCATCATGCCACCGGCCGTCGCCGGGCAACTGCGACCACTGGCAGCGCAGCCGGCCGTCCGGCAAGATGGCCATGACGGCCACCCCGCGCTCCCGGCCGCTTCTGCCGCTGAAGCCGACCACCAGCGTGTTGTGCATGCGCTTGCCGGGGCCATACGGGCTGTCGTCGCCGTACCACTGCACCAGGTAGATGTCCCGCGCCTTGCGGATGCTGGCGACCAGCTCGTAGCTCTGGCCGCTGGCGATGTAGTAGCCTTCCCGCAGCTCGTTCTGCCGCAGCGCGGCCGGCACGTCCAGGCGGTCGTCCGCCCCCGCCCGAGGGGGCGGCAGGTGCTCCGCCACGACGCCCTGGCGGACACAGGCGCAGTCCAGCAGCGGCGGCAGGCCGCAGGTAAGGGCCAGGAAGGAAGACAGGAACCAGCCATGCAGGGACATGAAGATACCCTCCTGTGCGGTTAGGTGAAAGCCGGGGGCCACCCGGGCGGCCGCGTCACGTCATGATCCCGCGGCCGCGGCCGCGCGAGTGGCGCCCCTTGTCGTGTACGATGAAGCCGGCCAGCGCGCTGTAAGGGACCACCGCCGCGTGTTCCCCGACCCCGTGGGCCAGGTCCACCCGGGGCACGTCCGGGCAACGCTCCAGAGCCTTTTGCAAGACGTAGCAGTCGTCCCAGCGCTGGAGGCCGCGGTAGGACTTGCTGACGTAACACTGCCGCATCCAGTCCAGGCAGACAGCCCCGCTCCGGTCGATGCGGTAGCCGACGACGCAACCCTCCAGGACCGGGCGCGTGCTGCGCAGGTAGAAAACGTCCGCCTGGCCGCGCTGGAACCACTCCCACAGCCGGTCCACGGACACGGCCTGCTGGAACTCGCAGTCGGCGTCGATCCAGACTAGCGTGTCCGCTGCCAGCGTGCCCGCCCGCGCCAGCTCCCAGGCCAGGTCCAGCGCCGCCATCTTGCGGAACCAGCGGCTGGCGTTGCGGCAAAACCACTGGCCGACGCAGGGCATGCGGTGCCGCTTGTCGTGCGGCCCGTACGGGCCGCCAGGGCACTGGCAGCCGCGCTCCTCCCGGCCGCCCAGGTGGGTCGGGATGATGTCCGCGTTGTCCTCCAGCCAGCGGCGCAGGAACTCCCGGCTGCCCAGGTCCACGGCCAGCACCCGCTGGTCCCCCGGAGGGGCGCCGGCGGCGGCCACCGCGTCCGGGTCCAGCCCCTCCGTGCAGGCCAGCAGCCGGCCCGCCGTCCCCTGGTCGCGGAAGGACGCCAGCAGGGGCGCGCCGCTGATAGCGTACATGTCGGCGGCAAAGGACGTCACCCACAAGGGACGCAGCACGTCAGGCGGCACGGACCGTTCCTCCATCCCCCTCTCCCGGGGCGGCAGCCATGACGTCGTACTCCTCCGGCCAGGGGCAGTAGCCGCCGTCCGCTGACCAATAGCGCCGGCCGTTCCGGCCGACGACCCAGACCTCCTGCCTGCTACCGTCCAGCAGAAGTAGTTCCCGGGCGGCCCGCACCGCCTCGGCCAGACAGCTCTGGCCCAGCTCCTGACGGCACACCCACGGCCCGCCCGGAAGACGGTGCATCGGCCAGTACAGAGGGACCATCCGCGTCACGCTCCCTTCTTCTTGCCGCCCTTGCTCAGAAAGCGGGCATAGTCCGGGTGCAGGCCATTGGTCGTCCGCCAGTCCTCCCGGACATTCCACTTCGCCAGGGCCTGCCGCAACATGTCGTCGGTGACGTAGCCGGTGGCGATGGCCACGCTCAGCTCCAGCTGCCACTCCCGCGCGTACGGATGGTCGGGCCGATACCAGGGCTGCTCCGGCTCCTTGGTGTAGTGCAGGAGCTTGGTCTGGCCCGGCTGGTACACGTTGAGGTGGTTCCAGGCGTCCTCGATCCGCTGCGGCGGCGGCTCCATCCAGGTGCAGTGCATGAAGTCGGCGTACGCCTGCTTGCTGGGATGGCGGCGCAGATGGTCCAGCACCCGCGCGATGTCCCATCCCCACTGGCCCCGGGCCGCCTCGCAGTCGATGACCATGACGCTGGACTGCGGCCAGGGAGCGGCCGAGAACTTGTCCGGCTGGTAGGTCAGCCAGGCCGACGTGCCGCGCGGACCCGGCACCTGCTCCGGCTTGGTCCACAGATCCCAGATGTCGGACAGGACCAGCTGGTCCGCGTCCAGGTAAATGGCACGGCCCTGCCAGTTGCAGGCGGCCGGGACCATCCAGCGGCGGAGAGAGAAGCCCGTCCCCTGGGTGAAGCCGTCCGTCGGGTACTCCCAGGCCGGTCCCAGCATGGGCGTGAACTCGACCGTCATGTCCGTACGCCGCTGGATGCTGCACTCCAGTACCTTGCGAGCAATCTCTGTCTTGGGCTCCGTGCCGATGAAGATACGGATCCGTTCACCCACGTACCTCATTGCTGGCAACCTCACTACCTCCCCATGCTCCCAGGGAACGTGTCCGCGGCCGGGGGCGCTGGCCCGACCTCCTTCTCGTGCGGCCAGGGCGGCCGGCCGCCCGGCTCCTGGTGGTCCACGTCCACCAGGACGCCCGTGATCTCCGGCAGAGTGCAAGTGAATTCCCGGCCCGTAACCAGGCAGCGCAGCACCACCGGCATGACCCAGCGGCTGCGCGTCAGGTCGAAGCTGCGCACCTCGCAGATGGAGCCGTCCGGCACCCGCACCACCGTGCCGGGGCGCAGCATCTGGAGCAAGGACCAGACGTCCACGCTCGCGTTCATGCCCGCCTCCACCTCTCCCTCCCTTCCTCTCCCCTCATGCCAGCGCCGCCAGGTTGACCCAGACCATGTGGTGCCGCGCCAGCGTCCGCTGGATTTCCTGGAACTGGCAGTCAAAGCTGTCCCGGCCGTTGGCCAGGCAGTGCCGAGGGTCCATGCCGGCAGCATAGGACGTACCGCCGTCGATCCCCAGCGTATACACTTCCTTGCAGCCGGCCAATGCCAGCAAGTTGAAGGCGGCCACCGCGCTGAAGTAGCGGACCCGCACCCGCCGGAGCCCGGGATGGTGACGCTGCCGCGGCACGCGCGTCGAGTTGTAAGACCACAGGCGGCCGGCAGCGGCCAGGTGGTCCAGGCCGCCCCAGCCGTCCCGCACCAGCTCCTCCAGGGTGAAATGGCCAGGGCCCATGTTCCGGTGCGGCACCCAGGGGAGGACCACGTCCGGGACATGGGGCAGGACCACGCCGTCCGCGGACAGGACGTCCGCGCGGCAGTCCAGGTACGCCTCCAGGTCCATGAAGTGGACGCAGGTGGCCGGCCAGACCCGGCACGCATGGTTGAGGGCCAGGACGTGAAAGCGGTCGAGGTCGAAGCAGTCCCGCAGGTCCAGCGACGGCCCCTTGCCCAGGACCAGCCAGGGCCTGGAACGGTACGTGCCCAGCCGCTCCACCGCGTCACCGATCACACGGAGGCCCTCTCTTTCCCGCCCATCTGCCTACCACACCCTGCCGTCCACCACGCGCAGGTTCTCCACATGGAAGCCGCCGTCCCGGGAAATCTCGACGTAGGCGAAGCCGTGGTTCCAGTTGTTGAGCGGCGCATACTCCGGATGCATGTCGCACAGGCAACCCGTGGAGAAGGTGGTGATGACCCGCTGCTCCAGGTCTTTCTCGCTGTGCTCGCTGCTGTGATGGAAATGGCCGCCCAGTACATGAGTCTTGGCCCGAAGGAAGAAGCCCCGGGCCGGGTTGACCGGATTGGAAATGCGGAAGCGGTACTCATGCCCGTGGATGACGTTCAGCTTGCCCAGCTGGATCGGCCTCCGGTCGGCCACCACCTGGATGCGCTGCTTCTTTAGCCCGACTACATTGTCCCAGCTGAAGGCGGGCACGTCCAGCAGCTCCGGCGCCTTGACCCGCATGTAGCGCTCGTACCTCTCCTCGTGGTTGCCAAGCTTGTAGACGATGCGGGCCCGAGGAAACTGCCGCCGCAGGCCAGACAGGAAGTATTGCAGGCTGCACAGCTCTTCCCAGAAGTCGCGCTTGCGCGGGTCACGCTCCCAGTGACTCACCGCATAGTGGTCGGCAATGTCGCCGTTGAGCAAGAGGAAGTTCACCTTGCGCGCAGCGGCAAGGTCCAGGGCCAGACGCAGGCTGGTCTCGTTGTGATAAGGGATGTGCAGGTCAGACAAGACCAGGGCGCGCATGGGGCCCGGAAAAGACACCGCCCGCCAGGAGTCGAAGTAGGACTGGGGCGGCGGGACCACGTTCTGCCAGGGGTCGCCCGGCCGCCGCGCGGGCCGGCGGCGAGAACTGTCCCCCTGCGGCCGACGGCTGGACGCGCCCGCCTGGCCCAGACGCCGACGGACCAGCGTGCGGGCATGCTCGATGCTGTTGAACAGCTCAGGGTGCTCCCGCACCGCCTTGCGCGCCAGGGTCAGGGCCGGCGCGTCCGGGAACCGATCAAGCAGCTCATCGACCACGGCGCCGGCTGCCGTCATGCGCCTGGCCACGGACCGCCTCCTTGTCGTTACACCCGCGCCTGCACCCGCATCCCGCCCTGGTCGTGCCGCTCGATGTCAGACGGGTCAACGGCGTCGGTCCAGTACCATTCCACCAGTTCCACGTCGGTGACAGCCTCGAAGCGGTGCCACTCGCCCCGTCCGCAGACCAGCTTCTGACCCGCCGTGAGACGGACCGTGGCGCACGGGTCCTGGTCCCCACGCTGACGGTAAAAATGGACCAGCAGCTCACCGCGGACCACGTAAAAGGCGTTAGACTTGTCGCGGTGACAGTGCTGGCTGCTGTAACCGCCCGCCCGGATGGAAGCGTGGTGGACCTCGAAAGCGTGGCTGCGCTCCAGACCACGGTTGGTCCCCCAGGACTTCTCCAAGGCCACCGGCTCCGTCACTTCCGCTGGCATGCTCTCTTCTCCCCGGCGAAGAACACCACGGCCGGCCCAGCGCCTCATTCCGTCACGGCCGGCGGCAGGCTCAGGGAGGACTGCCACGGCGGCGCCGGCGCTGCCAGCACCGCGCACCAGTAGGGCCGGCCCGAGCTGTCATAGGACAGGCCGAAGCCGGCATGCTGGTAGGCCGTGTCCTGGATGTTCTGCCGGTGGCCCGGACTGCTCAGCCAGGCCGCCACCACCTGCTCCGGCCCCCGCTGGCCCAGGGCAATGTTCTCTCCACCCGTGCGCAGGCGATAACCCGCCAGGTGGACCCGTTCGGCAAGATTACGGCCAAAGAAGCCCGGCGTCCCCGTCTCCTGCCAGTGCTCCAGGGACCGGTTCAGAGACATCCAGTCCGCATGCTTCTGGGCCGCCAGGTGCAGCTTCCGGTCCAAAGACAGCGGACGCGCGCCGACCTGGGCGCGAGCCCGGTTGTGCAGCTCCAGCAGCCGGTAAGAAGTCGCGTCCGGTGCCGGCTCCGGCGGCGGAGGAGCTGGCAAAGGCGGCGGGGCCGAGGGGGACGCCGGGGGCGGAGCAGGCGCGGGCGACGGCGCCCCGCCCAGCGCGGATAGCAGCCAGTCCAGCAGGCTGCCACCAAGCTGAATGCACAACTGCCACAGGCTCTGCCAGAGCGACGACATGGAACGGTCCTCCTCTTCTTTTTTCCTCCCCTGTGCCTGCCACTCCCACCGGCCTCAGCGGCCGCCGCCAGCGGGCAGGCGCCGGTACTGCTGGAAGTAGTCGTGCGCCGGATAGACGAAGCAGCCGTACTCCAGCGTGTCCGCGGGACGGTGAATGCCGTCGTCGATGTCCTGGTTGCTGGGCAACTTGCCCGTAAAGGGACGCACCGCGACGGCGTGAGACGGTGGCGGCAGGAAGGACCGCCAGACGGCGGCGCCGGCCGTGTCCCGCCGCAACAGGAGAGACGGATCCTGCTCGCGCGGGCTGAAGGCGTACGCCCGCCCGGTCCAGGCCGAGACGAACCACTGCCAGGTGTGCGTGTAGTCGCTGTCCGGATAGTTCGGGTCGATGTAGCGCACCACCCAGTCCCGCGTCCGGTAGCCCTGGCCGTTGTCGAAATCGACCTTGTTGGATGTGATGTGCGTCAGCAGGATGGCGTGGTTCCCCTCCCGCACGGTAGAGATGCTGGCCACGACGGGCAGCCCCTCCCGCAACTGCTGCATCAGCCAGTCATACCCCGCCCGGGTGTTGCCGTGCGGGTTGGTCCGCGCCCGCACACGCAGCGTCCGCAGCCAGTAGGCCACCGCCTCGTCCGTAGCTCCCGAGTGGAAGCCGATGCCGCTCTCGACCACCTGGCGCGTGATCGTGGTCAGCGGCGCGATGCCGGCGTGCCGCCCCGCCATCTCCGCGCAGCACCACCAGCAGATGCCGTGGTCCCGACGGTTGCCCACACGCTCCTGCACGGTGATCGGGGCTTCCTGCCCCCGCGCCGCTGCCGCCAGCAGCAGACAGACAGCCACGACCAACACGTGGACGACCGCGGCTACCCAGAACAGCCGCCGTGCCAGCGGACATTTGCCACTGCCTCCACGGGCAGCGTCCTTCTCTTCCCGCAACGGACGGGAACAGGCCCTCCGGCACACGCCCCGCGACGGACAGGAGGCCCGGCAACGTCCACCACCGTCCGCGTCCGGCCCCACGCCCACGCCACCTGCCATACCCTGACCTCCTTGTGGAGCAGGCACGGCCATCCTGGCCATCCGCGAGGACTGCTCCATCTCCTCATCCTGCCGAACTCAGACCAGCGCTCCACGGCGCCTGGCCTTCCCCCTCACAAGCTGCAAGGTGGCGGTCTTAGAAGTTATGGAGAACGGGTTAAGCTACCCCGCTAGAGAGAATAGCTAAAAGAAAGACCCCGATCAATCCAACAAGGATGATCGGGGCCAAAGGAGTCTGGAAGCAAGCCCGCCGAGGCAAGCAGATGGCCAAACGGTCTAAATCTCGACTGCCTTGACCATGTCCACGAACCGCTGGCTGTCGTCAGCCAGGTGCGCGGCCATGACCTCAAAGACCACGTCGCTGAAGCCGCCGATATTCAGCGTTTCGGCAGTCTCCGGGGCCTGGGAGCTGCCGCCCATCTGCAAGTCACAGCAGATGAGCTTCGGCCGCGGAAACCGACCCAACCGCCGCTGGTTGGCCACAAACTTATCCCACTCATGCACGAGTGCCGTGACACAGTGGAACATCCTCACTGACGGCGTTACCCAGCTCTGATTGTCAGAGATCAGGATAACACCGCAGAACGCCCGATCCTTGAGTTTCTCGTTGGCGTGCGCAACCGGCAAATGGCAGTCGGTGCCGCCACCGCCGAAGCGCGAAAGCCGAGTCGAGATGCTCAGAATCTGATCGCCCGGGTCAGCGCTGAACGGACGGACCCAGTCGCTGAATGGCACGACGACCGAGTCGGGATTCTTGCGCAGAATCGCTGCTGAGATCAGCGCCGCCACGTCGATGCACCGCATCTTCGAGGACTGCCCCGGCTTGTCACGGCGTCCCGTGATCGGCGCAAGCATGGAACCGGAGACGTCGCAGCCAATGACGACAGGGCCAGGGAACTTCGGCACCGCCTCGCACGCCACCTCCGCGGCATCGTTGAGGGCCTTGCGGATGCAGTACGGGATCTCCTCGCTGGCGTTCAGATACGCCGCGAAGAACTGGTACGGCATCTGCTTGGACCGACGGACCTCGTTCATGTCGGCAAGACGGCTGGCCACCTCATCGACCATGCGCGGGTCCCGGAATACACCGTGGCGGTTGAGCGTATTCAGGTTCATGCGCAACGCCTGGTAGCCCATGTTCCTGGCTATCTCCGCCCACACCGGACTCGGACGGACCAGGCGCCGGGTGGCGCCACAACCCTCGTACACCTCGCCCTTGACCGCGTCCACCAGGAGATCCCAGCGGATGTAGGTCTTGGCGAACTGCCGCGCAAGCTGCACCTGCTCGTCCGGGTCCGTGGTGCCGCGGAACCGGTCGAGCAGCCGGATCTCCAGCGGGAGATCGTCGTAGGTAGCCGGCCTCCACTTCTCGACCGGATTGCCGCACAGCCAGCCATACAACGCGCGACGGGCATTGTTGGGCGGCGTCGGCCGCACCAGGCGCAGCACGTCGCGCAACGACGGGTTCTTGCCGACCGAGGCCGACAGGAGCTTGTCGTCGCTAGCGTTGTTCAGCAGCCTGGACATGACCCGCTGCTTGGCGTGGCTGAAGCACCGCTTCCTGGTGCCGGCGCCGCTGCGCACCATCTGGAAGGCCGTCAGGATCATCTTGCCACTGTCCACGACACGGTCAGCAATCCGGTCCCACAGCTTGATGTCCATATCGGCGAGCTTCGCCCAACCCGCCGCCGGGGCGTCCTTGAGCAAACCGTCCCGACGCGCGGCAATGCACGCCTTGGCCAAGAACTCGGGCGTCACGCACGCTGCCAGCTCGTGAAACCTGGCAAGCTGCTCGGCGCCGCTCTCGTAGTACGCCCCGTTGAAGCAGGACGTGAACAGGAACTGTGCCAGGGCATGTTCGGACCCGTAAGCGTAAGCCGAGCCGCCAGCCTGATTGATGGCATCAACCGGGCGGTCAACCAGGGCGGACGAACTGGTGCCGAAGAGGGACTTGCTGGCCACGGTGTTGGCCTCCTTGGGTCATTGGAGTAAGCGCAGGTCGAACCCGTATCCCATCACTGGCGGTGAGTACGCTCCACCGAGACAGTCAGATTGTTCACACAACGGGAGTCGAAGGGCGAATACCGACGAGTTCTCGAAGCAGCCTTTCTATCCTCAAGATGAAAGCCGCCCCGACAGTCGGTATGCTCCTTTCAGAATCAGACCATTCGGAGTCTCTTGATCTTCCAACTGCTGAGCCGCCGAAGGTTCGCCATGACCAAGGACTCGAACCCAGAACAGAGAGATTACGGGCCCAAGAATGGCAGCCAGGTTAACTGGGTCCCGACGAATTCGTCGCGGCAGAGAAACATTCAGCATGTACTCCGCCACAGCAGTCGGGATGCCTATAAAACATGGTAGCGGGACGAGTGCCAAAATCAAGAGGTTCGCGCCAGAAATCCGGCGCGAACCTCTTCTCGCCGCATGGGACAATGACTTCCTTCCGTCTGCCACGCCCGCAGCCAGCCCTATTTCTGCTGCGGCTGCGGCTGCTGCGGCTGCGGCTGCTGCGGCTGCGGCTGCTGCGGCTGTAGCTGTTGTTGCAGTTGCTGCAGTTGCTGCAGCTGCTGCAACAGCTGCTGCAGCTGTTGCGCGTTCTGGGGGTTGGCGTTGAGGTTGTACAGCTGTTTTACCCACTCGTCTACTTGTCCGCTGTCTATCCCTCCCGGCCCTCCGGTGCCTTCGCCGCCGAGAATCGTCTTTATCTGCTGGATCACTTCGTCCTTCTTCTGGGCATCGGACTTCTCCGGCGACTCGCTGCTGAAGAACTGGGGCAAGATGCCGAGGGCAGCCAGGACGCCGCCCGCGCCAGCCGTCTGCGGCGAGCCGAAGACAGCGCCGCCAGCGGCAGTCAAGGCGCCACCGAGTATCATGATCTTCTGGAGCGTGCTCATGCGGCTGGGGTCCATGCCCAGGAACTTGAAGACGGTGTCTATCTTGTCCGTGATGCCGCCCGTCATCTTCTTGACCCGCTCGCCCTCGTGGCCGATGACGGAGCGCAGCAGGTCCAGGCGACCCTTCTCGTCCAGAAGGTCCAGCTTCTTCAGGTAAGCATCCACGTTATGGTGCAGGATCTCCGGCACCTTCTCCTGTACTGACGACAGGATAGCGTCCCGGGCCTCGTTTACCTTCTTTCCTACCGCACTGCTCACCGCTTCATTGGCCTTGTCCACGGCAGCAACTCCCAGACCGGTGATACCTAATGCGGCGCCGGCGCGGAAGAACGGGCTATTCCTGTAGGCGGCTGCTGCCTGATCCGCAGCAGATAGAGGAGGTCCCTTGTGACTCCCATACCTAATCACATTCCATACCTTGCGTACCGGGTACTCTATCGGCGCCCCGGCGCCAAGCAGGAATTTCTGGGCGTTCTCATCTACCTTGCCTACATTGCCAGAGTACCACTTTGCCAGCGAACTCAACGCGCCCGAGGAGTTAGGATACTTAGACAAGTACGCCCGCGCGCCGCCCTGACCGAAGCCGGTAGCAAGACTAGCAAGGGCAAGCCAGTTCCTAAAGTCAAACGGCCGCTTCCAGTAATTGCCCTTGGTAAATTCTTCGGCAACAATCGCGTCGATTTTCTTTTTCACATTTTCGTCATTAAGGTCAATGTTGGGATTTATACTCTTGGCCTGTTCCTCCACTGCCCGCCGTAAATCCTTTTCCGTCACCCAGCCAATCCTGTTGGACGCCGTGTCCACAAGGGAGCCGAGACCGTAGCCGGTCATGCCAGTGTGCAGCCCGTGCAGGCCAATGGAGAGGGCTGACTGCGGTTTATTCATCATGAACCTGCGCGCACGCGGCGAGAAGGCCGCGGCGGCGCTAGCTGCTCCAATCCAGGGAGTAAATTTACTTTCCAGAGGCGTGTCCTTGGTCCACTCATCGGCGGCATAGTAGCCACTTAACCCGGAAAGGAAGAGGTCGATCCATGATCCTTGGATCATGTCGTCTGCCCCAGGGGCGGCGTTTGGGCCGCCCGGAGCAGCGGGGCTTGCTGGAGCAGCGGGGCTTGCTGGAGTAGCGGGGCCTGGAGTAGCGGGGCCTGGAGTAGCAGATCCTCCTGGATTAGGGGGGCCTGGAGTCTGCGGAGGATGAGGAGGCCCAGACGGCGGAGGAGGCGCCGCCGGCGGCTGCTTCGGCGGCTGCTTCGGCGGCGCCGGACTGCCGGATTGGGCCGTATTATCTACAGTATTTTCGCCGGTTATTTTCTTGGTAATTCTGTCTTTTATTTGCTGGTTATTCCCTTCGATTATTTTCTGGGCATCTCTGCCGCTAGTCACTCCTCCGGAGATTTCCTGGGCATCTCTACCGGTGGAGGGAACCACCTTCCCATCACCAGGGATGGCAGGCTTGGTAGGAACCCCGTCAACAACCCTGGGAGTGGTAGGAGCCACCGGCCTAGCAGTGGTGGAAGGAACCGACAGCCTAGAACTACCTACGGAAGTAGTAGTTCGGCCAAGTCCAGTAGGAATAGCCTTAGGAATTTTAGGAATTTTAGGAACAGCAGCGAGCGCGCTCTTAATGAACCATGCCGGCGTCAGGAAACCCTCGCCCGCCGCCGTGGAGAGCACGGAGAAGTCGAGGCCCTCCTTGTCCATCCGCTCCTGTATCCGCTCCTCCGCCTTACGCCGGAACCGGTCCAACGACTTCCAGGCTTCCATGCCGAACGCATGGTTCTCCCGTCGATGACTGAAGGTCAGGCCGTGACCCTCGCCAGCGGCCGAACGCTGAGGCGAACGGGTGGCCATGTCCGCCTGGGCCGCCAGCTTGACGGGAATGGCGTGCCCGGTCAGGGCCAAATGGATGGCCAGCCTCTTGAACGCCAGGGAGGCGCCATCGTCAGAGGACTGCTTTTGCTGCTGCTGCTCCGGCACCACCGGAGGCGTCGAAGGGGCAGGAGAAGAAGGCAGCGGAGGAGGGTTCTGGTGGAAGGGGCCGAGGCCGTGGTACTTCCGCCGCGCCTGCATCTCACGAATGCGGTCCAGCAGGAACGTGCCGCCTGCCAAGCCGAGACCGAGGCCGCCCAGGGCGCCCCAGGCACGGCCACGCGGGCCGGCACGCAGCAGGGATCCCAGACCGTAGCCGGCACCACTGCCCAGCAGGCCGAGGCCGCCAGCACTAATAAGGTCGCTGGGACGGGTCGGATCGAAGCGCGTGTGCGTGGGAACCGGACGGTTCGGGTCCAGCGGCTGCTTCTTGGACTGGAACCGGGAGCGGACCCTGTCCAGCAAGCTGCCAGCCGTCTTCTCCCGACTGGCAGCGCAAAAAGCGTTTTTTAGAAGCGGGAACGGCAGCATCCAGATGGATGGATAGCTGGCTGTCTTGGACCCCAGCACCATCCCCTGGGCATCAACGTCCTCCAGCACCTGGCTGAGCGACGGCTCCTCCTCCTGGCGTAACTTATCCTCTAGCAAACGGAGCATTATGGCCTCGTTTAGGGCCTGATCCGAGGTCTTGGGATAGGGCTGCGGCGGTCGAGGATTGGATGGCAGGGGAGGAGGCGGCGGTGCCTGCAAGGGCGCCTGCACCGGCGCTCCCGACAACGGGTCAATAGGAGCAGGAGCAGGAGCAGGAGCAGGAGCAGGAGCCGGAGCGGGAACAGGCATGCCACCCGGGAAAGGAGCGCCGCCGCCTGGAGGAGGCGGCGGCATCATCCAGGGAGGCGGAGGCGGCGCAGGAGCCGCCATGCCAGGCGGACCCTGCGGAGGTGGCACGTTGGCCGTCACGCCAGGGACCGGCTGAAGGCCAGCCGGCCCGGCTACTGCCTGAGCATTTTTTTCCCGAATGGTGACAGCTGTATGGAGTTGCGACGACAATTGCGGGTGGAAGCCGCGCGCCAGCGATGGAACAGGCGCGTTTCCGTTCCGGCCAAACAGGAAGTAAGCTGCCATCGGACCACCCTCATCCACCAACACAGTGGGGAAGCGGACCGGAGGCAGCACCCCGGCCTGTTTGTCCAGCTGCCGACGCAGAGCGAACGCCGGCGCCATGAAACGGAGCAGCCAGTCAACCTGCGCCCCGGATCCAGCCTGCGCACCCTGCTTCATCGCCGCCTGCGATCCCGCCACGCCCGCAGCAGTAGCAGGTGTCAGCGGAGGAAGACGGACCTGTGCCGCCACGTTGGGTCTCGCCCGAGCTGCCCTCTCCGCAGCAGCCAGGTTCTTCCCAGGGCCAAAAGGAAACATGGCCGAGAAGTGCCCCATGCCGCGTTCCCAGCCGCCCCGGAGGTCGAGACTGGGCTGGCTAGCGTACCGGTTCGCGCGCTTGTCCATGCTTACCTTCCCGGGACAGGATGGCCAGAAGTGTCAGGAGACATCATCACTGTCGCCAGGCCAGGGACAGCAGCAGGGATGGTGGGAGGGCTGGCAGCCATCCCACCATCCCTGCCACGTTCCTAGCGACGGCCGCCACTTGCCAGCTGGGCCAGCGCCTGGGCATTGGCGGACACGCGGTCGCCGATGGAGCCTATCGCTCCGCCGAGCGTGCCGCCGGCCAGAATGCCTGGCAACAGGCGGAGCAGGGCCCCATACCTTCCTCCTAACCGACCACCGCCGACCGGCAGCCGTTGCAAGTGGCGTGGCAAGTTGCTCAGTCCCTGGGACGCCCGCAGGTAGGCGTTGCGCATGGCGGGCATGGCAGTTCTGGCAGGACTCAACAGGTGCTGGGCACCGGCACCGATCATGGAACCGATAGCGGCGCCGCCAATGCCGATGGGGCCGATGCCCTGGTCGTCAACTGCCTGGGGTTGCTGCTGCGCCGGGGCTGTCTGCGTGCCGAAGAAGAGCGCCTTCTTCGTCATCCGTTCCAGTTCCTTGGCGCCACGGCTGACAGGCCCCGTGAAGGTGCGCTGCTTCGTGTACCGCAAGCGCGGTCTCGAAGGGAGGACATCCAAATCGGAATCCTCCTCATCGGCCTTCTTGGCCCAGGCCACCGTGCTGCGCGCTATCTTGGTCGCCAGCACGCCGCGCTGCTCGCCATTCAGGTGAGGATAGGCGGACCGGATCGCCCGCGTCAGCGACTTGCCGGCTAGCAGCTCGCTCTGGAGCTTGCGCACCTGCGCCGCCTTCTCCAGCGGCAGAACCCGGCAGATGTCATCCAGGTGGCTGCACATCAAACAGGCCGCCTGCTGCCGCACCAGGTCGCTCGCCTTCTTGACGACCGCCGAGCGCATGGCGTTCAACAGCAAGTCAGAAGCCCGCTTCTGCCGCCGCCGACGCCGGAGAAGGCGACCGATGCCGTAACCCGCCGAACCACCAGCACCCAGAAGACCGCCGCCAATTATCAAGGCGCGCGCTACCGGGTCCATCGACTCCCAATTCTTCTGGGCACTGTCCAGCAAGGGTGCAACACGCTCAGCGTAAAAGGCAGGGATGTCCTTCTCCACGAGCCCCCTGGCCCTCTCCTGCATCGCCTGCCAGCCCTCCTGAAGAGGAGCGCCAAACTGATTATACAGTTTCCGCAGCCAGCCAGGCTCTTCCTCCACATTGCTTGTCGTCGCACCACTGCCTGCAGCCGCACCACTGCCTGCAGACGCATCGCTCGCTGCGGCCGCATCGCTTGCCGCCGCAGCCGCATCGCCCGCTGCCTTCACGCCTCTTCTCTTGCGCAGACGCCGGAGAAGACGGCTGAGGCCGTAACCCGACGCACCGCCAGCACCCAGAAGTCCGCCACCAACTATCAAGGCGCGCGCCAACGGGTCTAGCGACTCCCAATTCTTCTGGGCACTGTCCAGCAAGGGCGAAACACTCTCTGTGTAAAAGGCAGGGATGTCCTTTTCCACGAGCCCCCTGGCTCTGTCCTGCACCGCCTGCAAGCCCTCATTAAACCTGTTCACCAGGGGAGCGCCATGCTGCTCATACAGTTTCCGCAGCCAGCCAGGCTCTTCCTCCACGTTGCTTGTCGCCGCACCACTGCCTGCGGCCGCACCACTGCCTGCGGCCGCACCACTGCCTGCGGCCGCATCGCTTGCCGCCGCAGCTGCATCGCCCGCTTCCTTCTCGCCTCTTCTCTTGCGCCGGCGCCGGCGCTCTATCAGGCGATCCAGGCCGAAGCCGGCCAGGCCGCCAGCTCCCAGAAGTCCGCCGCCAATCAGCAGGGCACGGGTGGTCGGGTCCAGCTTGTCCAGCCCCAGTCTGCTCCCCAGACGGGACAGCCAGTTCAGACTACCGGAGTCATCAGGCGCTGTAGGCAGAGTTAGCAAGCTCTTCAGGCGGCGGAGATGCTCATCCTTGATAGGAGACGAAGCTAGCCCGCGATTCAGACGGTGGATAGACTCAGCAGCCGCGATAGGAGGAGAAGTTAGCCAGCGACTCAGGCTGCGAGAGAGAGGACCAATATAACTATTATCATTGGTAGGAGGCGAAAGTAGCTGGCTCTGCAGTTGCTCAATGTTCTTCAGATTGCGGCTAAACTCATCTCCGACAGAATCCTGAGACGGAGGAGGTATCTGGCGTCGCAGGTTGCGGAAAAGCCCAAGATTATCATTATTGTTAGAAGGCGAACTATCATCCTTGGTAGGAGAAATTAGCCAGCGCTGCAGGTGCTGCAGGTTGCGGAGAGGCTCCTCCTCAGCAAGAGGCTGAGGCGGAGCTAGATATTTCCTCATGTAGCCGCTGAGAGATGAATCAATAGGCTCTCCACGGGAAGGCGCGGCCATCTTTTGGAACCAAAGACGGCGCACCGCCGGCACGGTCGTCTCGTACAGCTCCTGGAGTCTCCTAGCCCCCAGGGAAGAACCGGAACCACCGGCCACCCCGGCCCTCTTCTCTCTTCTCCGTGCGTCCATGTCGATCCTCCGTCTGACGCCGGCGGACGTGCCGGCAGGAAACGTCTCCATGCCAGCCACTCCCCGGGCCGGCCCACCCAGCGCCGCCATGTCCGGCGCACCGTCCACGGCGCTGCACCTCTTCTCCCTCCCCTTCCCGTTCCCCTTCCCGTTCCCCTTCTTCTGGCCAACGCGCTCCGGCAAGTCCGCGTCGTCCGGGGTATGGGCCTCCCAGCGCCGCGCCATCTCCGGATCGTTGGCCCACATCCAGCGGCGCTGCGCCTCGCTACGAAAAGGCATGACTGGTTCTCCCTTCCTGTCGGCGCAACTATCCTTCACCCCTACCTGCCGCTTCCTTATCCCCGCCCTCTCCGTCCCGGAGGAAAAATCGGAGGCAGCGCTCCTCGGTGCCGGCCGGCAGGACGCCCCGGAACCGGTCCAGATAGGACAGCAAGGCCCCACGGAGAAGCTGACGGTCCACGGAAACGTGGACCTCCTGGTCCTCGTCGGTGCCCAACGTCAGACGGTAACGGCCGGTAGGGACCACTACCCCGGCAGCGGGACAGCGCAGGAACTGCCGCGCGCACAGGATGCGGAACAGACCGCCGCGCGTGTGCAGGGCGAGCGAGTTCTCCACCCACTCCGAGGACCAGCCGTCCGGGCCAGAGGAGACCGGCGGCGCCGCGTCCGTCTCTGCCTCGGACAGGAACCCTTCCAGATAGGCCACGCCAGCAAGCACCTGGCGCAGGCCGAACGCCAGCTCGGGGTGGTCTGTCTCCCGGAGTAGACCGTCCGCAAGTAGCAGCAGGCGCCGCAGCTCGCCACGGGACGGAAAGTTGGCGGGCAACACCGGCATGGCCTTTCCTCCATGAAACAGCCAGCCAGCATTATCTCGTTTTAACGGGTGTCACGCCAGGCGGACCTGGGGGCTCCGCCCACGATGGGATCCAACCCACATCACCCATCATCCACCTCAACGGGGCGTCCACGGAAGAGAAGGAAAAGTGGAAACGTTGCCTTCCAGAGTGTCTTGTCCAGGGGCGTCGCTGCCCGTCACGGCGATGGCATGGCACTCCTGCATGGTGCCAGGGACGTGAGTACCCGGGCAGATCACCAGCGTGTCGTTGTTGGACAGCCGGACGCCGTGGTTGAAGTCCACGAAGAAGTTCTCCACGACACGGTTCCTCTGCAAGAAGTCGCTCGCCCAGGACAGAAAAGCGCCGACCGGGGCAGAGGCCAGCTCGCGGGCCAGGTCCAGCGCCTGCGGCTGCGGTCCCTCCATCCAGCGGCGAGCCGCCGCCTCCCTGTGCTCCTCCACGTACCGGTCCCACAGGTACTGAAGCAGATGGGGCAGACTAGCCTGCCTGCGGGGGACGCCGCCATCGCCAGCAGAAGTGATAGGATGGATCGAAGCAGATGGGAACATAGGCCATTTCCTTTCTGAACTTCTCTGGAACTTCTCCGGGTCAGAGTGAGGGTCAGACCGTCTCGTCGCTGCCCTCGCAGTCGAAAAAGTACATCTGCACCAGCCGGCCATTATCGACACGGGTGCCAAAGTAGCGGTTGCCAGCATGGCACAGACGCGCGTTCCAGATGGCCAGACGGTTGTACACGTTGCCAATGACGTCCACCACCTCCCAGGCCGTAGGGTCCAGCAGCTTGTCCTCGTACATCTGCCGCTGGGCCAGCGCCAGCGGAATGCGGCGCAAGCGGGCGGACTCCTCCGGCGTGCGGCCGCCCGTCGCCCGGGAGCGGACTAGCACCGTGCCAGCCTCCGGCGGCGCCTGCGGCGTCAGATAGATCACGGCGGCGTAACTCTGCGCGTCGCTGTGGTAGACAACCTGGTCGCCGCCCAGCGACACCTGGAAGCAGCCGTTGAAGCCGTGCTCCTCCCAGCGCGTGATCTTCCGACCCAGGTAATGCTCAAAGCGCTCCTTGACGCCCGGCCACAGGAAGCGCTGCTCGGAGCGCTGCACCTTGTACTGGGCATGGTTGCGGACGTAGCGCTGCCGCAGGGCCAGGGCTCGCACCGCGTCCGGGTCGGCCAGAAAATCGTCCACGATGACCAGGTTGGGGCGTGGCTGGTTCAGCTGCGGCGTCATGCAACCCCCAGATGACGTGCCGGCGAAGAGACAGACAGACCCCCCGAGAGCATGCCCGCCTTGCGGGCCAGCTCCTGCAAGCGGTCGTGCGGCGGGTCAAGCTCCGAGATCATGGTGTAACACTGCAAACCATCGTCGTCGCCCGGGTAGATGCCGCGGTGGATGACGGTGGGGCGGCCGTCCCCCTCCGGGTAGGCGGAGCCGACAATGCGGTCCAGCATGGTGAAGCCGGCGGCAAAAAAGTCCTTGCTGAAGGTGTGCAGCACCTCCCGGCTCCCCACGAACACGCAGGCCGCCTTCCTGCCCGTGCGCAGGTCCACCTGGGCCAGGACGCTCTCGGCCAGCTGCTCGCGGATGGCCGTGGAGATGTCCGCCGGCCCCTGGACCCGGTCCAGGGGAATGTCCGCCGAGCCCATGACGACTACGCCGCCGTCCAGCAGCTGGGCCAGCTCGCTGCGGTCAAAGGTGATGTACGGGCTCTTGCAGGCCGCCAGCTGGTTGAACAGGTGAAGCAGCCGGCTGACCAAGAAGTTGCTTTTGGGCAGCAGCTCGCCCATCGCCGGCTGGTACAGGGAATGCACACGGTCATTGTCAATGACAACCAGAGGGCTGACCCGGTCGGCCAGCAGCTCGCGGAAGGCCGCGACCGCGTTGCGACAGACCGTCTGGCCCTCGTCCACGGACGGCAAGGACACCAGCGCGCCGACACGCGGCGTCTGACCCTTGCTCTCCATGTACTTCCGGGCCAGCCGAACCAGTGGCAGCGCTGTCCCCGAGCCCGTGCCGCCGCCCAGGCCGACACAGATCAAGGCATAGTCCAGGTCGTTGCCCCAGGCGCGCTGGAAGAGTTCCCAGACCTCCTCGTCGCGGCCAGCGAGCGCCTGCCGCGCCCGCTGCATGTCCTTCATGGCGCCGCCGGTGCCAAGGGACAGCAGGGGCACCTTGGGGTCGATGCCGTCACTGTCCTGGTCGGTCGTGTTGAAGGTGCCAACGCGACGGTAGCCCAGCTCCCAGAAAGCGTGGGCCATGCGCCCACCCCCCTGGCCGGTGCCCACGAAGGCCAGACGGAAGGCCGTGTCGTAGGGGAAGGAGTCGTGGATGACGACCTGGCGGGCCGCCGGCCGGTGCGCGGCCGGGCTCAGGCGGGACGCCAGGTTGCCGAGGCCGACAGGCGCGGCCGCCGGCCCACTCTTCACCCCTCCTCCTCCCTTTCCTCCCTCTTTCCTCCCCGCCGCGGCGGACGGAGACTGCCGTGGTGTCCTGTCAGCAGCCATGTAGCTTGCTCCTCCTTGACTCTCTAACTTGCAACTCGCCATGCCTCCCCGCTGCCGAACTCCCGTCATGCCGTCCAGACGGCGGACCACAGCTCATTGAAGCGCCGCCGGTGCTCGTCCAGATGCCACGGCTGCTGCTGCAAGCGCAGCAACGTCCACTTGTCGGCCAGCACCTCCGCGCAGGACGACAGGGACTGGCCGAAGGAAGGCACTGCCACGGGCGCCTGGGACGGGCCGGTGCGGACCTCGCAGGGCACCAGCACTCCGTTGATCCCCGGGGCAATCAGCTCGCTGTACGGCTCCACGTCATAGGCGATGCACGCCGCGCCGCAGGCCAGAGCGCGTGTGACGTGGATGCCAAAGTCGCTGCGCACGCCGGCGACAAACACCCAATCGTGACGGTGCAGCTCGCGGACCTGCTCCACCAGGTTGGCGGCCAAGCGCACGTGGCGGAAGCGGTGGCCCCAGCGGCTGGCCAGGCGCTTGATCTGCCGCCGGTCCTGCCGCGCCCAGGACTTGAGAGACAGCAGCGTGATCTCGACCTTCTGGTGCAGCCCCAACAGGTCATCGGCCAGCTGAAGGAGCAGCGGGCCGCTGAAGTCAATGGCAGCCGCATCGCACAGGAAACAGACGCGCAGGACGGCGTCCGCCACCGTGCCGTCACGCTGCACGCTCGGCAGACCAGACTCCCACTTGCACCAGGTCAACTTGCTGCTGTCCACGTCCCTCCGGCCAGCAAAGGCCAGCGTCCGCAAACGGTCGCAACAAACCTTGCTGGGGCAGACCACATGGTCGTACAGCGCCACTGACTCCACGTCCGCCGGCCGCAACGCATGCCAGCACGGCACCAGCACCTGCCGCGCCTTCTCCGCCACCAGCTGGGTCTGCCGCCGGACCTCCGGGTCGCAGACAAAGTGGGTGACAGCCATGCACCCCCGCACTGCCCGGTACAGGCCGTCGCCCTTGCCCGACAAGACCCGCTGGTCCCAAAAGGAGTGAATGCCGGCCTCGTGCCGTCCGACCGCCACGAGACGGACCGTGAGTCCCAGCGAGATCCCCAGGTCTGCCAACCGGATCGCTGCCGCGGTGGCCTCGCAACGGCCATAGGGCGCGACAATCCCGATCATGCCCGCCACTTCTTCCGTAACCACTGTCCACGACGGTACTTGTCCCCCCGCGTCACCGACCGGTAATGGAACACGAAGCTGCCAGGGCAGAAGCCGGCCCGCAGACCAGCGGCCCGCCAGCGCTGCTGCAACTCGTACTCCTGCAAGGTCATGAGTGGGGTCGGGTTCCTCTGCCCCCGCGCATTGGTGTCGTTGCGCGGCCGAAACGGCTGGCCGTCCGCGTAGCAGTGGTCCCACCAGGTCCGCGTCCTGGCCAGCAGACAGAAGCCGTTCAGGCGCCCCGCCACGCACAACAGGCCGTGCCGGGCGCGCAGGCGGGCAGCCGTCTCGGCAATGTCCTCTTCCCGGTCGGACGGGACGTAACCATCCAGCCAGCGGCGGACCTCCTGCGCCGCCTCGCTGCCCGGGGCGTTGCTGACCGGACCGGCCAGGTCCAGGTTTCCAGCAGACAGGTGGTGCAGCAGTGGCTCGCACCAGCCCGGAGAAAACAGCACGTCGCTGTTGGTCACGCAGGTAAAGGTGCAGTCCGCCTCCCGGGCCAGACGCAATCCCGCGTTCCAGGCGGCCGTCAGGCCCGAATTACGGGACAGACGGAGGAAGACCGTGGACGGCAGGTTCGCCGGCCGCGGCTCCTCGCTGGCATCGTCCACCACCACGACCTCCGCCGGCACCGGCCGCGTGTGCCGGAGGGCAGACTGGATAGCATCCTGGGCGTAGTCCCAATGGTTGTAGACCGGGATGACAATGCCCAGCTTGTCCACACCCACGCGCCTCCTTGGTCCTATACCGGGACAGGAGCGCCGGCCTGCGCCTGGGCCAGGGCCGCGTTCCCTGCCGCGCGCCGCGTCTCGTTGCGCTTCTGCGCCATGCGATCCTTGACCATCCCGTGCAAGGCCAGGTTGTACTGCTTGAGCTTGCGCAGCTCGCTGTCCTTGACCGACTCGGGCAAGGACAATAACTCGGTCGCCAGGCTGTCGGCCACGGACAGCATGTCCTCGGGCGACTGGGGCACGTTGGGCGGCACCGAGGCCAGGTAGGCCGTCACGGGGCCCTGGCCCGTCATGGCGCCCACCATACCGCCGCCCTGAGTCGCTCCGCCCGCGTCGGGAGCCGACGCGTCCGCAGGCGCGGCACCCAGCTGACCCTTGGCCACCTGCTGGGCGAAGCCGGCCTGCTGCATCTCCTCCTGGATGCGGGACTGCATCTCGGCCTGGAAGCGGGCCTCCTCCGCGATCCGCCTCTGCTCCTTGTGCCAGTCGTAGCCCAGGTCGCGCAGCACCGTCGTGCCCGAGATCTGCTGCGACATCATGAGCTGCGCCGCCATCATCTGCTTTTCCAGGTTGTCCGCGATGGTGACACGCTTGAGCTTGGCCACAATGATCTCCCACGACATGATCTGGGAGACCTGCCGCACCAGCCATTCCAGAAAGGCGTTGGCATCATGGACCAAGTGGTGCCAGGTCGATTCGAACAGCCGCAGCGCCACCGGCGCCGTCTGGAGCTGGAGCGAACCGTTGTACAGCTCGACCGGCGTGCCGGCGTCGTTCAATAGCACCTCGTGCCCCTGGTCCAGCAGGTCGCGCGGGGCCAGTTGATTGGCGTCGGCACCGAACACCTGAAAGTTCACCGGGAAAGGAAAGACCTGGATGGCAGCCGGGTCGCGCCGGCGGCGGCGGATCATCTGCTGCGCCATCATGCGGAAGTCATGCCCCGAGTACATCGACATGGGGTCCAGGGCCACGCCGCCCCGACTCTGACCCTGGGCCGGCGCCGGCGTGATGACGCGGAAGGGAATGACGTAGTCCAGGGCAATGGCCTCGTTGAAGCGACGCAGCACCTGCACATACCAGATCTGACGGAAGTTGGACAGGATGCGCGGCAGGCCCCAGCCCCGCACCATGATGCCGCTCAGCGTCGGCTCCTTCATGTGAAAGATGGCGTCCGGGTTGAAGCGGTACATCTGGTTGAGGTGGACGGCCCGGATCACCTCCTTGGGAGCACGCTCCAGGTGGAACAGGTGCCCCCGGCGGACCTGCATCTTGTAATCCTCGGGGATGCGCCACAGGTAAGAAACGTCGTCCGTGTACAGGTCGTGCAGGATCTCGATCTCGTGCGGACTCCAGACCTTGATGCGCAGCTTCTTCTCCAGGTCTTCCTGCTCGTCATGGACGATCCAGGCCCCCGTGTAGCCGGAACCCACCTTGCAGATGGGGCAGGTGGCATGGAACTCGGGGATCTGCCAGCGGAAGGAGAAGGCCGGGTTGTTATAGACCTCCTTGAGGACAAACGAGCTGCCGCACTTGGGGCAACGCAGGAAGCGCCGGAACGGCACCACGACGGAAGCAAAGGAGTTGCCGTAACAGTTGGACGTCAGCACGCCGTTGGCCAGGACGAAGCTGTGCGTCTCCGGCTCCACGCAACAAAAGACCTCGTCGAAGATGCCAGTACGCCGGACGGCCCGGACGCCCACAGACATCTCGTCCGGCCGCACGGACAGGTAGCTGGTCAGGAACCTCTTCCGGTGCCTGCGCCGCAGAAAGTCCTGCGCCAGCAGGAAGGAGCGCAGGAGCGTGACGTGGTACATCCGGCCGTGGTAAGTGCCAATGCTCCCGTCCGGCCGTACGCACGGACCCACCTGGTCATGGCCATGCACGTGCCCCGCCACCATGCCGATCCGCGGCAGCTGCTCCGCGATGGCCTCCAGCGTGGAACGCGACCGCCGCGCCAGGACCACGTGGCCGTGCTCGTCCACGGAGCCCTCCGCGGCTAGCAGGCCAGCAACGAAGCCGTACCAGTAGGAGGCGCCGCACCGCGCCGGCGGCAGCGCCTGGTAACGGGCCGGCAGGCCAGCGACCATGACCATGCCCGGGTTGCCGGGCGACTGCTGCACCACATAGCCCGCCGAGGTGAAGCGCGCCAACAGCTCGTCGTCCAGGTCCACACCGAAGCGGGCCGTGCATTGCTCGCCGTCCAGTAGCAGCAAGTAGCTGGCGCCGAAGGCCAGCCCGTGCAGCACGCCAGCGTCGAAGTCAGCGTCCTGGGGCGGCCGCGGGGCCACTGTCCGCTGGATACGGTGGTTGCTGCTCAGCTCCGTGGTCGGCACACGGAACTCCTCTCCCACGCAGGTGTGGACGATCCACTGGTGTTCCGGCGTGGCCAGCACCACACTGCCGTCGCTAAGCTCCACCTCCAGCAGCTCCTGCTGTCCAAAGGAGTGGAAGGAGGCCGTCCGGTAGACTCCTCCCCGGGACAGCACTTCCACCGTCTGGCCCGCCAGGTCGCGCAGGCGGAAGACTCCGTCGCGCGTGACAACCTTGACGTCGCCGTGGAAGCACATGCGGTTGCGCAGCTTGTTCTGCAAGACCGTGGTGACGTTCAGGACATCGTTGAGGAACGAGGACCACTTCTCCGTCTCCTCCTCGCTGGCGTCCGAGATGTCAATGTCGGTGAGGAAGTAGGAGATGATGCGCTCCATCGCCATGCGGTACGTGCCGAACATGGAAAAGACGTACTCGCACCAGCGCAGGGCCGAGCGCATGTTGGTCGGCACGCTCAGGCTGGCAATGTCCAGAAACGGGTCCGGGTACTGCGTGCCGCCGCCTACCCCCGAGAACTGCGAAAACTGGCTGTACAGCGCCAGCTGGCTCATGCTGGACCTCCACTACCGCGGCCGGGACGCTGGCACCCGCGCCCCCGGACCACGTCCGCCATGCGGCTCACGATGTCATCGCCGCAAGCTGGCCCGCCATCTCCCCGGAGAGAACCCTTCTTTTGCTGCTGGGAACACCCCACGTCGCCGCCAGCGACGTCCGCCGGGTCCGTGTCCGGCTCCGGGACCAGGTCCAGGTCTTCCTGGGTCACGCCGCGCTTTTCCATGCCTTTCCTCCTGTCTCTCCCCCGGCGGCAGCCGCCGGCCGTCTACCTGCCAGACGGCTCACCGCTCGTCGTAGTCCAGGTGTTCCGTGTCTCCCTTGACCAGGACAATATGGTCGAAGACGCCAAAGGAATAATGCAGTCCCATGCTGCCCACCGTGAACGACTTCTTGAGATGAGGGACGTGCAGCTTCAGCTGGGTCTCGCCCAGGTTCGGCGGCAGGTACTGCGTGCCGTCCTCGAAGCGGGTGTCGTAGACCAGCACGACGCAGCCGTCACTGTCAATGACGTCGTGGTAGCGCGCGCTGTGCTTGCCGGCACCTGGGATCTCGAAAAAGACCTGCCGCTTGGCCCGGTTGCCCACCGGGCCCGTGACCCAGGGCAGGTTGAGCGTCTCGAAGCCGCCAGTCGGGACTTCTTCCCCTTCCTCGACCCCCGCCGACCGAACGCCCCGCCTGGACCCGCGCCGCCCGGACGGCAAGGTATCCTCCTCGCCAGCCCGCCCATCTTCCAGGACTTCCTCGGCCTCCTGCATGGGACGGCTGCGCCGGAGACGCGGGTGAACAGGGCTGGACGTACCGTCATCACTCATGTCGCCGTGGCCAGGTGCCGGACGCTGCCCAACCCCGGCGGCTGGCACGGAAGGCAAGGGGTTCTCCGGAGAACGTTGCGCCACCAGGGCGGCAAGCTGCTGCTGCACGCTGACCACCGCCTGCATCATGGCCATGACGTTCGGGTCCGCGGCCGCGGGCGGGACCGGCGCCAGCGGGTGATGATAGACGGCCGGCGCCAGGTAGGTGGAAGGCAGAACGGCAGGTTCCCGGGGAGGCGGTGGAACCGGCGCCGGCGCCAGATAGGGGGCCGGGCCGGCGACCGGGGTGGCGGCCGGGATGGCCGGTGCAGCAGGGGAAGGGGAGGGAGCCGGAGCGGCCGGAGAGGAAACGGCGGCCGACGCCGGCGCGCGCTCCCGACCAGAGGAAGACGAAGGGACGTCCGGCGTGGTAGAAAGGGAGCCCCGCCGTCGCTTCAGCGATGACGACGGCGTGCCCAAAGCGTAAAAAACATGGTGCGGCTGCTGCGCCTGAGCAACCGCCTGCCGCAACTTCTGCGGATCGACCGAGCAGGGGTCAAACACCACGCCGCCGTCCGGAGCGTCTGGATCAACGTGGACCGGTCCCGGATCGTTGTGGTCGAAACCGCTGCTCCTACCGTCCGGTAGCGCCGCGGGTATGGTGACAAAATTCTTGACGGGGCCATTGTCGATCTTGCTCAGCTGGTGCGAGTCCGGAGCAAGATAACTGGTCCTGTCTGGCGTGTGGCGGACAGCCGACTCGTTCCTGCCATCCGTGCCATCCCACCAGGGAGTCGATCCATTCTCAGCCATAAGGTTTGCTTCTCCTCTTCCTCCTTCCGCCCGCCATGCCCGTCCCCCCAGCCGCCCGCTCATCCTAGCCTGATAGCTAAAGAAAAGCTAGTCTTCCCTGCCACTTCGGAGCAAACCACAAGCGGGGGAAGACACACCGGCCAGGTCGGTAAGATACCGACCAGGCCGGTGACAGACACGTCATTTACCGTTACCGTAGCTGGCAGGAAACCGGACGCCCTGAAGGACGCCGACCCGCCCGCTCCGGCAAGGAAACCCTCGGATCAGCCGGGGTAAAGTCGGCCTCGACCCCCGGCAGGGCAATGCGCCAGTTGTACCACTGGCGCTTATTGTCCGTGCCGAGTCCCAGTCGAAGAGTCGGAAAGATCCAAGCCTCCAACTCCTCCCGGTAGTACGGCATGCTTGGCTCCACGTCCCACATCATGTCGTCTACCAGCGTGGCCGAGCTGGAAGCTGCCGCGGCGACCATCACCGACGGCAGGTAGACTACCCCTGGGCGCACACGGACCACCTCACGCATGAAGAACATGCGGAGGTAATCGTGCATCCTCCCACCCAGGGAGCGGGTGAGACGGTCCCAGCAGACACTGAGGGGCTTTCGCTCCCACCCGGGCACGTCCGTGACGCCTCTCACCACCTCCGTGGCGAGCACCTCGCCTTCCTTGACCAGCGCGCCGTTGGACACCCGGACGTCCGCTCCGGGGCCGAACGCCACCACGGTAGGGGGCAGGTCCCCTCCGACCCTCGTCACCATGACCTGGTAGCGCGACGCTTCCCGCCGCACGAATGCAACCCCCCTGTGGGGAGACTTGTACGGCGAGAATCCGCGCCCCAGGAAATGGTCGCGGAAATCTTCCGTCACCACGCTACCCTCCAGCGCGCGGTCAGACAGAAGACCATCCAGCTCGCTCTCGTGTATGCCAAGGTAGCACCTTGGCATCCATACCTCCGGACCTTCCATCCGGTCCGTCAGACCAGGTCCGAAGGCGAACAGCTTCCCCCAGCTGCTCACCCCGAAACGGGCGGCGAGCTTGTCCCGCCCAGAGGTGACGTCACTCCAGGGAGAGCGGAAGGCAAAGGCCGTGGTGGTCATGGCCCAGTTCAGCCCATTCAGAATTCGGAATATTCTGGGCTGGCCACCGGCTGCCGGAAGGACATCGGGGCCTGCCGGAAACGTGATTTCACTGCCTCCCCGCGAAACCACTACCCGGTCGTGAGGCATCACGCGGAAGTCGCACGACCGGCATCCGTCCGCATGGCACAGGTGTGGCATGCCGAACTTCACCTGGGCCCTTGCCTGGTACGTGGCCAGGTGGACCTCTCTGGTCTTCTCCTTACCAGAGTGGTCCTTCCCGAGACGGAAGTGACCGGATGGAATGTCCACCATCCAGGCCCAGCGGACTTCCCTGTCCGGGACCAGGATGCGGTCCCCCAGGCTCACAATGCCGTCTCCCGCGTACCCGTCCGCGAGGTACGCGGCCAGGCCCACGCACCCACGGAATACCTCCCTCGCAGGGACGGTCAGCAGCACTTCCCGGTGCTTCTGCCAGTCGCTCACCTCCCCGGCGACTGAGGCGTCCGCCAGGAGACGGACGGAGCCGTCACCCACCTCTACCTCTAAGTTACGGTGAGCAGCCGCCTTGGTGACTGACATCATAACCTTCCCTTCCCCACCATGACTTCATCATGCACGGCACATCCGCGCATTCCTGAGCGAAAACAGAAAAGGCCGGACTCCGAAGTCCGGCCTTTTCTGCCAGCGAAGACTACTTATCTCGCTACTTACTCTCCTACAATGGGCAACTCTATCCTTACTAGCTTGCCCATCCTATATAACTCAGACCTTCCGTCAGGGTAAACCCAGCGTCCGTGCCGCTCACCCTGACGGTAGCAGACACTCACTCCCCCTCTCGTCGTCCATCGTCCATGACGGAGGCCGTTTCGATAAGACTCCACCGGCCCTCCGGGGTACGACTCCATTCGGCCGTGGCGAAGGCCGTTGCGATAGCACTCCACTCGCCCCGTGCAGGACACCCAACGGCCGTGGGGAAAGCCGTTGCGATAGCGCTCCACGGAGCCCCCGAAGGAAACCCAGAGGCCGTGTCTTTTGCCTCCGTTGTAGCTGCTTTGGCCCTCCGGGTCGTACCAGCGACCGTGCCACTCACCGTCGCGGTAGTGGCCGACGACGCCACGTCGGCTCCAGATCCAGCGTCCTTGCCGGAAACCGCGCCTGTAGCGGCCGTAGATTTCGCCGAAGTCTTCCACCCAGCTTCCATGCAGCTTGCCGTCGCAAACGGCGCCGAAACTTAGGCTGCAGGCCATCGCCAGGAACCTCTTCCGCTTCCTTGCCCTGCGGACCTGGCAATCCGGGTAACGACCACGGACAGCCTCAAGGAGTTCGTCCGGAGCCTCTGGCCGAAGGACGATCTCCCTGATCTCTAACTCCTCGGCTCTCAGGAAGAAATCTCCCTCTAGCCTTACCCGGCCGCTGGTCAGGCAGTGAGTGACAGCCATTTCCTGGCCGTCTTTATCACCCTCCTCTCGGGTTGGGACAGAGCTGGGGAGATACCAGCAGGCCCGCAGTCTGGGCCCGCAGTAACTCACCCCGCCTTTTTTGCTTTTTCCTGATCTTTCGGCAACCGTAACGCGGTTGCCGACGATGACGTAGTCATCGTCATAGATCGTGGGCGAAAGGGTTCCATCCCTTTGTACCAGGAACACCCTGGTACAGAGCGTCCTCCCATCTTCTCCCTTCATCCCCGGTGGGATGTTGTCACCAGAAGAGGGTGAAGGTCGTCCACTATCGAAGGACGGCGGCGGAGGGATAACATCCATCATCTCTCCGCACACGTATATCTCTGCTCTTCCGTCTGGCCACAGCCAGACGCCGTGCTCTTTCCCGTAGCGGTATTCGCCCACAAGCCCACTCGGCCACTTCCAGCGTCCGTGCCGGATGCCTTCGAAGTAGGTCTCCTGGCTCCCGTCGGGATGCCTCCAGATGCCGTGCTGCAGGCCGTAGCGGTAGCGGCCGGTGCTGCCATCGAAGAACACCCAGCGCCCATGCCGCGTAGTGCCGTTCACCACCGTGCCGTGGGTGCCATCGTCCTTGAGCACCAGCATCTTCCTCCGCTCCTGTGCCCTTCGGACCCGGCAAGCGGGGTAACGCTGCCGGACGGAATCCAGAAGCTCATCCGGAGCGTCTGGGTGCAGGACGATCTCCTGCACCTCCATCTTCTCGGCCCGCAGACCAAGGTCTCCGACCCTGACCCGGCCCCAGGCCAGGCAGTGCATGACTGCCTCGCCTGGACCCACAGGCACCGCCCTTGGTATCCTCCAGACGGCGTGAAGCCCAGCCTCGTCCCTAACCTCTCCTCCCACGGTGAACCGGTCTGCCTCCATGCGGTGACTGATCCACTCAGTCTTCCGCACTGGAGATACCAGGACGCCATCCCCGCGCACCCGGCAGACCCGGGTGCAACGGAGACGTCCGTCCTTGGACCTCATCCCCTCGGGGATGATGAGAGAGTCATAGCGTTTGCTCATATCCTACCTCCGCTGGAGAAGCAGCTGGCTTGATAGAATTGACCAGCTTGCTTCTCCCATCACTCGTCCCAGCTGGACCATCTCCATGCTACCAGCCAGGACCATGAGAACAACCACGGCTCCGCCGTGGTGCCATAAAAACACCACCAGGAAGACCAGCTCTACCACGAGCGGATCTTCCTGGTGGTACGCGCACGGCACAACACACATCCTCTCATTCTGAAAGAGGAAAAAAAAAAAACAGAAGAGGCAGGACTCCGAAGTCCTGCCTCTATATGGCGTTTATTCCAGAACGGGCAAACCTATCCTTATAAGTTTGCCCATTTTGTAAACTTCTACCCGGCCGTCCGGGTAGGTCCATTGTCCGTGCGGTAGGTCGTAGTGGTAGCACTCAGTTCGGCCGTCGGGGTAGATCCAACGGCCATGCGGCATGTCACGACGGTAGTGTCCTACTGTACCGTCGTCACGGACCCAGCGGCCATGAAACTTGCCGTTCACCACGGTCCCGTGGCTGCCGATCTCCGTCAGGACCAGCATCCTCTTCCGCTTCCTTGCCTTGCGGACACGGCAAGCAGGGTAGCGCCGCCTGACAGCCTCCAGGATCCCGTCCAGCTCATCGTGGTGCAGGACGATCTCCTGCACCTCCATCACTTCGGCCCGAAGGCCGAAGTTCCCCACTCTGACTCGGCCCCAGGCGAGGCAGTGAAGGACCGCCATGTACGGGATCTCAGGCACTGCCCGGGGGAGCCACCAGACAGCATGCAACCCCGCCTCACCGCGCAGGCCGCCGCTGTCGTCGAAGCGGTCAGCTCTCATGCGGTTGCTGGTCCACTCCGTTCTACGGAACGGAGAGACCAGGGTGCCATCCTGGATAACACAGCAGACCCGGCTGCAGAGGAGTCTCCCATCGCCTGACCTCATCCCGGGAGGGATGAGAATTGAATCATGGTTGTTCATGGGATTTACCTCGTTAGGAGGCATAAGCAGCTGGCTTGATAGAATTGACCAGCTGATTCTCCCATTGCTCGTCCCAGCTGGACCATCTCCATGCTACCAGCCATGACCATGAGAACAACCACGGCTCCGCCGTGGTGCCATAAAAACACCACCAGGAAGACCAGCTCTACCACGAGCGGATCTTCCTGGTGGTGCATGGTTGAACGGTAAAAAAAGATAGCGCTCTCTGCATCCAGGGAATCGTGCGATCCCTGGATACAGAGAGTGTTAGCGATCACCACCCACCTCTGGTCATGAATGGCCAGGGTGGGTGGTGATCGTTAGGAGGCGACAACGGTCTTGTACTTCCTGTACTTATTCTCCCTCTTTTTCATCCTCTTCCCTCTCCCCTCATTCCACAGATTCTTCTTCCTCTTCTTCTTCTTCTCATCATGGAGGACAACGATCTCGTCCTCCCAGAACCGGCTACTGATCTTCATGGATCTTCCCTCCTTAAGGAACACTTGCTCACCGCCGTACCGCACGGCGGACTGAGCCAACACCCCGCACGAGCCCCCAAGGCCGGCAGGGTAGATAGCCAAAACTGATAGGGGATCCGACCCCAGCATATCTTATGACGCGAAACAGAGTAGTTATTTAGTCAGACGTGACGCCGTCCGGATCGCCGTCTTCCTCACCCTCCTCGTCTGTATCTCCTCCCTCGTCTTCTCCGACCGCCAGGCCAGCGCGCGACTTCATCACGCGCTGAGCATCCGCTCGTTCTCTAACGAAAAACAGAAAATGCCGGACTTCGGAGTCCGGCATTTTCTGACAGAGAAGACTACTACTATCTACCTCGGATCTCCTTCTGCGGTAGGCAGAGTTCTGACAAGTTTGCCCATCTTGTAGAACTCTACCCTACCGTCGTTGTCCAACTTCAGTTCCGTTTCGGTATGTCCTCACCTTCCCAGTGCATGATACCCACCTTCCGTGGGGGAGTCCGTCGATGTAGCGCTCAACAGAGCCTCCGGGCGACACCCAGAGTCCATGCATCTTTCCCATCCTGTAGCACTTCTGCTCTTCAGGGTATGACCACCGTCCGTGCCACTCACCGTCGCGGTAGTGGCCGACGACGCCACGTCCCCATATCCAGCGTCCGTGCCGGAGGCCGCTTCTGTAGCGGCCAAAACTGTCCCCGAAGTTCTTCATCCAGCTTCCATGCCGCTTGCCGCCGCAAACGGCACCGAAGCTGAAGCTGGCGGCCACCGCAAGGAACCTCTTCCGCTTCCGTGCCTTGCGGACCTGGCAATCCGGGTAACGACCACGGACAGCCTCAAGGAGTTCGTCCGGAGACTCTGGCCGAAGGACGATTTCCCGGATCTCCAACTCCTCTGCGCTAAGGCAGAACTTTCCTTCTATCCTGACCCGGCCGCTGGTCAGGCAGTGAGCAACTACTATTTCCTGTCCCCCCTTGTCCAACTCCTCCCTGAAAGGGACTGCGCTGGGAAGATACCAGCAGGACCGCAATAATCTGGACCTGAAGTAATTCTTCACTCCGCCGTTAACGGAGTCGGAGTGGCTCTTGGCAACCACGCGGTTGCCAGTGGTAGTAGTTATCGTTACATCATCATCGTCATATATCGTGGGCGAAAGGGTTCCATCCCTTTCAACCAGGAAGATCCGGGTGCAACGTATCCTCCCACCGCTTTCCTCCATCCCAGGGGGGATAATAGTGTCATCATGAGAAGATCTACCACTACCGCCTGAAGGCGGCGGAGGGATAACATCCATCATCTCTCCGCACACGTATATCTCAGACCTGCCGTCTGGCCATAGCCAGACACCATGTTCCTTACCATAACGGTAGTGGCCGACAAGGCCACTCGGCCACTTCCAGCGTCCGTGACGGATGCCTTCGAAGTAGGTCTCCTGGCTCCCGTCAGGATGTTTCCAGCGTCCGTGCATCAGGCCGTAGCGGTAGTAGCCGATGCTGCCCTCGGAGAACACCCAGCGCCCATGCCGCGTAGTGCCGCCATTCACTGTCATCCCGTAGGTGCCATTGTCCATGAGCACCATCATCCGATTACGCTCCATTGCCCTGCGGACCCGACAAGCCGGGTACCGCAGCCGTACAGCCTCCAGGAGTTCGTCCGTCACGTCGGGGTGAAGGACTATCTTCCTCACCTCCATCACCTCGGCCCGCAGACCAAGGTCTCCGACCCTGACCCGGCCCCAGGCCAGGCAGTGCATGACGGCATGGACTGGGTTCTCGGGCACCGCCTTGGGAAGGTACCAGACAGCATGAAACCCTGCCTCATCTCGCAATTCACCTCCGTCAGAGAACCGTTCTGTCACCATTCGGTGACTATCCCAACTGGTCCCCTGGTGTGGAGAGACCAGAGTTCCGTCCCAGCTCACCCGGCAAACGCGAGTGCAGCGAAGACGGCCATCCTTGGACCTCATTCCATCAGGGATTACAAGAGAGTCATAGTTGTTGTCCTTCTTGGCCATAGTCCACCCACCTCCGCCGGGAAAGCAGCTGGCTTGATAGAATTTTGACCGGATTGCTACCACCACTCGTCCCAGCTGGACCATCTCCATGCTACCAGCCAGGAGCATGATAACAACCACGGCTCCGCCGTGGTGCCTGCCATAAAAACACCACCAGGAAGATCAGCCCTACCACGAGTGGATCTTCCTGGTGGCGGTTGAACGATAAAAAGATAGCACTTCTCTGCGTCCAGGGATCGTACGATTCCCTGGACGCAGATGTTGTTAAGCGTAGTTATTGGTCAGACGTGTCGATGTCCGGGTCGCCGCCTTCCTCACCCTCCTCGTCTGTATCGCCTCCCTCGTCGTCCCCGACCAGGGTGACGCCGCCCGGCGAGGGAACAGGAGGCGTCCCCTGCCCCTCCAGACGAGAAGTGACGATCCTCGTGTCCGACAACTCCGGCGGACCCAGGAAGCCGTCTTCCTGCACGCCCAGCGTGTCCAGCACGTCCTGCAAGGGCACGGCCCGGATCGGACCGCCCTCGTACAGGGGGACCGTGATGGCCCTGACACCGTCTGGCAAGGCCAGGTAACGCTGGGGCCCCCGCGTGAAGGGCAAAGGGATGCCAAAGAAGGCCCAGGCAACCACGTCCTCCCCCTCCAGCTGGCCCAGGCGACGGACCAGGTCTTCCAGAGAGTGGAACTGGCGCAGCAACGGCCAGTCGCCGTCCGGTGCCTCCACCAGGCAGGGGCGGGCCAGCCGCGCGTCCGCCTGCTGGTAAGAGGGCGGCGAGGCAGCCATCCCGTCCAGGGCCTCCCGCGCGGCGCGCGTCAGACCCGCGCGCAGGGAAAGGAACTCCGCCTCATGCGCGTCCTGGACCGGGGCCGGAACAGGCAGCCGGGAAGTCGGCTCCAGGGCCTTCCGCGCCGCCCGGCTCAGACCACTCGCCCATTCCGACCATGCCGGCGGCGGAACTTCCTTCCTCATCGTCCTCCTCCTCTTCGTCCTCCCCTTCGTCTGCTGCCGCTGCTGCTGCTGCTGCCACCCTCGGAGCGACGGCGCTTGCCTGAACCTTTCTCTTCCTTACCCGGCCCGTAGCGGGCGACAGCACCAGGGTGAACAGGTCCGTGGTGGCGCCACTCTCGTCCGTCACGCAGCCGTAGGCCAGCACCGGCCAGGAGGCACGGTCAGCAAACAGGGGCACCAGCTCGATGCCGCTGACATGGCCCTCACTGTCCGTTGCCAGGTGGAACTCCGCCGTCGGACTGATCTCTAGCCGGAGCCTCACGTCCATCCTCCTTCTGCCGCGCCAGCCGGTAGTCGCGCCGCGCAATGCACGGATTGTCGCCGGCGAACAGGGCCCGCGCCGACGCCCGGATCTCGCCGTCCGCCTCCAACCGGACCAGCCGGGGCAGTTCCGCCGGCGACCGGCCCGTCTGGCGGAATGCGACGCGGCCAGCGCTACCGTTGATACCAAAAGCGTATATGTCCAACCAGGGTAAACCGTCGTGGTAGACGCCCTTCCTCTCCAGGGCCAGAGGATCGACCACGGACAGCTTCTGCTCGCCGTAGCACAGGATGACCCGGTTCCGCGACAGGGCCAGCGTCAACGAAATCAGGAACGTGCTAAGTGGCTCGTAGTCGGCGGGACGGCAGGCCCACAGAACATGGTTCCAGTCAGCGTCCCCGTCCGGCAGCTCCAGGCCGCGAAAGATGGGATGGGCGAAGCGGCGGTGGTACAGCGGCACTTCCCGGCCCAGCTCCCGCATCAGGTCGATGAGGATTGCGTCGGCGAAGCAGCCGTAAAGATAAAGCACGGCCGGCGTGAAGAAAGTATACTCCGCCGTCATGGCCAGCAGGGACTCGGCCTGGCCAACCTGCAGCGGCAGCTTGCGGACGATGCCGCGCGCGTCCACGACTGGGCCCGTCCTGTGTCCTGTCCCCGCCGGCGGGGGACCGTCCCATCCAGACATACCCGGCTCGACCTCTTACTCACTCAGGAACCCCAGCTGGGCCGCCAACTCCAGGGACAGCCTGGCGTCCCGTTCGGGCTGGACGTGCGGCCCATGCCAGCCGTCCAACAGAGCGTCCCACTTGGCCGCGTCCTCCGGGTCCAAGGGACGGCGGCACTTGAGAACGACCGGCAAGGTCAAGCTCTTCTCAAAGTCCCTGGGCAGGACCGCCTCCAGGATGTCCCGGTGGTCGCTGTTACCATACCACATCCTCGGCGGGCACGGCTTGCCGACACGGGGCAAGCTGCACTCGATGCCCAGCATCTTGAGGAACAGCCGAGGGTTGAACCCGATGAAAACAACGGTCGGCCGCCGGACGTCGTGCGTGTCCCAGGTCCAGGCATCCGGATAGGCGCTCAGCAGGTAGTCCCGCACCCGCACGCTCACCGGGGGCTTGCTGCCGTCCGCCGCGTGCAGGTACTGGAGCGGCCGCCGGTTCTTCCCGTCGATCAGGAACACCTCGTCGAAGGTGCCCGTGTAGGGCTGGTCCCTGGCCACGGCGGCAAAGTGGGCCTGCTTCTTCTCCAGGTCAGCCCGTATCAGTTCCGGGTCGCGCAGGTTCCTCGACGGCTCGAACGCGGGCGTCAGTTCCTGCAGATTGTCCACGGGGCGAGTACGGAACCCGACAAAGACCTTCAGCGTCATTCCACCTTCCCTCCCGGCAGGATGACCTTCCTGCCGTACGAGCGCAAGGACTCCTCGTCCACGTCCAGGGTGGCCGAGTTTCCTACCAGCACGCGACACTGGCCCTTCTCCGGGCGGAGCACATGCACGGGCCGCAGATAAGTGAAGGTGCGCAGCTGCTCATATTCCGGCGCAGTGATGTCTACCGGGCCGTCGTCTTCCAGCAAGACCCCTCCCACCAGGGCAGCGCCCACCTCGTCGCACCAGCGGCGCACGTGGCGGTGGGCATCGCCCGCGCGCGCCGGGCCGGGCCGGCCAACAAAGCCCGTGGTGTTGGCCCAGGCCAGGTCGTCCACAACCACCAGGTCCGGCGGCGACGTCAGCTGGTCCTCCAGGTGCTCGGCCAGGGACCGCTCCAACTGACGCCAGGAATTGGCAAATCCGTGCCAGGCCGTGCCGCCAACCCGCACCAGCCGGTCCCGCGCTCCGTCCCGCCCCGGCGCCGTAGTCAGAAAGCGGACCACCCAGCACGGCGGCCCATGGGTCGCGGACAGCACATGGTTGCACAGGCGGTCCAGCAGCCACAGGACCGCAGGGCGGTAGCCTACCAGCACCAGGCTGCGCTCCCGCGCCAGCGTGGGACCGTCCGCGCCCAGCGAGTGGGAAAAGCCGATGTCCAGCGGCCGGGCCCGCCTCTCCTTCTCCTGCCGCTGCTGCTCCGCCCGCGCCTCTTCCTCCTCGGCCGCAGCGTGCTGGTCGATGACGTCCGCCAGCCACGGCAGGACAGAGCGGAACATGGATTGCCACCAGTCATGCTCCGTGAACGGCTTGCTGGCCTCCCACATGGCGTACTGGATCAGGAAGTCCTCGACCAGGGGCATGGGCTCGCCCCGTTCCTCGTAGCCGGAACGCAGCCCGTCGCACAGCCGTTGTAGCTCCCGGTAAGCGATGGCATATCCCTGTCTCATGCTGACCAGGGCTGCCGTCAGGGAACGCCATTCGGGCCGTTGCATCAGTTCCGCCGCCAGCCGGCCAGCGGCCTGGATGGACCGCTGGTCCGGACTCAGACCAGAGGAAGAATCCGTGCCGGACGCTTCCGCCTGCTCCGTGACTGCCTCGTCCATGTCGTCCTCCCCGGAAACCAAAATCCGTTTTTTAGGTCCAGCAGCACCCCAACCGCTGGAACAGCACGTTCCGGCACTTTCTTTTAGCTATCAGCAGCTACGCTTCTCGCGCTGGCGGCGGACGTACTCCGCCAGCAGCAGGGCCTCGGCCCGACCGTGGTCCTTCTTGCGCATAAGGCCCGCGCTGGGAAAGAGGGACATGGCCTTGAGCCGGCTCGCCTCCTTGTCCTTGCCCAGCAGGCCCAGGCTGCGCTTCCACACGTTCGGCCGCACGTCCTCGACGGCGTAACCCTTGGCGTACAAAAACAGGGGCCACAGGCCCCAGGAGCGGTTCAGCACCGCCTCGGCATAGCGCCGACCGGGGCCCAGACTGCGCGGCACCTCCTCCAGCCCCACCGCCACGACCCTGGAGCGGGCCGGCTCCAGGGCCTGGAAAATGTCGCAAATGAGGCCGAAGTTGTACATGGTCGTCGAGCCATGGACCGTCCGCGTCTTGTGGCCCGTCTCCGCCTGCTCCTGGGCGCTGACGGCCCGGGAGCGCCGGACAGAAACCACGATGACAGGGATGTCCACCACGGCGCAGCTGTTCCCGCACAGGAAGCCGATGGCCCCCTGGGCGCCCGGGTCGATGCCGATGTAGACGCCGGCGCCGTCCGTCCTGGCCTGCACCTCCTCCACGAAATGTCGGACCACTTCCTCCGGCCCCGCCGCTACCTTACCGTCCGTCATGTCCTTTCTCCTCCACCTAGACCAGGCACACTGCTAGAGACGATACCTACCCAGAAAGACAGGCACGGCTAGCTGTTCCGCTGTCCACGCAACCGGGACGGGAGCCCTCCGGCCACCGGGGGAGAGTCCGCGCCGGGTTCCTCTCCCTCCATGCCGCCGTCCAGGGATTCCGGCAGTGGTCCCGCCACGGCCGTTGCCGGCAAGGGCAAGGGGGCGCCAGGCAGAAGGAGCGCCCGGTACTCTTCCATCAGCAGCCGGCAGCACAGCGCGTCGGTCAGGGCACTGTGCATCTCCTGCCGCGCGATGCCATGCTTCTCCCCGAAGCGGTACTTCTGGTAGCAGTGCCGGTCCAGGTTGGAACGCACGCCAGGCGAGCGCGCCTGCTGCACCCTCTGGAAGTAACTCCGCAGCGTGTCCCCCGGCAACGGATGCACCCTCCTGTCACCAACCAGCTGGTTCGCCTTCTCGATGGCCGCCGTGTCGAAGAAGCCGTTGTCGTCATAGCGGAAGCCGTCCGCGATGCAGAAGCCGGCAAAATTGCCGTCCAGCATCTGCTCGTCGAAGGACGCATGGTGCGCTACGAAGGGAATGCCGGCTTCCCGCACGCGGGCGAGCACGTCCCGGATAAAGGACAGGGCCTCCTCGGGACGGCGTCCCTCCGCCTGCATCCGCTCGTACGACATGGAGAAGGTTCCGCCCGCCAGCTCTATCTGCCGCTGCGCCGTCTTCAGCCTGCCGCGCAGCCAGTCATCCGGGACGGTCTTGTGCCGGGTCCAGTCCAGGACCAGCGTGACCTGCTCCTGGACCTCGCCGTCGCGCACCAGGCAATGGCCCCATTCCGTGATGACGTCCAGGCCCGGGTCGAGGCCGGTCGTCTCCACGTCAATGGCGCAGTAATCCACCGGCCAGCTGCCGCCGTACAGGGCGCGGAACCACTCCGGCCAGTAGTTGACGATGCAGTCAGGCAGGCCCGTGACGCCGTCAGGTGTCTTCATAGGAGTTGCTGTCCCACAGGGCCCGCCAGGCAAGACGGCAACGGCGCCAGAAATGGTAAAGACGCCGGCGCCAGCGCGGCAGGACCATCAGCTTGGCACAGCGCATGCCGTACCAGCGCAGGCGACGGTAATGCAGGGCCGGTCCCTTGCCATTGATAGTGGCCTCGCGTACGCCTGCCCAGTGGTAGCCGAGCACCACCGTGCCCAGATAGGCAGCGACCACGACCCGGGCATACGGGTCCGCGTCCAGAAAGCCGCAGCGGGCCATGCCTCCTGCCATCGACTCCTTGGGGTCGTCCGCCTGGGTGGCGATGAAGCGGCACAGGCTCTGGCAGCAACGCCCCACCTCCTCGTCGCTCACCTTCTTCTCCCGCAGCAGTTCCTGGAGCGTGTCCCACGTCCCGTCCTCGCACCGCCGGGCGACCTCCTGGATCACCTGGCCGAAGTTGTGCGCCACGTCCCGGCTGACGTTGTACAGGCGGGGGTCGTGCGGGCTCATCCTGGCGTTGAGCGTCAAGGTCCACTCCTCCTGGTCTTCCAGACCATGCCGGCACAGGCAGAAGAGGACACGGGCCTGGCCGGCGCAGGCGGCATGGTACACCTTCCCGCGGCGCCTGTCCACAGAGGAAGCGCACCCGCTATCCGCAGTCAGGACAACGAAAGGCCCCTGGCCATGTTCCGGCCAGGGGCCCGCGCCGCTCCCGCGCGCCTCAAGGAGCAGCTACTTCGTCTTCGGGCGCGCTGCACCCTTCCGTCCCCCCGACTTGCCCTTCCCCGTTCCTGCAGCCGCGGCAGGGCCGGTCTTCTTCGACTGGCCGACTACCTCCCCGGCCGCATCCTTCACTACACGTGCCCGTGCTGACATTATCTTCCTCCTTGGCCAGTTCATGCCTGGCCTGCAAGAGCCGGTCCAGCTCCGCCTGCAAGTCATCTGGTTGCTGCAGGTCCACAGGCCGTAGACTCGGCTCAAACCTGCGCTGGGAGTGGCCGGGCAAGTTGCTCCGTTCCAGCACCAAGCGCTCTCGGAACCCGAAGGGGAACCGTTCCCCCCGGGGAATGACCCAGAGGTAGAACTGGTTGGCAGTGTCCACCAACCGGTCCTCCGCCGGGTACAGCTCACATGCCTCGTAGTCAGGGCCAACCAACTCGTTCTTGATCCTTTGCAAGTCCCTCCAGTCGTGCCGGGCGCTGTTGTCCATGTCCCGGATGGAAAGACGGACACACTCCATCGTCTCCTTCCCGCCGTCCCGGCCTACCACGGGCACATCGAAGCGACCCACCTGCACCAGGTAGCGCGCGTTCTGGTAGAAGCGCACGTCCTTCCATTCGCCCCCGTAGGCCAGGTACAGCAGAGCGTTCCGCGAACCGTCCGTGTTGCCCAGCCGCCGGGCCAGAGGGCTCGATACCTTGCCGGTCACTTCCACCCACGGCGTCCACTCCGGCCGGGAGTCGTCCAGGATCTGCTGGACGTGCGACCGCAGGTCTGGAGCGCACCGCAGAGCGCGGGACAGCTCCAGCTCCAGCTTCTTCCACTCCTGCGCCGGCTGCTTCTTCCGGTTCCTCTCCCGGTGGTATCTTTGCCGGTCCCTCCGCCGCTTGCTGACACCCATCGGACCACCCTCCTCCACCCCCACGGGACAGACCCAGCGCAGACAGTGCCGCGCCGCTACCAGGCCCCAGCAGGCCAGGCAACCCGCTCCGGCCTACCCTCTACCTCTCCGCCCAGGGCGCCGCGCGTCCGCGGCAGCGTTCTCCTCGTAGCGCCGGTCCAGCTCCTCCGCCAGCTGGTCCGAGGTATAAAAGCGCAGCGCCTCGGGATGGCCCGCATCCAGCTCGTAAGGCTGGTGCTTCATGCCAGCGACCTCCAGTAAACCATCATACATGAACTCCCTCGCGTCAGCGACCATACCTGGATACTTTTTCTTGACGATCTCGTACACCTGGCCGAAGATGACGCGCATCTCCCACTCGCTGGACCGGTGCGTCCGCAAGGCGATGACGTGCCGCAGGGCGCGGATGTTACAGGACATCCCCATCTCATTGGCCAGTCCGCAAGGCAGGTAGCGCCGCAGGGCAGAAGTGATCTTCTTCCGAAGACCCGGCGGCAGCTCCAGCTCGCCGTCGCGCCCCGGGACCATGCCCAGATGCTCCGCCTCCCAACGAGCAATGTCCAGGCCGACCTCCTCGACCCCTGCCAGGACCGCCAGGGCGGCACGCAGACGGGCGAAACCGTTCAGACCCATCCGGTCGCACCACAGACGGTAACTTGCCTCCAGCCCCTCCGCGTGGCTGTCCAGCAGGTGCTGGATCGGCTCCAGGACCGGGTCCGCAACCAGGCGAAGTTCGGCGCCACGGCAGTACCGCCCGGACGTCTGGCTGTAGGCCCAGCCCGCCCGGTGCCGGACCTGCTCGTGCGTGTTGCCGCACCAGAACGGCCGACCCGAGCCGCGGACGTAGACCAGACCGTCCTGCGTGCGCGGACAGTATACCTCGCCCCGGTAGGACAGGGTGAACTGCTGCTGCGGCAGCACCTGGAAGCCAGCGGCGGACGGGCGCAGCGGGCCCACCCGGTAGCACGTCTCCACCGCCGATCCACCCGTGCCACCGTCCGGGTGCTCCACGCCAAAGACACAGGCATGGGGGCAGACAGAAACCGGCGCGTCCAGTCCCAGCCTGGCCGCCAGGTACTGCCACTGGCCCGCGACGGCCGGGTTGGCGCAAAACAGCCAGTGTCTGCCCGCGCGGCCATGACCGGAGGCGATGCCCGGGCTGCCGACCACGGCGGCGGCCAGAAAGCGCCGCAACAGCCGTGCCTCCGCGTCCAGCAGCCAGCGGCTGAAGCGGCGCAGGGAAGGACCCGCGCCCACGTGCTGCTGCACGAAGCGGGCCAGCTCCGGGTCGTCCACCGTGAAGCAGAACTTCTGCTGCACAGGGCACGGTCCGCTCCGCTGCCACCTGCCCGGGAACAGACCGGACAGCAGGGAATGCAGTGAAGTCAGCACGGGCGAGGACACGCCGGCGTGCAGGAACACCCGGTCCGGACAGGACTGCGGGACCACGCCGTCTGCCGCCACGAACCCTAGCCAGGAAAAGAACGGTCCCGCCGGGTAACAACGCTCCCCCACGCGCACCGTGTCGCCATGCCAGTCATCGTCCTTGACAATGCGGTGCTGCAGGACAAAGGCTTTCCCCGCCACCTGGGAGACAGGCAGCTTGCGCGCCTGCCGCACGGCAAGGTCCGACGTCAGGCAGGCGGACTCCTCCGGACAAGGAGCCGCCCAGAGGAGATGGTCCGGTGTCAGCAGAGGCGACACGCACTGGTGGGTGGCCCAGCCGTGCAAGCTGCCCTCGTACGGAAAGACATGCATCGACAGGACCGGACGCCAGTGGGCCAGGCGCGTGTCCGGGTCCAGGGTCAGCACCACGTCCCCCGCCCGCAGCTGGGAGACCCGGCGCCAGCCGTCCTCGGCCATGACCTCCGCGTCCGGGTGGTAGCAGTAGACCCGCGAGCAGTCTGTCACGACAAAGTTCAGGGAGAAGTGCTCGAACACGGAGCCGTGTCCCTGAAGCAAGGTGGCCCGGACATTACGGGCAATGTCGCGCACCTCCTGGACGTTGTCGTTGCGACCGGGAACCAGAGTCTGGTAACAGAGCTTGGCGTAAAACGACGACAGGATGTCTCCGTCGTTCAGTCCCAGGGACCGCGCCTCCTGCACGGCACGCAGGAAATCTTCCTGTCCCGTGTACGCGAGGTACTCCTTCAACCCCTCCATGTCGATGCCAGAGTACCCGACCAGAAATACCTTCGGCTGCACCCGTTTCGCCACCGCTTTCCCTCCCCCGCGCCAGCGGCGCGTCTCAGGAGACAAAACCCACGCTGACAGGCTGGAACGGCACGGTGCCGTCCGCCGTGTCCACGTACTCCGAGAACCGCACCCGCAGGGAACGTCCCACGTAACCTGCTGCCTGCTCCGCAAAGGCCATCTTCTCTTCCAGACTGCGCCCGGGGGCCAGCACGTCGAAGTAGTTCCCCTCGTCCGTGGCGCAGACAAAGACCGGCACGCCGGCGTGCCGGCCACGGCCCAGCTTGTAGTCCTCGACCGGAAAGGCGCGGTCATGCACCGGCACCAGCTGGAGCAGGTACGGACTGCGCCGTCCGCCCTCGTAACCCGCCGCGCCGTGCCGCAGCATGGCCCCCGTGTGGCCAGCGGCCAGAAAATAGGACTGGGCCACCAGCAGTTCCTGGTGCGAGCGCACCTTCACCAGCTCAGCCAGGCGGACACAGCGGGACGCCCCCGGGCAGCGCGACCCCAGCAGTCTGCGCAGGTCGGCATGCCGGGCCAGGAACCCCTTGGGGGACACGAAGTCACAGGCGTGGTAACACACCCGCTCCATCTCTCCCGGCAACGGATGCCGCTGAGGACCCGATACCAGGTTGGCAAGGGCGGCCACATCCAGGTCGGGATGGCACAGCACGCCGTCCAGCGCCAGCACGCCCTCCTTGCAGCCGGCCGGACCCAGGGCTTCCGTGACATGGGGCACGCACAGGACGCGGCCGTCCGCAGAAAAGGCCAGCGCCCTGCCTTCCACGAAACGCACCAGACAACGGACGCCGGCCAGCCTCGGCTGGGCGACCGCTGTGGACCAGTCAATCCGCCGCATCTCCTTGTGGTAAGGGACCGCTAGCATCGGCTCCTCGGCCCGGGTCGAAGTGACACCGCGTAGACACTTACCGTAGCCCAAAGCGCACTGGCGCTCCCAACGGGCCAGCGCCCGAGCACACGCGGACGCATAGGGGGACATGCCCCTTTGCCACGCCACGACCTCCTCGCGGACCGTGTGCTTCTTGCCTGCCAACGGACCGTAGCGTGTCAGGACAGTGGCCCCGGCAGCGGAAGCCTCCACCCATATCTTCCACTCCAGGATGCTGCCGTCCGCAGCAACCTTGTACAGGCGAGGAAATGACCTTCTCATTCCTTGCTGTTTCGGTAAGCGTCCCGGTTAAAACAATCCACGCAAACGTCCGACGGCAGCTCCTCGTCAAACCAGGAGTCGGCCCGCTGGCACCGCTGGCAAAACCCGCTCGTCCAGTTGTGCTTGTGCTTGCCCGCCTCACACTCCAGGTATCCGACCGGACAGAAATGGCACGGAAAGCTGGGAGGGTGTCCCTGCGGACAGGTGAAGCCCGGGTCCACCCGGAACGTCCGTCGCAGCTGCAACCTGTTCCACGCACGCACGCCAGAAGGAAAGACGCGCTGCTCCAGTCGGACACGGCCAGTTCCATCCACGGCCAGCGGAAAGGTAAATCCAGGGTCGCGGCCGCACAGCGCTGGATCGACCAGGCCGTACAGGCGGAAGCCGACCAACTGCTGGGGGGCCTGGTACGGGTAGCGCACCTCGCGGAGGTGACGGCGGACCTCGAAGCCAGCGCCGCAGGCCAGCAGGCGGCACATCCCCTGCGACAGCCATTTCCGCACGCGCCGCGGGCAGGGAGAGCCGGCCAGCACACGGAAAGTGTACGTGGACCCCAGGGACTGCCGTACCTTCCTCCGCCAGCAGGCCGTGACCGCCAGCGGCACCCACTCCCGGATGCGCTGGACCTGCCACGGCGGCACCGGCCTGTACTTGAGGCGCGGAACGTTCCCGGCAATGCGCCAGGCCGTGTCGTCCGCCAGCTCCGGCGTCATGCGCCGGCCAGCCAGATGACGCAAGGAGTCCTCCACGAAGGACCGCCTGGACTCGTCCCGTGTAAACTCCTTCGGCAAAAAGGCCAACACCGTCTGCACCAGACGAGTGAACTCCTCGCCGCGCGGCGTGCAGTGGTTAAAGCCAGTGACCAGGGCCAGACGCAGCTCCGCCCTGGTCTTCAGTATCCTCTCAATGTTGTAGTTGTGAAAGAAAGCCGGCGGACCATCCCCTGGCCGCCCCAGAGACCGGCCATCGGTCGTCACTGTGCCACATGCCTTCCCTTCTCGTTCTCCACCACCAGGGCCGGACTGCCTGCAAGCAGGGACCATGCAGGCTACCATCTCCCCGGCTGATCCCATCCTGCCCAATCACGGCAGGCCCTTACCGTCGGACTGCTGGGGATCCAGACCGGCCATGCGATGGACAGCAGGCCGGACCACCCGGAAGCGCTCGTACAGCTCCTCGACTGCCTCTACCATGTCCATTGCCTGGCTGTGGATCAGAGGGTTCAGGACATGCTGGACATGCTGCGGGTCCACCTTCTTCAGGTCTGCCACGCACTCAATGGATTCCCGACCATTCAGCGAGGCCGGGAACTTGAAGAGGGGCAGCCACCGGCGCCGCTCAACCTCCGCCGGCTGGCCGCTCAGGGACATCAGGGAACCATGCAAGCTCCGGTAGCCGGCGCCAGCGCGCCTCAAGGCCACCAGCCACGCATACATCTCCTCGATCAGATCGAACACGTCTGGCTGTCCCGCCTCCATCTTCCGGCAGGAAGCGGCTGCAGACGGCAACGGCGCGCTGCCCGCAGGCGAGGAAGGAGACTGTGACATGGGAGCACCTCCTTACAACTCGGGACTCACCGGAAGACAAGCAAGTCGTCTCCAGCTCTATCGGACCTGGAAGGCCATGCCCGCGTAACAGCGGAACGCATCGTCCGCCGGGGCCAGGTCCGTGCATTCGTGCCCCAACACGAGCGTCACCGACTTCGGCATACCCAGGCCGCGCCGGACCAGGTCTCCCAGAGCAACCATGCCCACCTGCAAGCCAAGCCCCCAGACAGCGGCCAGCGCTCGCTGTTTCGTACGGTAGGCATGGACAGGGACGCGGACCATGTCGCCCGACCGGGTCACGCCCCACTCGAACCCATCCAGCACGGGCCCCTGGGGCACCCAGAACTCGCCCAGGCGGGCCACGTCCGCGGCGACGAAGCCGTAAGTTCTCCGGTCTGTGCCGTGGTCCGGGCGCTGGAGGAGAAAGACCGGCTGCTGCCCGGAACGCAGGTAAGGGCCAACGTCAATCCAGTGGACCACAAACTCGGTCATTGCCCGCCCATGCCCCCTGCGGCACCCAGGACGGAAACCGTGACCTGGAAGTCATGCTGCTGGCCAGCAACAGGACCACTACCTTCCTCCCAAGGCCAGGGGGTCGTCACCCCTCGGCGGACAGCCCGCGACTCCCCACCCCGGGCCGCATCATAGTTGATGGCCACACCGTCGCGGAAGTGGTGCTGGCGGTAGCCCTGCTGCCGGCACAGCTCGCCTAGCAGCCAGTCCCCGCCGTTATGGTCCAGAGCGCGGACCGGCCAGTCCCACCTTTGCAGGATGGCAGCGCGGACCACCCACCAGCCGCCGGTGCAGAACACCGGCCGGTGGTCCGGCGGCAGAGGCTTGCCACCGTACCAGGGCTGGGACATGATGGCCTGGCGCACCGACGCAGGCAGGCTCCGCGCCAGACGGTAGACCGACCCAAGAAGGTCGCACTGCTCCGCCCGCTGCGCCACCTGGGACCACCAGCCGGGTCCGCCCGTGACGTAGCTGTCGTCGTCAAACCACATGACATGGCTGGTGCGCAACGGCGTGTCATGGAACAGACGGCGCATGAGCGGGTACTTGTGCGCATTGGCGTTGCCGCACGGCTGCATGACAAGGCAGGGCACCGGCACGTCCCGGCAACGCTCCTGGACGTAGGACAGCGTGGCGTCGGCAACAGCGTTCAGTCCCAGGCGCAGCTCCCGCACCAGTCCCCAGTCCGCCGTGTCCAGGATGGAGCCCAGGCACCGCCGCGCCAGCTCCGGGTAGTCACCGTAGAAGAGAGCGCAGACTGTGAGCACACCACCCCTCTCCAACAGGACAGAAAAAGGCCCCGGGGGCCAGCAGGAACCGGAACGCCGGCCCCGGGGCGCGTACAGGGTCCACGACCCGACACTAGACGACGGCCTCCTTCCGCGTCAGCTTCTTTTTCTTCTTCCTGTCCAGGCTGCCGTTCTTCTCCACCTGGCAGTTGCCTGGCGCTGCCTTGCCACTGGTAGCTACTACCCCCAGGCCATTATCGGCGTGGCGGGAAGAGTTCCCTTCCCGCGCGCGCAGCACGCCGCGCACGCGGCCCGCGCTCTCGTCGATAAGGGACACCATCCTCTTGGCCCTGTCCAGCATCTCCTGGACCTCCTCCCGGACCTGCTGCAACTTCTCCAGCAGCCCTTCCGTGATCCGGTCCGGCTCCAGCTCCTTGATGGTGCCGAAAACGGCTTCCTCCGCCGCCGCCTCGTAGTTGTTGAATCTCTGCGCCAGGTCGAATGCCTTTTGCAGGCCGACTACCGGGTTGGTCGGCACCGTAGGCAGACGACCGCCATGCCGCGCGTTCTTGGTCTTGCCCGCCTCCCCGCTACGGACCTCCCGTTCCAGCTCCTTGGCACTCAGGGAATGCTTGATGACCCGCTCCAGCATCTTCTCCTGTGCCGCGCGGTCGCGCAGCTTCATGATCTCGAACCAGTGCGACACCTCCATGTGCCTGCCATTCGCCATCGGCCGCGACGTCCACTCGTCCACGAACTCGATGGTGAACTCCTGGGCGAAGTTACGTAGCTTGTAAAGCGTGGTCGCGCCACCCGGGATATTGTGGTACTCGGCCAGCTGCTTGACAGCGCCCGAGCCGTACTTGGCCTCGTCGGCCAGGATCTGGGGTATCTCGGACCCTATCATGTAGTGGACGCGCACCATGACGCCGGCGCCCTTGCTGAGCAGTCCACCCCAGCGCCGGGCCACCTCCTGGGTAGCCGGCGTCATCTCCCGGAACACCTTGAGGCGCTCCCGCCCCACCACAGTACCGCCCCCCGCTGCTGTTGCTGTTTTCTCGGACATGGTTCATCCTCAGTGAGTAAAACAAAGTCATGGTCAGTGACCGTGCCCATACAGTCAATGTACAGAACGCCGTCACCAAAAACCATGCCTTTCAGTCTTCCGCGCGCCAGCCCGCCTGGTAGATGCCCTCCACGACGTTCTGGAAGAGACGGACATAGAGACGGCTGCCCGTGCCAGGGTCGCTGTGAACCAGGGACAGCCCCCGGTAGGGGACCGCGGCCAGCTCATCGTCCGTGACCAGCAGGCCATGCCGCACCCCCCGGCGCGGAAACACCAGCCCGACTGCCCGCGCCCCCAGCTCGTCAACCTCCAGGGACGCACGGAACCGCTCGTATGCCTGCACGAACGGCGCGTCCCGGAACCGGCGGAACAGCGCCGGCAGCATGGCCCTCGGGTCCAGATGCAACCTGACGCAAGGCAGCTCATCCGCCCCCAGAAGGATGGGAAAGGATGGATACAGGTCGTTGAAGGCGCGCAGGGTCAGCCACGGCCGGCCGCTGCGACGCTCCTCCTCCTGCCGCAGCTGCCGCACCGCCGCGGGCGTCAGGCGCAGGGCCCTGACCAGGAAGCGGACCCTTCCCTCCTCGTACTGGGCGGCACGAAACTCCTCCTCTCGACCCGACCGAGCGCCCAGCAGGCGGCGAAACGGATGGTTGGTATCTTTCTTCATGGCATGTCCCTGGCCAGCTGGCCCAGCTGCTCCAGATAGTCACCCGCCAGGACTGGACGGCGGTTGATGCGCAGGGCACAGCGCAGACGGTCCAGCAGCTCCCGGTCCTCGCGGATCAGGGCGCCGACGTCAGACCAGGGCATGGCGTCCTCCCGCTTCATGCCCAGCGACCTGGACCAGGCCAGGTTCTCCACCTCGGCCGTCTTCGGACATTCGAGGTGGAAGTCGATGTCCTTGAGGGCCTGACGGAAACGGGGGTTGGCCCGCTCCCCGTGCATGAGCGTGTACAGCAGGTGGACCGTGGACCAGTCCCAGTCCCAGGCGGTGCGCTGCTCCCACTCGCCATCTTCGTTCTTCTCGTCCCACCACAGCAGGCGGGTCTGGATGCGACGGTGGGTCGGACCAAAGCTGTTCTTCTCGCAGCTGATCTCCACGGGAAAGCCCTCGAAGTTGGCGCACGTGATGACCTTCTTGTGCCCGCCAACCTTCTTCAGCTCCAACTCGAACGACTCCTGGAAATTGACCTGCTCGCCCCCCGCCTTGGAGCGCTCCACGTTGCCCGCATCGTCCGTCTTGATGCGCAGATGGTTGACCAGCACCAGGCTGAACGGCCACTCGTCCAGCTCCCCCGGAATGGTCCGCATGTAGCGGGTAATCTTGAGAGCCTCGATGGGGAAGCCGCGAGAGGCAGCACCGTCCCCCGTCGTGCCTCGCTGACCCGTCCGCCGGTCCAGCTTGCCCAGGATCGCCTCCTGCGTCTCCTCGCTCGACTTGCCCATGATCGAGTCCACGCCGTACAGCACCGGGATGGTACGCCCGGGGCCGGGAGACTCCTTGCTCCCCTCCATCCCGGCCTTGGTGCTCTGGATACTGAAGCTGAGCTTCCGCTGCCAGTCCTCGACCGACTTGCAGCGGGCCAACGGCATCATGTCGAAAAACTCCTTACCCAGGATCGACCTGTACCAGTTCGGATTGAACTTCGACTCGGCCTCGTTCAGGTACATGCCACCCCCGGCCAGGAAGAACCAGCGGCCGAACTCTGCCAGCAGGCCCGACTTGCCGACGCCGTGGCGGGCCACCAGCTGGAACACCAGACCCAGCGGGAAGCCGTCCTGCGCCAGCACGAACTCCATCGGCAGACAGCCAGGATACCTGGCAGCAGCCTCGCCGTGGCCAGCGTACATGGGGATGCAGATGATGAGAGCGTCCGCCTCGCTGCCAACATAGACGCTCTTGTGGCCAAACTTCTTCCGTGCCAGCTCTGCCTGACCACGGAAGAAGGCGTCCAGGGCCTTGCCCCGGTTCCGCCCCTTCCAGTCCGCCAGGCGCGCCTCGTCCTTCCGGCTGAGCTTGCGCTGGTCCAGGGAAATGACCCGCCGCCGGACAACGTTTCCGCCTCCAGCGCCCTTCCCCGAGGATCTGCCAAGGTCGTCAGACCCAGGAGGAGCAGCCCACTTGCCCAGGTCCAGAAGGTCGTCGCCCAGCTGCTGGCCGGCAGGAGCAGAAGGCAGTGCCTTCCCTGACTCCTCCGCGCCAACATCCTGGCCGTTCAGCACCTTCCCATCCGCGTCCGATCCCTTTCGGACCTTCCCCTTACTGCTGGCCCGCCGGCGTCCGCCCAAGACAGATGGTCTTCCGGTGGGGTCACGCTTCTTACCTGCCATTGCCCTCACCCCCGTGGGGCCAAGCGGAGCAACAGTGTCGCTCCGCTCGGCCCAGGTCAAAAGATCCTACTTCTCCCTTCGCTTCGAAACCCCTCCAGCCGGCGGCCGCGGCGGAGCCTTCTCCGGCATGCTCCTTTTCGCCGACCTGGACGCAGCTTCCTCCACGGAAGGAGCGCCCGTCTTACCGAACTTCGGAGCAGGGTGCTTCTTCTTGCCCGCACCCTTGCTGGTGGACAGATCCTCGTCAGCATCCATGAAGTCGAGCAGGCCCTTCTTCGACCTGGAAGCGGCCGGTCTGCCCTCGTCCTCGTCCTCCTCGTCCTCGTCTTCTTCCTCCTCGTCTTCGTCCTCGTCTTCGTCTTCGTCCTTGTCTTCCTCCTCGTCCTCGTCTTCTTCCTCCTCGTCTTCGTCCTTGTCTTCCTCCTCGTCGTCTTCCTCCTCGTCCTTGTCTTCTTCTTCTTCTTCTTCTTCGTCCTCGTCCTCTTCCCTGTTTTCGGCCCCGTCCTCGTCCTCGTCTTCTTCCTCCTCTTCCTCGTCGTCATCTCTCAGCGAGGTGGCGCTGCCACGGCGGACGTTGGCCAGGGAGCCGCTGGCACGGCCGAACTCGTCCACCTCGTCCTCGTCCTCATCCTCATCATCCTTCACGACCGAACGGGAGCTGCTGCCGCGCAGGACCGGGTCTTTGCGGACAGGCAGGCGGCGCGAAGCGTCCCGCTCTTCCTCGTCGTCATCACCATCCTCGTCGTCGTCATCCTCACGATTCCCGGCGTAGCCCTTCTCCGGGACCACCATGACAACCCTCTGCTGGAAGATGCCACGGACCTCGTCCGTGAGCAACTCGTCGTGGTCGCCAAGCGCCCAGATGATGAGCTTGGGAACGGACCGGAACGCCTGGGCGATCCACAGCATCTGCTGCTCCGGCGGACCAATATGGAGCAGCCCCGGCACGCGGTTGCCGTTGATGTCCTCGCCCGGGAACCAGAACTGAAGGTGGTCGAACAGGAAGTCCACGTCCTCGCTGTCCAGATCTGGCTGGTAGACACGGCCGTCCAGCCGGAACTCCCGGTGGATCGCCGCCTCGTATCCCTGTGTCTCCGCGATCTCGCCGCTCCAGGACGAATGGTGGCCAACGATCCGGGTCTTGTAAGGGTTGAAGATCTGGACGAAGCTCCCTCCCTTGACAACACGCTTCTTGGGCAAGAACGTGCCGACCGGGTCGCCGAAGACGAAGCCGCAGTTGACGTCCTCGGACTCGTCACCCTCGAACTCGTCCTTGCGCAGGTTGAACATGTCCATCATGGCGTCACCAGCAGACTTCTTCAGCTGGATGACGCACAGGTCGTCCTTGCCCAGGCCGAACGGCTTGTCCCGCCGCTCCATGTAGTTCTTGTCCCCGTTGACAAGAACGCATCCCTGTACGAAGCGGACAGCGGACGGCGGCGAGATGGAGGGGCCTTTCCCCTTGCCGCCCCGCATGAGCTTGTTCCACTCGCTGTCCCACTTCCTGCCGTTACCGAACTTCCCCTGGTCATGCGCCTGCTTGCAGGCGTTGTAGATGATGTTCCAGGGGCTGGTTGCCCTGGCCGCCCGGTCCTGGGCCAGCCAGCAGATGAAGGTCTGCCGCGGGCAGTCCGGCATACCGATGCCGAGGGCGGCCCAGACCTTGACCACCCACTCGGTATAGGAGTCCTCCTCGGCCGACTTCCTCCCCGGCAACAGCATGTTCTCGGGGTCTTCATACGACCGCGCCGGGAACGGACGGAAGACCAGCGGACCCTCCTCCCACTTCGGCCGGATAAGGTTCACCGTGGTCAATCCATCGTTCAGCGTGTGGTCCCCGGCAGGGATGTAACTTTCCCTGCCGCCATCCCGCTTGCTGTCGTAGTCGGACGGCTTGCGGGGTGCCATTGGTTTGCGCGCCATACGTTCCTCCTTCCTCCATCGGACTCGGTCATCAACGTACCTGAGTAAACGCCCCGCCATGCAGCAGGCGCAACAGCTTATGCAGGCGGGCATACAGTTCCAACCGCGACCCGTGGTTGGGAACCACCAGGTCGCAGTCCTCCGGACCGTACTCCACCGTATGGTCCACCGGCACGCGCGGGTTGTCGATCCAGAGCGTCAGGCCGACAACGCCGGAGCGCACCGCCTCGTCCAGTTCCAGCCGGCCCCGGATGCCGACCGCAATGTCGCCGGCGCCGAGGCACATGCGGACCAGAAGGTCGTACTCCTTGCCGCGGATAGCGTGGCAGGCGTTGATCCAGAAGGACCGGTGCTGGTGCCGCTCGGCCCAGGCACGCTCGACAGCCACCCCGGCCATGTGGGCCACCAGGGGCAGGGCCATCCAGGAAGCCGAGCGCGGGTACACCATCTCTGTGTGCCCGCACAGGAACTCGGCAGCGGTGTCCTTGCCGGCACGCCCCATGCCGCAAATCCCCAGCGGGATGATGCGCCGCTCCTGCCGCCAGCGGCAGCGTTCCACATACCGGGCAGCCAGCCCCTCCAGGTAGTCCCGGTGGGCAGCACGGGCCGCAGCCGCACGCCCCTCCAAGTCGTCCAGGGAGTAATTGGCCTCCACCTCTCTTCTACCTCCGCCAACCTAAAATCCGTTTTTTGAAGCCATGACCGACAGGTATCCTCCCCCATTTTATGCGCCAGCCGCGCCACGGCAGCCGGCAACGCCTCTCACTCCTCCTCCGTGGGAATGCCCAGGCGGGCATACTCGCCCGGAGGGATCTCTTCGCCCCAGTGGTTCTCCACGGAAAAACTCAGCCCCAGGTGGTAGGGACCGTCGCCCCGGGGCCTCCCGTCCAGGTACGTCGGCCAGATCTCGACCATGTCCACCATCGCCCAGTGAATCAGCTTCTTCGCGTAAGGGACCAGGGCGTAACGCGCCTCGACCAGGCCGGCATCGTGCATTTGCAGCAGCAGGCGGATGTCGTTCTTCAGCCCCTGGCGCTCGATGGCATCCACCAGGAAGGCCAGGCCCCGGTCCACGGCGGAAGCGATCATGCCCTGCATGGGAAAGTTCATCGCCTGCCGCTCGATCTCTCCCACCATCTTGTCATCCACGGCGGTGGAGAAGCGGCGGTAGCGGCCGAAGCAGTGGCACAGCCAGCGCTCCTCCACCGCCCGGCGACGGACCTCGGCGTAGAAGGTGCTCAGCTCGGGGTACATGCGCTGCATGATGGTGTCAATGACCATCTGGGCCTGCTCCGGCGTGGCCGGAATGCCCTGTTCCCGTGCCTGCAAGGCAATCGACTTGGCACCGCCGCCGTAGGCGATGCCGAAGATCACGCTCTTGGCCAGCTTGCGAAAATGGCCCTTGCCAGCCAACTCCAGGCCGAACTTCGACGGGTGGCAGTCCAGCTGGAATGCCATCTTGGCCACATGGCTGTGGATGTCGTAGTAGTCCGGGTGCGGGTAGCCACAGCGCGGGCACGAGCCAGGGTTGTCCGGGCAGCACCCCTTCGCCTTGCGGCCACGGACATCGTAGCCCCGTTCCGGATAGGTGTTGGCCCGGACGCAGTGCTCCTGCAACATCCGGGAGCCGGACATCAGGGCCATGCCATACAGCTCCGCCCCCTTGTAGTCGAACTCGATGAGGGCAAAGCCAGGCGAGGCACGGAGGACACTCCGCAGCTTGTGCCGGTAGTTCTCCTTTCCCAGCAAACGGGCATAGTCCGGGTCGCGCCCCTTGCTGATGTTCTGCAAGTTCGGCCGCCGAGACTTCCAGCGCCCCGTCTCCGCCGTGGCGTACAGGTGAGTGCGCACCCTGCCGTCGCTGTCCAGCGAGGCGGCCAGCCCGGAGTCGTATTCCAGGAAGCCGTCCTCGTCCTCTACCCAGTGGTCGTCCTCGTCCGTCCGCGGCGGACGCAGGACGCTCTTGAGCACCTGGTCCAGAAAACGGTAGTCCCGCAGCAGGTTGATCGGCTCGGCCAGATCCAGGTTCTCCTGGGCCAGGACGCCCAGGACCATCTTGCCCGTGGCCGGAGTGGCGTCCCGGTCCAGCCCGAGCTGCCGCAACGTCTTCCACTGCCGCGGCGGCTTGCTGGTGTCCAGCAACGGCTCGACGTACAGCGAGCGCGCTCCCGGCGGCCGCAGGCGCACGGGCCGGCCGTCCGCGTCCCGCTTGCCGTTCAGCCTCTCGCCGAACAGGAACTCGCGCACCTGGTAGGTGCTGCGGACGTTGAATTCGGGCCAGCGGGCCCACTCCTGCAACTTCTGCTCCTGCGCTGCCCTGGCCGTGAGAAAGTTCCGCGTCAGCAGGTCCACGCGCTGGCGGTCCACCAGGATGCCATTCTGGTGGATGGTCAGGATGGCCTTCTGCGCCACCATCGACTCCCAGAACGGCTCCCAGACGCAGTGGCCCTCGTAGTCCCTGTCCAGCAGCGGCATCATGGCCCGCGCGCTGCGCAAGGGGACGTCCGCGTCGTAGTTGGCATACGGTACGATGATCTCGTCCGGCAGCTCGCCGAACCCTTCCAGAGACTCGCGCGAGATGCCGCGCTCCTTGCAATACTCCCGCAAGGCGTCCTCCAGGGCGATGTCATAGCGCGGCGCCGTCGTGTAGCGCATGGCAAGCATCTCCAGCCCCAGCGGCGCCGTCTCCTCGATGGCGTGGTGCATGTAAGCCGTGTCCAGCCAGCCCTCGCCGTCACGCAGACGCTGCCAGGCGGTCCGGCCGTCCGGGGAAGCATACAGAGGAACCGGACAGGAGCGGACCGGATCGAAGCCGTAATAGGTCAGCCACTCCAAGTCGCTGACGAAGAAGTGGCCGACCGCGCGCTTGCCGCGCATGAACCGCTGCAGCAGGCGCAGGAGCCGCCGCACGGCGGGACGGCCCTTGCGGTCCAAAAAGGCGCAGCGTCCGTCCGACGTGGTGATGACGAAGCAGGCGCTCTTCTTCTCCGCCCAGCTGAGCTGCACGGTGCGCAGCCGGCTGCCCGGGTTCATGGGGTGCCGGCCATGCCACTCCGCGTCGATGCCGACCAGACGCTCCCGCGGCGGAAGTTTGGACAGGAAGGCATCCGCCTCGCGCGCCCACTCCTCCGCCTCCTCCAGACGATAGTAGGCGCGGTGGTCGATTCCGTGTTCCGCCCGCGTGAAGTCATGCCCCTGCAGCAGCAAGGAGAAACGGGACAGGTTGCTCTGGAGGATGCGGGACTTCTCCGGCGAGCGGCTGACCTCCGCCGGATGCAGCACGGCCATGACCTGGGCCGTGTGAAACTCCGGCGGCTCGTCCGCCGAGCGGTTGACGCGGAAGGTGTACGGCACCACCCGGCCAGCCATGTAGGAGATGTTGAAGCGCTCCCCCAGCAGCCACTTGCTGGCGTCCGAGCCCAGGCACAGGATGTAGCGCGGACGCACCAGGCGCAGCTCCTGGGCCAGCAGCGGCAGACAGTCGCGGACCCAGCTGGCCCGCAGACTGGCGCCCGCGTCCTCGGGGGGCATGAACTTGCACAGGTTGGTGACATACCAGCGGTCGGCACCGCGGACGCGCAGTTCCCGCAGGAGTCCCACCAGGACTTCACCCGAGGCGCCGACCAGGTTCCTTCCCTCGCGCGTCTCTTCCCGCCAGGGCATCTTGCCCAGGATCAGCACGTCCGCCGGCCGCGGTCCGTCCACCCGCGGCGCCTCGTAGGTCGGGTCCGCCAACGAACGCGCCCACTCCTCGGCGTGCTGCCCCCAGATGTGCCCCGGCACGAACGTCACCGGGGCCAGCCTCCCCTGCCGGACCTCCACGTCCAGGGTGAAGCCGACCTCGCGCAGCGCCCGCCGGTACAGCCCCTGCAAGATAGCACCGGGAACGTAGGTGCCCTCCCGCTTCCCGTTCCTGTCCAGCACCGTGTCGTCGCCCAGGTCCATCGCCTGCCGCAGGAAGTCTGGCCCCGGCGGCGGCATCCCCGGCGCGTTCCACGGCCAGAGGTCCACAGTCCGGTCCTTCCCCATCTGTCTTCCCTCCGGTCCAGCGTTGCCTACGTCCGCTCCTTGCAGTAGCGCACACGCACGCCCTGTGCCGCTGCCTCGGCACGCACGTACTCCCGCAGGAACTCCCGCTCTAGGGAGCCCGGGTCGGTCCCTTCCGGCAACCGCACCGCGCAGAATCGCCCCGGCATCTCGTTGTCAAACCACTGCACCAGCTGCCGCGTGCTGCGGCTGTGGAACTCCTCCGGGTCCAGCAGCAGCACCAGGGAGCGCCGGCGGAACACGCGCAGCAGGCGGGAGCGCTGCACATCGGTCATCGTGTTGCCAAAGATGCAGCCCGCCATGCTGCCGAAACGCCAGACGTCCGTGGGCCCCTCGCACACGACGCCGGTATACCACTCCTTCATCCGGTCCCAGTTGTAGATGCAACGGGACCGGAACTGACTGTTGGGGCAGCTGAAATACTTGACCGGCAGGTCACGCTTCCGCGCCGGGTCTTTCCAGGGCAGCTCGCCCACGTAGCGCGCCTGCCAGCCCTTCAGCTCTTCCCCCTCGAAGACCGGGATGATGAGACGGTGCCGGGCCAGAAAGTAGGGACTGTCCGTGCAGTAGCACACCCGGAACCTGCGCGCGACCTCGTCCGGGTCGAAACCGCGGTCCGCCAGATAGGCACGAGCGGGATGGCCGTCGTGCAGCTGGTCAAGGGGCAAGCACGCCCCCGGCCACTGGACCACGCGGGCCCCCTCTGGCAGCCGCAGGCCAGAACGCACGTCGGCACGGTCCAGAGGCGTGCCGGCGGACTCCAGCCTCTCGATGAAGTCCTGCCAGTTCTCCGGCCTGCCCAGGCAGCCCTCGTTGAAGCAGATGGCCAGAAAGCGCATGCGCCGGCCCCAGCCGTCCCTCTGACCAAACATGTGGTTGACGAACAGCCGCTGCCGGTTGTCGCCGCAGTAGGGGCAGTTGACCCGGTAATACTCGCCATCCTGGACAAAGTGCAGGCGGGGCTCGTCCCCGTGGCCGCGCACAGGACGCGCCACCAGGGACTGCCCTTCGTTCGACACCTTGACGGGCCCGAAATGGCGCCGCAGCCGGTCGTACAGGAAAGGGTTCAGCGGATGGACGCTGCTCATGACACGTCCCCCACCCTGGTCTGGGCCGCGACCGAACCGTAGCGCACGGTCCCTCCAGAAGAAGACACCATACCTCCCAGCGTCCGGCTGTCCAGCGGCACATAACCCCCCGACACCGGGTCATATCCCAGGTTGTGCCGCCGCACCAGACGGTTGAACTGGCCCACGACCTGGACCGTGATCCAGTGCTGGGGCGGCTCCCTGCGGTGCTTCGTACACTCGAACCGGCTGATGCCCGAGCTATCAGTCGGCGTCGCGCAGATTGCGAAATCGACATACTTGCCGACCGACTTGGATCCCTCCGCCTGGGCGTGGTGGAAACGGGCAGCGATGCTCTTCTCATTCTGGGCACCGCTGAACTGATGGGTCATCAGCATGGGAGCGGCAAACGGCTTGGTAATCCGGTCCACTGCCTGCAAGGGGATGCGCTTGATGACCGACTGGAGCTTGCGGTCCACGTCGTCACCACCCGCCTCGGCCATCCGGTCCGCCAGGGCCGACACGTGGTCGAGCCAGAAGGCGACCGGGTAGACGTCCTCGTGCCGGCGGAAGTAGGAGCGCAGCACGCCGGCAATCTCGGGGATGCCGCCGCTGCCGGCCGCGCACGGGCTGTCCTCCGAGTCGGTGCAGTCGAGCAGGACCAGGTGCTGGTTGGCAATGGGGACCACGCGCTCGACCCGCTGCCTTTCCGTCCGGAACTTGCCGCTGGCAATCTCCTCGCGGAACTCTTCCAGCTCGTAGGACGTCCCGGGGACGTTCGGGTTGTGCCTGTCCTTGACCGCCCCCGGCGGCTTGTCCGACAGGTCTTCCAGGTCACGCATGACGGCCAGCCTCTTCCACGGCACCCGGGCCATGTAGGACAGCAGGCGGATGCGGTAGTCGTCCTTGGTCCCCTCCGTGAATATCAGCACCACCACCGGCCTCTTCGGCTTCGGCGCACGGTGGCCGCCGGCGGCCCACTCCCTGACCGCCGCACGGTAGTCCGCGTGGCAGTCCAGGATGGTCTGGCCGACCCCGTGGCAGGTCAACACGGTCTTGCACGACCCCGTGACCGCCAGGAACAGGACGACCTCCGGCTTCTTCCAGCCGCCACCGATCAGGTCGTCGATGGCGGCGACCCCGGTGCTGCGCAGCATGGATCCTTCCCGCCGGTGCCAGTTATCCGGGAAGGGCAGGTCCACGTCCACGCCCGTCAGCGACGTGATCTGGTCCACCTCGCGCCGCGTCGCTTCCAACTCGGCCGAAAGGTCCACGGGCACCGTGTCGTCCTGCAAGAGCAAGGCGCGGGTATCCAGGGCCGCGCACTCCAGGAGGAACTCCTGGCACGTTTCGATGGCCGTCTGGACATGGACGTCGCTGGTGGACAGGTCCGCGCCGTGGTCCTCGTCGTCCCAGGCCCAGGCCAGGAACTCGTCCGCGGTCTGCCGCTCCTCGTCGCTGAGTAGCGACGGGGTTTCCGCCAGGGCCTGGTGCAGGTTCGCCGTCAGGGTGCCTCGCGGCGGCAGCACCTTGCGGCGGGCATAGAAGGCACGGACCTGCTTCCAGATCTGCGCATGGGCCTCGCCGATGCGCCGCACCGCCCGCACGGTGAGCTTGTGCTCCACTGCCTCGTAGGCCCGCTGGTTTCGGATCAGCACCGCCAGCATCTCCTCCTTGCGGGCCTCGTCCAGCATGACGCGCCTACCGGAAGAGGACGCACCCTCACCGGTCCTACCATTCCGTGACATGGACATGACACACACCTCCCTCACTCACTTAATGGCGATCAGACCAGCGAACGCCTGCCTGGCCCTGGCGGCAAATCCCTTCGGCAAAAAGGACTTCCAATGCCGCAGGTAGTAGCGCCGGTAGCGCTCGAACTGGACGACCGCCAGACCTTCCCACCGGAGAGCGACCTGGCGAAAGCGCTCCCCTGCCATCTCCACTGCCAGGCGAGAAGCCAGACAGTACCGAAACAGAGGAGACAGCTCCAGATGGCTTGTCGCCAGGACCGTGGCCCAGCACTCGACCGGCGTTTCGCCGTCCGCCTCCGCCAGGCGGTACGCATTGTCGGCAATGCGTTTCTGCGCGGCCAGCTCCAGGGCGACCCGCTGGTGGATCCTGGGCTCGTACTTCCGCCAGCGGTCCAGGTACTTGTCCCCCCGCAACTGCCACGGCTCCGGAGGATAACGAACCTCCGGTCCCAGCAGGTCGAACTGTAACGCCAGATAGGGCTCGACCGGGACACGGTGCTCTTCCAGCCAGTTAAACAGCCTCTGCCACTCGTTGCGCGTGGCTGGCACGACCACCGCCTTCCCGTCCCCCTCCTCGCCGTCCACCGTGCGCGCCGGTAGACCGTCGTAGGAACGCGGCGGCCGGTAACACACCACCTGGCCCCGGCGGGCAGACTCCCAGTTGGAACGCTCCGCCACGTAGGCCAGCTTGACGCGCAACGCCTCCGGCGTCAGCGCAGCGTCGTCGCTGTCATCCCGTCCAACCGGGGGGCAGGGACGCCTCTCCCGGTTGGACGCTCCAAAAATGCTGCTGCGCGGCCTGCGCACCTCCCACCTCCTACTCCTCCCCGTCCGCCGCGGAATGGCAGGAACCAGACAGCCGGCGCGGATAGTGCTGCGTCCACTGGTTCTCCGCATAGCGCCGCGACCTTCCCCGTGCCTTCGCCCGGAAACCCGCGTCGAACTGGTCCAGGTAGTCATGTACGATGCCACACCGTTTGCGGCCCGCCTCGTCCCGCCGCGCCGCCCGGCCGGGTATCTGCGTGTCGTTGATGGGCGAGCCGCCCGCGTCCGCACGGATCAGAACCTGCAACTGCTTGAAGTCCACGCCCACGTTCCACACCGGCGTGGCAATCACCTTCTTGAGACGCCCCTGCTCAAAGCGGCGCGTGATCCTGGCCTTGCGCTCGTCCGACATGGGCTCCCAGTCCGGCGGCACCAGGCCCTTCCGCCGGAAACGGGCAATGTCCCACGGCCGCAGACCCTGGCCGGAATAGACCAGGGTGAACTCCGGCAGCAGCTTCTTCAGGTGCAGGGCGTGCTCGATAGTTTCGACCGTGATAAGCACCTGCGTGTCAGCATCATAACGCCGCGCGTCGGCGGCAATGACCTCGTTCCGGTAGGTGTTCGTCCAGATGCCATAGCGCTTCTTGCGCACGCCATCCGCACCCGCGCACGGGTTGACGTCCATGATGACGTCGTTCCACACCACCTCGATGGGGACCACCATGCCGTGCTCCACCGCCTCGTGGTACTGCACCTTGAGACGGATAGGGCCCGCCATCGCCTCGGCCCGCATGTCCTTGTTGTCCAGGCGCATATCCCAGGTAGCGGAGAACATCCAGATGCGGGCATGGCCGAAGATGCGGCCGACGTTCTCCGCGAACCTGTCCGCGCACGCCTGGTGCCCCTCGTCGATGAAGACGAAATCCTCCTCGCCCGTCGCATGGTGGAGCGAGTCGGCCGTGTAACACATGACCCGGCGGTTCAGCACCTTCCGGCCGCCGCCGACAATGCCGACGCTCGGCAGGTTCATGGCCAGCTCAGGGTACAGACGCTGGTGCAGGACAGGAACGTTCTTGGTGACAACGGCGATCTTGGCCTTAGGGAACAGCATGCACGCCAGGACAATGATGGTCCCCTTGCCCCAGGCCGGCGGGCAGGACACGCGGCCGCACTCGTGCCGGGCGATCAGCTCCAGGCAGTGGCGCTGCTGGTAACGGAACTGAAACCCCTCCCGCTCGAACTGCTCGATGCGGTCCCAGCGCGGACAGTAGACGGTGCGAGCGCGCTCCTCGGCCAGCTCATGATCGGCCGCCGTCGCCCAGCGCAGCTGCACCCGGTAGCCTGCCTCCTTCAGGAGCGCCAGCACACGCTCGGTCAGGCCAAAGGGGAAGGCGATCCGCCCCTTGTGGTCCTCACCGAAAAGCTCCCAGACGACTTCCTCGAACGCGGGCAGACCGGCACGGCGAGCCTCAGCCAGCTCCCTGCCGTGGAAGAAGCGCTTCTCCACATACGACAGCTCCGGCGCCAGCAGGTTCAGGACGTGGCGCGTGGTCGGATCAACCACTACCTGGTTCGCAGAACGCAATAGCACAACCTCGGCGCGCATGGGTACGCCCAGAATCGTCGAAAAATGTATTGCGACCGAAGTGGAGAAATGCTATAGTGAAAGGACGCTTGATCGTCGGGAGCAACTCACACCTGACACAAGCCCCTCACCGCAGCAGGGTGGCCTGGTCCGCTGGCAACGGGCCAGGCCCCCTTTGTTTTTCCACCTCGCTACTGTTACCGTCCGGCGGCACGTCCAGTGGCAGGTGCCGCGTCCGAATGCTCTCCACGTCAAAAAACCCGTATTCCCCTGGCTGCCATGGGCTCAACCCCCGGTAACGCCCCGCCAAGGACATAAGGCGCCACAGGTCTTCGTCCGTGACGACGGCAGGTACCACGCAGTGAATGCCAACCACCTGGCCGGGCAGGAGCGCCTCATGCACCGCGTAGCGCCAGCGGTTGCCAGCGCCACTGGGATAGTAGCGGCGGAACCAGCCGCCTGGCCGCCCCGTGCAGCCGTCCACGGCGATGTCCCAGAGAATCTTGCCCACCTCGTCCTGGTGCCTACCCAGCAGGCGAGAGGCGAAACGCATGTTCGCACGGTGCCAGCTGGAGAGGAAAATCACCTGACCGTGCGGATTCCGCGGCAGAAGGAAACGTCCGCGGAACCGCTCCTTGGCATTGCCCAGACAGTGCTTCGTGAACCGTATCCTTACGGTCAACTCACGCATAGCAGCCATGCCCCCTGGCAACTGCAACGACCATTCTACACGATCCCAGCGCAAACATCAAATACGTTTCTGCGCCCGATAGTGAGACAAGAAGCGGTCCGCTTCCTCCCGGTCGCCAAAGAAGCGCAAGGGGTCAAAGTGTGCCTCCGGGTGACGCGGCTGGACCTCCAGCAGCCAGACAATGGCCACCAGGTCCGCCAGACGACGGCAGCCACGCAACAGCCCATCCGGGCAGACGTCCTGTCCGCACCTCCCTGCGGCAAGGGCGCGCCCCAGGAAGCCTGTGGGGCTGCTACCCTGCCCGCCGTACCAGGTCTGCACCACCCGCACGGCACGGTCGAAATGCCTACCCGGCGGACCGTCCCCTAGGTAGGCGCGCATGTTGGCCGGGACCAGTCCCAGGTGCGCGTGCAAGCGCCCCAAGCGACCAGGATGGGTCGGGTGCTTGTACCAGCGTGGATCCACAATGTCGCACAGCAAGCGGCAGCCCGCGTCCACGTCCAACCCAGGGACGAAGCTGAGTGCCGGCCAGGCCGGGTGGTAGACCACGATGCGGCGCACGATCTCGGGAACGCTGACCGAGCCAGCCAGCTGCTGGATCATGGCGTAGGTGCAAAAGTCCAAGTTGCTCATGTCGTGCCACATGCCCGGACAGCGGCTCGAGTAGGTCGGCTGCCACAGGTGCTGCAATACCGCCACCGGGTCGTCACGCAGCGCCGCCGTGGGCACCAGAGCAGGCGCCGCCAGCTGCACGCGCTGCTGCCGGTACATCTCCGGCTGACTGGCGCGCAGCTGCTGGACATGGACGACCAGAGGCGCGTTGGCCCAAGTCCCCAGCAGCCTGATGCAAGCAGCCGAGGACAAGGGGAAGCCAAGAACGTCCGAACGAAGAAAGTCCTGGGCCGGCAGAAAACTGTTCACTGCCAGCTGGCCGTCGTCCCCATACCAGACCAGGCCGTCCGCGTCCGTGTGCAGCCGCAGGACTGCCACCCGTCCGGGCGCCCCAGCGGACATGGCACCTACCCTCCCAGCTCGATGACCTGGTCGAAAGAACTGCGCAGGTCCGGGTCGTGCGTGACCATGATGATCTGCCGGCGCCCGCGCACCCGGGAACTCATGGCGCCCAGCGCCTGCGCCAGATACCTGCGGTTCTCCGCGTCCAGGTGGGCCGTTGGCTCGTCCAAGGCGAGCATACCCAGGTCATGCTGCCAAAGCGAGGCCACCGCGGTCCAGAACGCCAGGGCAAGGACGACCCGCTGGCCCGTGGACAGCCTTCCGGCCGGGAGCGGTGGCAGTCCCGGACGGTGGGCGCGGAAAGACAGGTCGTCCTCCACCTCGACCCAGAACGGACTGCCAAAATGGGCCAGCCCATCGTTGATGTCCCCCACCAGGCGCGCCAGGTTGGCCAGGGCCACGCGGCGGGGCAGACGGTCCCGATGCAGGACGTCCCGAGCCGCCTCGGCCACGCGGGCCATGCTCCGGGCGCGACGCTGGCGCCGCAGACGGACACGCAGCCGGCGCAGCTCATCCTCCAGGGACTCGATCCGAGCCAACAGGCCGCGCCTCTCCCCCTGGAGACGGGCAACCTCCTCCCGCGCCTCCGCATGCTCCGCCAACCGCCGCCGCGCCCGCTCCACCAGCTCCTCCGGTTCCTCGTTCGCCGCCAGACGTTCCTCCAGCTTCGCCAGCTGATCGTCCAGGGCGGCCACGTCGGCCTCCGCCCGCTGGTAGGCGTCCACCGCCTGCCGCCAGGACGCCTGCGCCTCGTCCAGGTCCGCCAGCCTCCGCCGCTGCGCTGCCACCACAGCCTTCAGCTGCTCCCGGTCGCCGTCCGGCGCGGTCATGTCCGGCAGAGACTCCAACGCCTCCCGGTTGGCACGCACGCGGGCGGCGAAGCCAGCCTGCCACTTCTCGTACCGCCGCAGGGCGCGCTCGTACTCGGCCAGGGCAGTAGCCTCGCCGCGACGCTCCTGAATGACAGCGGGATGGTCCCGCGCGATCCGCCGCTGCCTCTCCAGGTGATCGTGCAGCTGATCGACCGGCGTGCCGCAGACCGGACAGGCCACGCGGCCGCTCTCGTCAAAAATGGCAACGGTCCTGCGAGCCTGCTCCAGCTCCTGCTCCAGCCGCGCCAGGCACCGTTGCAACTCCGTCGCGTCCGTCCAGCGGAACGCGGGGGGCGAAGGCGGAGACATCATGGCCTCCTCACGCTTCAGCGACTCCGCCTCCAGCTTCAGGTCGCGGCGGCGCTGGCGGTGCTTCTCGTAGGCGTCCCAGGCGCGCAGGGCCGCTGCCGCCTCCTCCGCCTCCTGCCGCGCCGCCGCGCACTCCCGCTGCAAGCGCTCGGTCGCGGAACCACGCTCGTCCGCCTGCCGCCGGAGGGCGTCCCGTTGCCGGACCAGCTCCTCCCGGCGCCCACGCGCCATCTCCCACTGCTCCCGCAACTCAGAGCGCAGCAGCTGCCTCTGCAAGATGGCGCGGGCAGACGCCTCGCTTCTGGCGTTGAGCAGCCGTCCGGCCGCGGCTGCCGCGGCAGCGTCCAGCTCGGCGACCTGGCCGCGCAGTTGGTCCAGCTGCCGGGCCAGCTCGTCCGAGTTGTCCTCGACGACGGCATGGACATCGGCATCCTCGCCGAGGGCACGCCCCAGGGCGTCCCAGATGGCCTCGCAGCGCTCCGTGCGGCAAAGCACAGCAAACGACCTGGCCCGTTCCGCCTGGGCAGCGGACAGGAAGTCGTAAATCCGGTCCTGGGACTTGAAGACGTACAACTTGAGCAGGTTGCCGTCCACTCCCAGCACGCGCTCGATCTCGGCCTGGCCCTTGGGAACATCCGTGATGGGCTTGCCGCCGTCCACGCGCACCTCACACAGCGGCCGACCACGGAGACGCCGCGTGATGCTCAGCCGGCAACCGTTGTGCTCCAGCTCACCGCTGATGAAGCTCTCTTCCTTCTCGCCCGCCGTGGCGCGGATACAGTCCAGCTTCACCCCATCGAAGCGGGTAAAGTCATTGGTGAGCAGGGCGTACATGAAGTTCAACAGGGAACTCTTGCCGGCCCCATTGGGTCCGAAGATGCCAACCGATCCTCGCTCCAGACGCCAGCTGGCATCCGTGAAAGGGCCAACATTGCGCAGCCGGACCCAGGTGTAATACATGCCTCCACCCCCGGAGAACAATCACTTTCCCCGCGCCAGGTACTCGTCACGCCAGCGGGCAAACTCGTCCATCGGTTCTTCCGCCCGCAGCAAGCGGGCTACCAGGTCAAAGACCTCTGGTTCCTTCTCCCTGTCCACCTCCAAGGGCAGCAGTCCCAACGGCGTGGCAGCCTCCTCGCCCCCGCCGCCCAGAGGCACGTCAACCACGGACACCGGCGCAGAAGCACCGCGCTCCGAGGGCGATAGCTCGTGGAAATAGAGGATGGCTCTGCCAGCGGCCACCTTCTCCACCCGGCGCACCGTCTCGGGCAAACGGTAGCTGTAGGACACGCGCAGGTAAGGTCGGCGGACATCGTCCGGGTAGCCTTCCTCCTCCGCGCATTGCTCCGCCCGCTCCAGCTCGCCCGGCAACGTTCCCAGGAGGCGCTCCAGGTCTTCCGTGCTGGCCACCAGCCCGCCGTCAATCAGGACGCGGCTCTTGAGGCGCTCCCGCCGCCAACTACCATCCCGGTCCAGAAGGACGTAGAAATGCTCGTGCGGCTCGTCCATCCTCTGGGCGCACGTGGCCCCCGGCGAGCAGACTAACACCGGAGCACCCGCAGCGTTCCGCCGACGCTCCAGCCGGAACTGGTGCAAGTCGCCAGTGAGGACATGGTCCACATGCCCGGGCAGCTGAGCAAACTCTCCCTGAGGGACGGCAATGGAGCCCATCCACTCCCCCCACGCCTGGTGAGCCACCAGCAGGTTGCACTCCGCCGGCACGTCGCGCAGGAACTGCTGGAGCTGGCCGTGCGTCTGAAAGTCGAGGCCGTAGCAGACGTGCGGCCCCAGGGGCACCACCCGACAGTGCAGGTGCTGGGCGTGCCGGTGGACGGACGGCCAGGGCGGGTCGTCCGTGTCGTGCTGTCCCTGGATGAAGTAGAAGCCGATGCCGGCCTCCTCCAGGGAGTCGATGAAGCGGGACATGGCATGGATCGCCCGGCTCCGGTTGGACTGCCTGTCGATGCCGTCGCCGGCCAGCACGACCTGCCGGACCCGGTGCTTCCGGGCAGCCTGGGCAATCTGGGAAAGGGCAAAGAACTCGTCGCCCCGCCGGTCGCGCAGATGCGCGTCGGCGAAAAACAGGGTGTCGTAGGGCACGGCCCGGTGCCGTCCTTTCTCTAGTCACCTCCCCGGTGCCAGGAACACTCCAGGCAGACGGGGACATCAATAATCCCAGTGGTCGGAGGCGGAGGGTCGCTCGGACAAGACGCGCAGCGTCCTCGGCTGGTAAAACACCTCCTGCTTCTGCTTGCAGTCCTGACAGCGCCGGACCCGCTCCGGGTCTGGACTGACGAAGAGCCAGCCGCACTTCATGCACGGACGGACTCCCGCTTCCGGTTGTTCACTCATCTTCTGACACCTCCCTGTGCCAGGAGCATGTGCTACCACGGCGGACGGTATACCCGGCAGGTGCCTGCCAGAGCATACCGTACCGCGCCAGCCGGCCACAGCCGGCCAGACCGTCTCCTATCCCTGGTAACGGTCACGAGTCATCAAGTGCAATAGCCGCCAGCGAAGCCACGCTCCGGGTCGCCGTAGGTGCTACCCAGGCCCAGGACCAACACGCCCACACGGACAGCCAGGGATGTAGTCGTCATGGACTTCCCTCCTCAACGGGTACTTGCCGTCCTATGACGGCGTGCAAGAAATCTCCGCCGCCTTCTTCCTGGTAGCCATCGGTATCACTCCTGGTTCAGCTCCCTCGTGGCCACCAGACGCACACCAGCCTTGACCATCTCGCGGCACAGCAGCTCTTCCGGCGGACAGCTGCGCAGGAACTCCTCCGCCTCGGCAACCGGAACCTGCCGGTGGTGGGCAATCAGCTCCGCCGGCGTGGCAAACACAGTCAATGAGTCGGGCGGGCAACGGAGCAGCCCTTCCGGCAACAGCATGTCCCGCCCCACGTTGGCCCGGAAGATGGCAGCTCCGGCGCACTGCAACAGCGCCGGGTCACGGCGATCCGAGGCATAACGCGGGTCCATGTGGCACGGAAGCAGGAACGGCCCCCATGCCTGACCGACGTAGACGGCAGGGTCTGCCCCGCCCGTGGTGCCAGGCGAAGTGGAACGGGAAAACGGGCACTCCGCGCAAGGCTTGCGCCCACTACGACGTTGCGCTGGGACAGCCATAACCTCTCCTTCCCCGAAAAGTAAAGTACCATGTCCCGCCGTCACCTCTGAGGTTGAGGCAACTGGCTGGATGCATCTCCACTTACCTCCTCTCCATCTTCTCCTCCCACCTCAGCGCCGTCTGAGCCAACGCTGCCATCTTCCAGACCTGGCAGCAGACGGAGGCTGCGCCTCCTGGGAGACGTACCCGGACAGGACAGGCTCACCCCCACCAGCTCATCCAGCCCCGACATCAAGGTCACGAACCACTCGGGCACCACGCGCTCTCCCTCTGGCCACATGCCCAGCATGGCCGCGACCCGCTCGACTTCCTGTCGCCGGAGGAAATACCGGGCGCGGCAGCCGATGTCCAGGTACACGTCACCTCTGGCCGTGACCCGGTGGACAAAGAAGCGGCCAAACCGCGGCCGGCTCACGTTCGGCGACCTCTTGCCATCCACGCGGGTATAGATCCCCCACTTGCGCTCCACACCCGCGCGCACCAGCGGCAGCAGGCCAGCGAAATCACTCACTGCCACCTGCAGGCCACACGATGTCTGCACTTCTCCGTTCCAGGGGCGAATGGAGAGAGGCAAGGTGACAGGGGCACCGTCCATCGGCGGAGGATGCGGCAGATCGACGACCTCGCCAATATGCCAGCGTCGGAGTGCGTGGTTGTAGCGCTGGAGATATTCCTCCACTTCTTCCCGATGGTACGAGTAACGGCGCAAAAACCTCCACCTCTCTATCGCGTCAAAGTAATCCGCCAGCACCAGCTGCTCCCTCCGGTCGTACTCCGGGACGCGGAAGCTGTGCTGGATGTTGAAGAAGCGGCAGTAGTCCTCCGCCGATTTCTGGACATCCTCCAGATGGTCAAGACGGAATCTCCTGCTGCTCAGGGAGCGCATCATGCGCTCAAACGCCTCGTCGATGCACCGCTGGAAATAGCTCAAGTTGTCCCGGTGCATCTGGCGGATGGAATCGACCTTGTACCACGACTCATCTTCCAGGGATAGTCTCTCGCCGTTGTTCGCCTGCCTGACATCCTCTGACGAGAAAAGAAGAGATGGGTAAATTTTCGGCACCTTCCACTTCCAGCGGAAATTGTCGCTGATCCGCCCCCGCACCAGGGACATGTGGCATGCCGTGGTCACACTGTACGGCCGATAGTCGGTGAAAAGGACGCCACGGTGACAACCATCCGGCATGGCAGAAGGCGCAGGTATGAAGCGGGCAATCGGGAAGTGAGGTCCGTAGCTGTAAATCGTCTGGCCACGAAAGTACAAACTGCCGCTCCTGTTACGCGCGTGTGGCTGATTCTGCTCCATCCATAACGACACCACGTCGTAGTTGCTCACAACGGTGCGCATCCATCCCCTCCTGCCTGCTAGTCATCTCAACCGGGAACGACCCGGCCGTGCCGGCTCGTTCCCCTCCGCAGGCGGCGTGCGCCGCGCCGGCGGCACGTCATAACCCAGGCGGTACATGGCCTCATTCCAGGCAGCCGCCTGCCAGCCAAGAGACGGCGACCGGCCCCGGTAGCTCCGCTCCAGGAAATCCCACAGGTCCACCTCCTTCTCCCCAAGGCGCTCCGCCAGCACGGCGCACAGCGCCTTCCGGGCAGAACGGAACAACTCGTCTGTGCCGGTAGCGCCGTCCGCCGGGTCAAAGACCAAGTGCAGCCACTCCAGCAGGTCATGGCGCCGCTCCCCCACAGAGTAGTTCCAGCACAGCTCGGCGGCAGACAGCAGCGGCACCTGGGCCGGCCAGCCGCGGTCCGACTTCCGCCGGCAGGCCAGGGACGTGTCTGCCGGTCCCAC